TCGCCAAGAACAAAGAGAGGCTATGTTATTAGAAAAAGTAAAATTAGAAGAAGAAATAAAAAAAGCGAGGTTGCGTTATGAAGAACATATGAAAGCAATGAAGGAAGAAGAAGAACAAAAAAAAAAGAAAAAAGAAGAAATGTGGGATGAAAAAGAAGAGGTAGAGCATTATAAAGAACAGATGGCATTGATTAAGAAAGAGGATGAAGAGCGTAAGCGTCTATTGGAGGAGCGACGTGTATCTGATAAGCGAAAATTACATAAATCCACACATAAACAACGTATAGCAGATTTAATAGAAATAATGTCAAAGTTAAAGTTAGATGATAATGAAAAGGAAAACCACCTACCAAAAAGAAATGAAAAAAGGAATAGAACAAACAGAAGCGGTAGCAACAGCAGTCCGAAACTTTTAGATAAAATAAAAAAGGTTAAGAACCCTCTATAATCGCAAAGTAATTTCTCGAAGTTCTCTAAATAAACCTTGGGATATTTAGATTTTCTTTTTTAGAAAGTTTAAAGATTTTTAGAAAGTTATAGAAGTCTAAAAGTTTTTAGAGAAAATAAAAAGATAGTTAAGCATCTTCTATAATCGCAAAGTAATCTCTTAAAGTTCTCTAAATAATCCAAGCGATGCTCGACGCCGCTTCGCATCTGCCGACTTTTTAGAGCCAATTAAAGCATATTCTTCTTACCATTATGATAACAAAGTATTACTATAAAATACCTTAAAATCGGCAGATGCGTCGAGCATCCCGAGTATTACTAAGCATATACTTTGATATATTTAGATTTTCTTTTTTATAAAGTTTAAAGATTTTTAGAAAGTTATAGAAGTCTAAAAGTTTTTAGAGAAAATAAAAAGATAGTTAAGCATCTTCTATAATCGCAAAGTAATCTCTTAAAGTTCTCTAAATAATCCAAGCGATGCTCGACGCCGCTTCGCATCTGCCAACTTTTTAGAGCCAAACAAAGCATATTCTTCTTACCATTATGATAACAAAGTATTACAATAAAATACCTTAAAATCGGCAGATGCGTCGAGCATCCCGAGTATTACTAAGCATATACTTTGATATATTTAGATTTTCTTTTTTAGAAAGTTTAAAGATTTTTAGAAAGTTATAGAAGTCTAAAAGTTTTTAGAGAAAATAAAAAGATAGTTAAGCATCTTCTATAATCGCAAAGTAATTTCTCGAAGTTCTCTAAATAATCCAAGCGATGCTCGACGCCGCTTCGCATCTGCCGACTTTTTAGAGCCAAACAAAGCATATTCTTCTTACCATTATGATAACAAAGTATTACAATAAAATACCTTAAAATCGGCAGATGCGTCGAGCATCCCGAGTATTACTAAGCATATACTTTGATATATTTAGATTTTCTTTTTTAGAAAGTTTAAAGATTTTTAGAAAGTTATAGAAGTCTAAAAGTTTTTAGAGAAAATAAAAAGATAGTTAAGCATCTTCTATAATCGCAAAGTAATTTCTCGAAGTTCTCTAAATAAACCTTGGGATGCTCGACGCCGCTTCGCTACTTCGTATCTGCCGACTTTTTAGAGCCAATTAAAGCATATTCTTCTTACCATTATGATAACAAAAGATTACTATAAATAACCTAAAAGTCGGCAGATGCGTCGAGCATCCCGAGTATTACTAAGCATATACTTTGGAATATTTAGATTTTCTTTTTATAAAGTTTAAAGATTTTTAGAAAGTTATAGAAGTCTAAAAGTTTTTATAAAGTCTAAAACTTCTAATATAATCTAACCTTCATAAAATATAAAAATAAATAATCTAACTATACCAATACTATACCAATCACCATCATCCCACCACCATTCTACTTCTTAGCCTTCTTTTTACCCGTCTTCGGTTCGACGATACCTTTGCGGTCGTTGTCGTAGTCTTTTAGTATTGCGATACGATGTTCGTTCCACGCAGTTTCAAGTTCCGTCAAATCAGTCATCCACAAGTCTTCAATGCGCTTATTACGCAACTGTGTGAGGTTTTTACTCAGTTCATCCACTTCCTTTTCCAAGATTATTTTTCTATCAAAGGTTAGTTGTGAAATAGGCATCTTTAATAGATAATTAAAGTCCTTCACATTCTTATCCGTTGTATCTGTTGCGTCAGCGGCGTCAGCGTCCCCATCATCGCCTACATCCCCCGCAACATCACCCGTATCACTGATGCGAGGATATTTCAGTTCCACAAGTCGCTTGGCGATATCGACCAGTTTCTTATTCATAATCTGAATATTACCAGCAATCACATCGAGAATGAAGCGGATTTTCGCAGACAACACGAGAAAGTCCTTTTCTAATATCTTGATTTGATATGCCTTCCTCTCCAAATATTTCAGGATACGGGTTTTCGCCCATTCCTTGATAATCTCCGATGTCGTATCGTATTTTTGTATCGCCCCGCTCTTATTAAACAGATGGATGTTATTGATACTCATATTTTTACTCGAAGACATCTTAAACAACTGCTCGAACTTGTCTTCCAGCGTCTCACGAACATTCCCGTTGAAATGTAATACAAACTTAACATTCTTCGACGTATAATGATTTTCAATGTATTTCAAATTATGTAGCCCATTCGTAATCATCGTCTCTAAAAAGTCCTTGTAGTCTTCCGTCCAAGTTCCAATCGGCAACTCGGTAATCTCCACCGTCTCATTGTCAATCCAACGATATACACCTTTGCTAACATAAGAATTACTATCGCTCTTATCACTCTTTTGTATCGTCCCATTAAATCCCAAGTAATACGGCGTCATCTGCTCGATATCGATGATATCAATCGTATCATAGATGTCGCTCATCCCTTCTTCTGTATCCCCATTTAAATCCGCCAGTTTAATGGCATTACATATAAACTTACACGCCCCGATGATTTCCGTCGGGTTGAATTGCGGGATGTTCGTAGAATACCCCGTCCCGATGCCAATCCCGCCATTTACAAGAACCATAGGGATTACAGGAATATAAAACTCGGGTTCTATCTGTTGCCCGTCATCGTCCTGATAATTTAGAATATTATTATCCTCCTCCTTGAAAATCAATTTCGTGAGTTTTGACAATAATGTGAAAATATATCTTGCCGATGACGCATCCTGTCCTCCTTGGCATCTGCTTCCAAACTGACCGTTTGGCGATAGCAAGTTGATATTGTTTGTTCCCACGTATATCTGTGCCATCCCAACGATTGCCTGTTGTAGCGACGCTTCACCGTGATGATACGCAGATACCTCGCTCACATACCCCGATAACTGTGCGACCTTGATTTCATTCGTATATAGCCGACGCTTGAAACAGGCAAACAAGATTTTCCTCGTGCTTTCTTTGAGACCGTCGCAGATATGATTAATCGAACGCTGTAAATCTCGATTACTGAAATGTATCAAATCCTTATCCACAAACGTCTTGAAATCGACTTCGAGTTTCGTGTAATCAAGCACATTGTCCTTGTCGTAGTTCGCCAACCAATCCTTTCTGTCGTCCGCCCTCTTCTTATTAAACGCCAAGTCAATCACTTCGTCGGCGTTCTTGTCGTATGTGTAGGTTATCTTCTTCATATTCTTAAAATATTCCTTCGCCTCTTGGTCGTTCGATGTGCCAAGCCCTTTGTAATACTTGATTTTCCACGAACCACTCTTCGCAACGTCGGTTTCACTCCAACGCTCGTAATCCGACATATTGTAAAACTCAATCACTGCTGCTGCCTCTGTGCCTCGGTTGTTCGTCGCCTTGATGATTGGCGTTAGCATCGACGTAAGAAACCCAGGTATCTCATAGAGTTCGTGCCACATACTCTGAAAGATGTTAAAGATTAGTCCCTTGATGTGGCTACCGTCGTGGTCTTGGTCTGTCATAATCATAATCGAGCCATATCTCAACTGGCTCAAATCGGTATATTTCTTATTCTGTTCCAGTCCGAGGATTTTCTTGATGGCGGTTATCTCGTGATTGTCTGATATCTTTTGAGGCGTGGCATCCTTCACATTTAATATTTTGCCACGCAAAGGAAATACGCCGTATTTATCACGTCCTATCACGCTAAGCCCAGAAATAGCCATCGTCTTTGCTGAGTCGCCTTCTGTGAAAATGATAGTACATTCGGCACTCTGCTTTGTTCCCGCCAAGTTTGCGTCGTCCAATTTCGGGACGATAATCCGTGATATTTTCTTGCCGTCCGTCTTTACCAACTTTTTCTTGTCGTAAAACTCGGTTATGCTGAGAGCCTTATCGACAATCCCAATCTTAAACAGTTTATCATAAAACTTCTCGCTCAATTCGCACTTTGACCCAAACTTCGCAACAGGCGTCGTGAGCGTTTCCTTGCTTTGCGAGTCAAAACTCGGATTTACAATCAAGGCTTTCACAAATACAAAGAGGTTGTCTTTGATATGCTGCGTCTTGACGGTTTTCTTCTTCTTCGCAAGTGTCATATCCACAAGGTTTTTTGTAATCATATTGGTAATATATTCAATGTGTTTGCCACCCTTGATAGTGTTAATCCCATTGACAAACGACAGGAACTCGAAAGACCCTGAACTCGAAATGGATGCGACGACTTCCCAGCGTTCGCCACACGCCTCATATACGAAGGGTTGCTCTTTCTTATCCAAGAATAACTCGCAGTATTTTTCAAAGTCCTTAATCATCAACTTTTCGCCATTGAAATATACGCTAACGTCCTTCGGGGTTGTCGCACAGGCGTCAATCACCCGACGATGAAACAACTTGTAGATGTCGTCTGTCATATTTTTCATACCGAACCTTTCGTAATCGGGGATAAAACTGATTTGCGTGTAGGGGGCTTTCGAAGAGGCTTTCACGTCCGCAGGTGTTCGCTTTGTCATATTATCGCTAAACGTTTGCGTATAAATCTTCTTGCTAACGTGGTCGACCGTCTCGATTACAAACTCCTTTGAAAAGATGTTTGTGAGTTTGCTACCATAGCCATTTTTACCGCCCCAAATCTTCTCCTCACCCTTGTCGTAATTCGTAGATGTCAAGAGTTCGCCGAAAATAAGTTCAGGTATCCATAAGTCGCCATAACTACTATGCTTCTTGATATCAACGCCGTTCCCGTCATTCATAATCGTAATACGTCCCGTATCCTTGTCAATCGATACTTTGATATTCTTGACGTGCTTGATGTCCGTTTTCGCTCCGTTCGCTTCATCCGCACGAAGACGCATCGAGTGGTCTATCGCATTCACAATCACCTCATCGAATATCTTCAACAACCCAGGAATATAGGATAGTTCATCCGATACCATCCTTTTTGTCGCTTCATCATAGATAAAACTCGTAATCTTCTGGGGTTCAATAGAACCGATATATGTATCGGGAAGAGCCAATATATGTTCCAAGAGTTCATACTTCTTATACTTGTCCTCTACTGTTTTGGTTTTCGCTCCCGTAGCAGGAACAACAACAGCGACATCGGGGACGTCGGGGACAGTGGCGACGCCAGAGACGTCAGAAACGGCTTGAACTTTCTTTTTCACAGGCATCGGTAAGGGTGGGTTATGCTATATATTTATTAAAAGTATCAATTTTTTATATAAGAAGCGACGAAGTCGCAAAAGTTATGAAGTTACGAAGTTACGAAGTTACGAAGTTACGAAGTTACGAAGTTACGAAGTTACGAAGTTACGAAGTTACGAAGTTACGAAGTTACGAAGTTACGAAGTTACGAAGTGCGAAAATTATGAAATATTTTTAATTCTATATAACAATAAAAGATAGGTATATGAATGTTATTAGAACGAACGATGAGTATTCTCAGTATATAAAGAATAATAATTATGTCGTCGCAAACTTCTCGGCGTCCTTCTGTAAGCCTTGTAAAGAGATTTCGCCCTTCATCGAAGATTTGTCGGTATCATACCCTACCATCCGATTTTTAAAAATAGACATTGAAGAAGCGAGTGAAGTGAGCGACTATCACAATATATCTTCCATTCCTTATTTTAAGTTTTATAGAAATGAAGTCGAAATCGCCTCGTATTGCGGGACAGACAAAAAGATTATTCAGGAGGCATTAGAGAATATGTCCGTATATAAGTAATAAAAAACTAAAATATACATTTTAATACACCTTCGACTACATTAGGGACTACCATATTGCCAAATAAATCATATTTATTTACATCGCTCGGTAATCTATATGATAACGGAAACCCGCATAGTAATTTTAATTCATTATCATTTAATTTTCTGATAAATCGGTTGTCTATGATGACTGCCAATTTATTACTATCCGTTGCCGTTAATGTAGGGGATGTCGCAAGTGGGTCTAATATGTTTGTTATCGGATAACTCAATTTACCCTTGCATATATTATATCCGAGTTCGCCCTTTTCATCATAAACCCTTTTCCCAGAAATTAGATTTTTCGGTTTTTCTAATTTCAAATATTTCTTCATAACCAAGTTATCTAACATTTGCTGTAAGTTCGGTTCATCGACAAATGTAGAAATCTCTTTTAATGTTAGAGGCATACCGTCCATCCACACAATATTCTTATTTTTAGCCCAATGCTTCTTTCTTCTTTCCGTCATAATCTTATTCATTAAACTGCGTTCGTCGATTGTTAAAACTCCATTCACCCCAATGTCCCAAGAATGGATGTTGTTTTTACCACCACGTTTATCTTGCATCTTATAACCAAACAGAGGAGTTTGTGAATGCAAATCAATTATTTTGTTCGCAAACCCCGTTTCAATATCAGTATATTTGGCATCATAATCTATAATCGAATGTAATGTATGTAGCGTATTCTCTTGATTACAATATTCTATTTTCTCCAAATCAATCTGTTTATCCAAGGAACACACAATAAACACTCGTTCCCGATGTTGAGGCACACCAAAATCGATGGCATTTAATTTTTTGTAAGAAACAAAATAACCTATCTTCTTAAACTCTTCACATATCTTTCTTAGAGGGTTGCCGTTTTCAAGAATAATTAAATTGGAAACGTTTTCAAGAATGACAAACTTCGGCTTGTGTTTTTTACAGATATCTATAATTTTGAATATTATACCTCCTCTATCATCGTCAAACCCTTTTTTCTGTCCCGCAGAACTGAATGGCTGACACGGAAATCCCGCACATAATAAATCAAAATCGTCATCTATCTCAGTAATATCGAATATATTATGTTTTTTATTGCTTTCGTTAAAGTTAAGATTATAGGTTCGTATCGCATCATCTTTGATGTCTGCTGACAACACACATTGAAACTTGATGCTCTTGTTGTTATTGCTGTTCTGTGCTTCCTGAAACCGTTCTAATGCTACTCTAAATCCTCCTATCCCGCTACATAAATCAATGTAATTAATGATTTTACACTCAGTCATTTTGTGTTCTATCTGCTCTCTGTATTATTATACATCAATTTTTATATAAATATAAAACCCGTTAGTATCTATAAATGTATCGCATCGGTATTACGAAAGAACTGGGAGAAAAACGAGTTTCGATAATTCCCGACGATGTCAAACGTCTCCTCCGTGATAATGGCAACAACATCGCTATATACGTCCAAACGGACGCAGGGCAAGAAGCAGGGTATAGCGACATCGACTATATGGTATCGGGAGCGACCATCGTGAATACAATAAGCGAGGTGTATGAAAAAGCCGACATCATCGTGAAGGTGAAAGAACCGCATATGTCAGAGAGCCATTATATAACCCCGAGACATACGATAATGGCATTCTTTCACTTTGGCAGAAATATGAATTTACATATAAATATAAAATCCGTGTAAATCTATAAAATAAAATAAAATAAAAAGAAAACAATCACAATGTATCGCATTGGTATCCCAAAAGAACAGAAGGCATACGAACGTCGTGTTTCCATCGTCCCCAACGATGTAAAGCGACTTATTAGCGATGCTACCGCAGCGTCCGTCGTCATCTACGTCCAATCAAACGCAGGGCGAGAAGCAGGGTATAGCAATGCGGACTATATGGCATCAGGTGCGGTTATCGTAGAGACCATACAAGACCTGTATGAGAACGCCGACATCATCGTGAAGGTGAAAGAACCACAACCTTCCGAATATCCTTATATAACTTCGAGGCATACGATACTGGCGTTCTTTCACTTCGCAGGAAATATCGATTTGATACACGCAATGGTTGCGAGTAGGGCGAAATGCTACGCTTATGAAACAATCCAAGATGACAACGGTGTGTATCCTATCTTGTCCCCGATGTCTATTATTGCGGGAAAACAGGCGATGCTAAAAGCCGACGGCTACTTAAAGGATTGTGGAAAAAAGAACAAGTATAACATCGTCACAATCATTGGCGTAGGGAATGTCGGGAAGGCGGCTGCGGAACAAGCGATATTGATGGGCTATAAATATATCAATTTAATCGACAACGATTATGCGAAAATAAAGCGACTGGAAGAGAGCAATCCGAGCATCTACAAGGCGTATGAAATGAACGAGCAAAACTTGAAAAAGACATTGATATTTTCGAATATAGTAATTTCGTCTGTCTATAATAACGGAATGAAGGCGTCGAGTATCATCACAAATAAGTTGTTGGATTTGATGTCGAACACTGGCTCTATCATTATGGATGTTGCGATAGACCAAGGAGGGACGACGGAGCAATCTGTGCCGATGACTTTACAGAACCCGATGATACGATATAATAACACGAGTATTTATTGCGTCCCCAATATACCAAGCACAGAACCTACGGAGGCGTCTATCAAATTATCAAACGCCATCTACCCATACTTACACAGTCTGCTTGGCGACGACTGCGAAGCCGACGCAAGGTATTTACAAGAATTACAAAAGGGGCTGTATATGATGACGTAAGAATATTAAAAGAAAAATAATAAAATAAAAATTGATAAGTTGAACTACCTTTCTCTTTTTTATAAGAATGAAAATGACTATTCATCCGCCGACTTCTTGCGACCTTCGGGATGCTCGATACAAACGAGGGATACGCATTCTACATTTTGTGGATTACGTATCATCGACTGTGTATGGGATGATACTGTTTGCGATACTGATACATTATACGCATCCTACGCATTCTTTGAAAGTATCATTTCCGACGTTTCAGAAAAACTTGGCGGTAATCAATAATATCGACGTGAAACGGGCGAATGAGTTTGACAAGGGCGAGTTGGCAAAGTTGTTTAAGTCCGTCCCGATGCTACTGTTTAAAAATCAAAATCTTACCCCGAAAGACGTCTATGAGTTTTGTAAAGTCTTTGACCCCAAGAGCAACGACAAGGTAGTTCATCCGTTTCGTCATTCGCAAGTCGATTATGTCCCTCAGGTTGCCATTCGTGGCAATTGCTATATCAAAGACCTCTATGGCATAAAAGACGCTACGCTTAAATATAGCGGTCCATTTAAAAATACCGCAGTATGGCATCAAGACATCGTTGGCGTTAGCGACCATAACCCGCCCGTCGTTTCGAGTATCTATATGCTTAAAACGCCTCCCATCGGCGGCGAGACGTTGTTTGCGAGTATGGAAAATGCGTTTGATATGATTGATTGCGGTTTAAAAAAAGAATTGAAATATTATAATGTCGTCTATTCCAACTCCGAAGAAAATGTAATGAATACATATTACGATTATACAGGGTATAACCGTGTCAATATGAATACCGTGATTGATACGCTAACGCAGCAAACGCCGTCGCCCCCGTCGTTTCACAAAGGAACAACGACGATACATCGAGAACCGCTCGTAATCTATACGGACGAATGTAAAAATAAAAAGGCATTGATGCTGTCGCCTTTCAGGTTTGCCAAGTTTGATAAATTGTCGTGCGAGGATAGTTTCGACCTATACAGAGAGATTATGAGTAAATACATTCTACACAAGGATAACATTGTTAAAATCGAATGGGATATGAATGACCTGCTTATATTTAATAATCGGAGACTGATACATAGTTCGTCCCCTTCGGCAGTATATGAAAACTATGAGCGTCTCTATTATAGCGTATTCTTAGGAACGGACGCTCCCATTATCCGCTGTAATGCGATTTAAGATGCTTTAACAACATCTAACAACATCTACGATACAATATCTCTGTAAAGGTTTGATAATAATATTTCATTACAAATGTCCGAGATGCTCTTATTCTCCACATCGATTACTATAATATTCATTCGTGCTTCTGTCGCCATCTTATAATTTTTTTCGTGTAGTTCGTGTAATTCCTGTAAATATTCGAGCCGTATGTTCTTCTCCGCAAACCGTCCTCGCTTATTAATACGCTGAAAGCATTTCTCGGGTTCAGAGCGTAGATAAATGTATCCATTCGGTTTCCATAAATCGTCTGTCGTCTTATGGAGACGCATAATATTATTGTATTCCGTCTCGTTTATCGTACCGTCGTCAAACGCCTTACGCACAAAGACATTCTTGATAAAATAAGGGCTGCGCTCCATTAATACCGACGTGCTTGTCTTCTCTTGTATCCAACACCTATCCACCCATACCTTGATTTGAAAATCATAACTGCTATTCTGCGTATTATAAAGGTTCGCCAAATACTCCGTCCAATTATCGACAGGCTCTAAGTCAATCGCAAGTTTGTAGTTCTTGTGAAAGTAGTTCAGAATGCTCGTTTTGTAGCAACCAATATTTCCGTCAATTGTGATAATTGGCATCTTGTATCGTATTGAATTGTATCCGTTTTTCTTATATTGTATTATTGTTTAACGGTTTATATAATCATTTTTTCATAATCTTTGATTTATTTATGAATTGCGAAACTTTGGCGGGAGTTAATTCTCCCTTCGCCTTCTTCATACTTTCAAAGAGTTCTTCGACGATAGCGTCGTATTTCGTTTTGAGATGTGCGACCGCATCTTTATTCACCGCCAACCCGAAGAACTTAAAGACATTCTTGATTTTACGTATGATTATCTTGTCGAGTTTAATACACGAAGGCGTCTTCAAGTGAGGATGGGCGTTGTTGCCGCTACCGTTGCCGCCGCCTCCCATCATCGGTATGGCGTTTCGTGCCATTCCGCTTGTAAAGTCAAGCGTCAGCAAATCTCTACCAGCGTTTTCGACGGAATAGCGAGGTTCGCTAACTCCATAAAATGCGGCGGTATTGAACGCACCACCGCTCATTCGCACGGGCTTCGCTGCTCCCGCCTTTCCCTTCTTACAGCAACGTTTATCGATATACTTTGATAAATAATGGACGTGTTGTAATATCACCTTTTTGACCCCGATATTCGCACAAATAATCGAGACGACCGCTACAATATTAAAGATTAGCAAATCTATATAATTCGATAATAAGGCGACAACCTCTTTCTTGTTGGCGTCGCTAACACGTAGCCGATGTGTTCGCAATAGTTCTTTCGCACAGAATGTAATTTCCTTACATTTATCCATTTGTTCTTACTACTATATAAAATGAAAATAATTATATATATTAAGAAGATAAACATAAACAGAAAAAGAATAATGGACTTTTTAAATGGACGTGTGAATGCGGTTTCGGAGGTTGCGAACTACAAGTTTGTAGCGTCGCCACAGAGTTCGACGGAAAACAATACGAACCTCATATCGAGGAATATGAATTGCACGGATGTATCGGCAATCTTTTTTTCGGACACCAACGTCGAATTATTACAAGTCGGTATTCGCAACAAGATACTCAATCTATCCAACGGCAAATATAATATCGGAAAGCAAAGCGACATTGACTTGAAAATTATAATGCGTTCTATCTACTTTCAACACGGCAAAAACACGTCGAATAACATCAAGGCGCAGGTGCTTGATTTGAATACCCGTGTGATTGATTGGTGCGTCCCAGAAATACTATCGAATATCAAGCAGTCCGACAAATACATTATGGATATTAGCACCCTCCCTGTTCCCTTGGATAGACCGAACATCACCACGCAAAAGGGACTGCGGACTTTGGAGATAATGAAGTCGTAAAGAAGATACGAAACCCTATAACTTCATTATTTATATTTATATTATATTATATTATAGAATAATAGAATATAAATGTCAGATATCGAAACGAAGGAGTGGAAGCCGAATGATAGGGAACTTCGATTGTTCGAGCAAGAAAAGATGGATTTATACAAAGGCACGTTTGTAGTATGTATTGTATATGGGTTATCCGCTTTTATATTACTGGTTGTCATATTATTCACCGAGTGGGGCAAGGAGTTCATATACGATAAGTTCGCTCCCGCAGTCATCACATATATCTTGGGTTCGCTCGTCATCATCATCTATCTATTAAATGCCATATTCTCTATTAAGCCACGAAAGGTAGGGACGGATTTCGACAGTGATAGCAGTCTGATATGTCCGGACTTTTGGAGATTAGAAACAGTTACGGATGCGAATAGAACAGCGATGATAAACAATAATTTAAAGGCGGATGGCAAAGGCACTTTCATTCCTTCGATTGTTAAAGAAACAAATGCGAACTTACAGTATCGCTGTGTATATGATGAAAAGGTGTATGGGACTACGAAAGAAGTTATGGAAATGAAAAATGCATTAAACCCACCCAACGCCTCTCCATATATGGCAGGATTTTTAAAGAAAGCCGACGCTACAATTCATCAACAACGAGATACAAAAAGCACATTGAAGCCCGACTATATTGTGAAAAAACCCGAGAATATCAGAGCCGGAACAGAAGAACTCAAAAAATACGCTCAATTCTCTGGTGCTTACGGGACGGATATCGATTCAAACAATAAAATAGATAGCGGCACTGACCTCTATACCCCAAAGATAGCAAAAGCAGAGTATTTAGTTGGAGGAACAGGACCCGCCAACGCATCAGCCGCAAGAACGAAGTATGTGGCGGACACACCTTTAATATGTAATGTCGTATATCCGCAAGTATTAGGCGTATTAGACAAGGATACAAAGGAAAAAAATGAAATTAGTTGTGAATATGCCAAGCAATGCGGTGTATCGTGGAGTTCCCTAAAATGTAAATAGACGCCCACGTCCTATTTCGTAGTCCCTATATTATATCTGAGTTCGTCTTATATATATTTACAGATACCGAAACTTCTTCTATGAAACCTCGTAATCCCGTGCGTTCGAATAGCAGACAGGTGTTTCAGCGTCCCATATCCCTTATTTTTCTTAATATCATATATCGCAAGTTCTTGATGTTCTTCCACCATCGCATTTATAAGCGTCGTATGGTAATCTTTCGCAATAATCGAGGCAGCAGCAATCGATAAATAATGCATGTCGCCTTTCGGGATACATTCGTAATCGAGTAGTTCATCCATTCCAGGGGCGTGTATCCTTTGAAATACTGTCCGTCGATTAATAGTTTATCAAAACTATGCTTTTTATATGCCTCGTCAATCGCCCGATGCATCGCTTTCATCGTAGCGTGTAATATATTGATACTGTCGATTTCTTCAACCGACGCAGTGCCTATACCATAGGTAATCGCATTCTCCTTAATAAATAACGCCAGTTCAGTTCGCTTCTTTTCACTCAACTTCTTTGAATCTTTAATTTGTTTAAACTTGTCATCCGTGATTACACGAGGTAGCACAACACACGCGGCAACCACGGGACCGATAAACGTGCCTCTCGCTACTTCATCAACCCCCGCAACAAACAGCGTAGTATCGGAATGAATATACTCAGTAGTCATCGATGAATATATGCGGTATCTTATTTAGCCTTATATATCATTTTTTAGATTTTTATATTCTATGTTTAGAGTTTAGAATAGTATGTATCATTTAGCGATTGCCAAAATCATTCGCAAATATCGGAGAAAGGAACGGAAGGAATGGAAGGAACGAATGTTGGCGCCCGTGTCCGAAAAGGATTTACAAAGAAGATACCGTGCGACGGGCAATGCGAACTTCTCTTTTCCAGAAATCAAAAACGCCCTCGATTGTATCGCAGACATACTTTCTTATTACAAAGATAACCGCTATACAACCAATACGAAGATGCGGAGGCTCATCTTACAAACGATAGATAGTATCAAGAATGCTTCGCAGGAGACCCTATGCTCCGACATCAAGATTGATAAATGTCCGCCAAAAAACACGATATCGACAATAACGGATGCGAGACACAAGGCATTTTTTAATATAAAGAATGAGAACGTCATATATCGACACGGAACACAATATTGTGATGCGAATGTATATGAAACACCATATAAAGGAATCAAATACCCATATGCCTATTGTATCCGTGTTATGGTGCAGTCGCTAAATGTCATTGATTTACTTGCTAACGCCAACGCTGCTAATACCACTAATGCTCTACAAGGACAGTTTCATTATTATTTAGATTATATATTAGAGAATGCCCCGAACATCTTTATATTACCGACATTACAGAATATCGGAAAGAAGACGTTGATACAAACCCGTTCTTCACGTATCCAACTGTGCCAACTGTGCCAACTGTGCCAACTGTGCCAACTGTGCGGTATCCATTCGGTATGGGAGGATATCAATCGCATACGTCGAATATATCAAAACAACGTTTGGTATTCGAAGCAACACAAAATATCTATCGATAAACTCTACGCAATTATGCGAAAGGATACTGTGCTGTTGCGTCGAGCCAAGAATGACGAGCGAACCACCAAACTTTTATATAAAATCGTTATCGAAGACGCATTGCCTTTTACAAAGGATAGCATAAAGGGATACCGAAGCAACAATTGCTATCCACAAGAACGTGCCTTTGATAACGTAGAGACTGCTAACCGTTATAATAGGGTTGTTGTGCGGTATTATGAGCGAGGCGAATAATGAGTGGCGAATAATGAGTGGCGAATAATGAGTGGCGAATAATGAGTGGGATACGAATAATGAGCGACGCCCAAAAATAAATATACTTTAAGGATTAAGGAGATTTCAATAACGTTGTATGTGTAATTCTTACATTTGCAAGTTGTTTGCCGGTTTTTTTTCATATTGTTTATCACGGATAGAGAAATATAATAAGGAGTGTGAAGAAAAGGAGTTGCAAGAGAAATTACTTAACGAAAACCCATATTACCTTTTGGATTAGAATACCATATAAATAATAAATATACTAAAATAAACAAGGGAATATGGACGAGTATTTTATAACGAAGAAGGTAGTTGAAATCATCCTTGAAAATATAAACGACCATTTTGTCAAATGCTTGGTTAGTCTATCCATACGTGAAAGATACGCAGACGACAGCAAGGTTATCATCGGAATTATTGAATTACTAAAAACATATATGGAGACACGTCGAAACGACATATTGTCGTCGTGTATCAAATATACGAACAAAGGCTATTATTTACAACTAACCGACAACCTGTTTCGATTAATCCAATCGCATTTAACAGTCGCCAAGCAATTTAATCAAACAACCCGATATGTATTTATATCGGATTTAATCGATAAATACAATCATCCTGTAATCTCTATGACGTCATCGACATCTACGATAACTCGTGAATACAAAGATGACATTACAAGAAACCGTTTCAACAGCCAATACATCGGCGACGGAAGCGACGTAGGTGGCGGCGTAGGCTTCGAAGCATACGAAGCAGATGCGTCGCACGTTTCACATACATCACAAGCATCACCTGCTTCGCAGTCATCGCATACGAAGGATGCTGGAACACTATTTAAGGAAGCCTATAATAAACTGAAACACATAAAGGATGTTAAATCGGCAAAGGAGTTTGAATTACAAAGGATGGAAATAAAAAACAGCAATAGCGGCAACGGCAACAGTGCCGACTTGATGTAATAAGAAGAATAATAAAATAAAAACTGATTACTTTTTTTGTTAAAATAGTTTAAGCATAAGGCGACTTATTTTAACTACTATTAATAAGAGATATGTCAATTTATCCTGAACTGTCCTATAATGACCAAAAGGTAGAAATTCAAGATGTTCGAGGAATACAATTCAGCGTTCTCGGACCGCAAGAAATCCGCAATCGCTCGGTGGTTGAGATTACGAAAACCGATACCTATGCGGGTAGTGAGCCGATTGTAGGCGGTTTATTTGATTCTCGAATGGGTGTCTTGGAGCATAACCGAATATGTTGCACGTGCGAACAGAAGAACATATTTTGCCCCGGGCATTTCGGACACATCGAACTCGCAAAGCCAGTGTTTCACGCAATGTTCTTTGATATCGTCAAGAAATTACTGAATTGCGTCTGTTTCAAATGTTCCAAGTGTTTAATCTCCGCAGATACCGACAAAGAGTTTAAGCATGACATGCAACGCATCCTATCGATTAAGAACAACCAGAAGCGATGGGAGGCATATTTCAAACTATGTAATACAACCACGAAGATACGTGTGTGTGGCGACGACGGAACGATTGGGTGCGGAGCAGTTCAGCCGACGAAATATACGAAGGAGAACTCGATGAAGATTATCGCCGAATGGAAGGATAAAAAACAAGCCGAGAAAATCGTTCAAGAATTCACTGCCGAAGATATCCTCAAAATATTTTCACGCATAACTGAAAAAGAAATGGAGATGATGGGATTTAATCCAAAATGGAACAGACCAGAATGGATGATATGCACCGTCTTGCCCGTTCCTCCTCCAGCCGTGCGTCCGAGTATTATTGAAGAGAACGGGCAACGCCGTGAAGACGATTTGACGCATAAACTGAGCGACATTATCAAGACGAATAAGCAATTGTCCGAGAAGATATGTAAGGGGGCTTCGGAGGTTACCATCAAATACGTCGAGATGCTTTTACAATACCACGTATTCACGTTTATCAACAACCAGATGCCTGGACTTGCCCCCGCACAGCAAAGAAACGGGCGAAAACTCAAATCCGTCTCTGACCGTATGAAGAAGAAGGAAGGGCGTATTCGTGGCAATCTCAACGGCAAACGGGTCGACCAATCGGCACGTTCGGTGATTACGCCAGACCCCTATATCAGCATCGACGAACTCGGCGTCCCTATGAAAGTCGCCGTAAATATCACGTTCCCCGAGGTTGTGAATGCCTATAATATCGACAAGATGCGAGAGTTGGTGAAGCGTGGCTCTGAAATCTGGCCTGGGGCGAAATACATTAAAAAGAGTTCTCGAACCATCAACTTGAAGCATTCTGTCGAACGTGAGAAGAATGCCGAGGAACTCGTGTATGGCGACATCGTTCATCGGCATCTTACAAACGGCGATTTCATCCTCTTCAACCGACAGCCGTCGCTACACAAGATGTCGATGATGTGTCATAAGGTGGTGATTATGCCCTACCAGACGTTTCGCTTGAATGTCTTGGATACGCCGCCTTACAATGCGGATTTTGACGGTGATGAGATGAACTTACATTGTCCGCAAAATATCCAGACGATGAGCGAATTAATGGATATCGCAGCAGTGCCGTATATGATTTTAGCCCCTCGTGATGGCAAACCGATTATCGAAGTCGTTCAGGATACGCTTGTCGGCTCTTACAGGCTAACGAAGGATTACACGAGGATACAAGACAAGACACTCGCAAACATCCAGATGGTGAATAGTTATTTCAAGGGAAAACTCGATAAACCCGATGATAAGTATATGTATTCGGGGAAGGACGCATATTCGCAAATATTACCCCCGGGTCTCTTTGTCAACTTGAAGAACAAGAAGGAAGAGCATTTTATCGTGAATAATAGCGTTATCGCCGCCAATTCGGGTTCGTTAGATAAGAAGACGTTTCACGATATTTCGACGGGCTTAATCCCTGTTATCTATCACGATTACGGACCATTCGAGGTTCGCAAGTTTCTCGATAATACCCAGCGATTGATATGCCGATGGCTATTAACCTCGGGGTTCAGCGTCGGTATCAGCGACTTAGTGCCTGACAAAAAAACAGAGGAGACGCTCAAAAACAAGATTAAGGAAATGAAGAACTTGGCGTATGACAAGTTGGACGACATACGCCGTGGTATCATTGATAACAATAGTATATTTAGCAACGAGGAATATATCGAGCGTGAGATTATCGCAATCCTCGACAAGACGACGAACAATGTCGGTAAAATCAGTTTAAATCAGATTGACGACACGAACAACCGTATGATTAATATGGTGAAGGCGGGTTCGAAAGGCAAGGAAATCAACGTAGCCCAGATGATTGCTTGTGTCGGACAGCAGAACGTCGATGGCAAACGCATCACTTACGGATTTACCGACAGGACGCTACCGCATTACACGAAATATGACGACGGACCCGAGGCACGTGGTTTCGTGAAGAACAGTTTTATTAGCGGATTAACGCCCCAAGAGGTATTCTTTCACGCTATGGGCGGACGCCAAGGGCTTATTGATACCGCCGTGAAAACTTCGGAAACTGGCTATATTCAGCGTAGGCTTGTGAAGGCGATGGAAGACTCAAAAATCAATTATGATAATACGGTGCGAACGGCGACAGGCTCTATCATCCAGTATATATACGGAGAGGACGGGATGGACGGGTGCAAGATAGAGACGCAGTATATCAATACAATCAATAAAAACAGTATTGAACTCGATAATGAGTATCACCTGAAAGGACCGGAGCATCTCGACGTTCATATGACGGAGGAGGCGTTCAAGACGATAAATGCAACGACATACACACGATGTGCCGAGCATTACGAGGGGATGCTACGGGATAAGGAGTTTCTGATTAAGAAGGTGTTTAATAGCGAGAAAAAGTATATTATCAATTACCCGATACCGTTTGACAGGATTATCAATATCGCCCATCAACGCTTGGTGGCTCTCAATATCAAGAATATCAAGACGGATTTATACCCCGATTATGTCTTGGATGCGATTGAGAAGATTAAGGCGGATTTGTATGTGAAAGACCGAGTTCAGGGGATGTTGTATTTCAACATATTGCTACGTCTTCACTTGAACCCCAAGAAACTAATCGTCCATTACCATTTCTCCAAGGAAACCTTCGACTGGATTGTATCGCAAATCTACGAGTATTTCAATCAGGCACTCGCACAACCAGGCGATATGGTAGGGATAATCGCCGCTCAGACGATAGGCGAATTGGGAACACAGATGACCCTCGACTCATTCCACGTATCGGGGACGGCAGCAGCAGTAAAGGCTACGTCGGGTGTTCCTCGATTAAAGGAAATCCTTTCGGCGACGAAGAAGACGAAGACGCCGACGCTAATTATCTATATGAAGCCTGATGTATCCTGTGTGATTAATCCGCAGAAGGACGAGAATGGCGATTTCATCGACCCTCGCATTGACATTACAAAGAATAATGCGATGAATATTAAGAACTCGATTGAAATCACGAAACTCAGCGATATTCTAAAACATAGCGAGATTTACTGGGATAGCGACGAGATGTATGCGACAAATATCGAGAAGGATGCGGGTATTATGAGTATCTACAAGGAGTTTGAAAAGATTGACGAAAATATCTGTAAGGCACGAACAACCTCGCCGTGGGTATTACGCCTCGTCTTTGACAAGGAGAAGATGAATACGTTTGGGCTTAAAATGATTGACGTTTATACCAAGTTGAAGACCTCGTATGATAAATATATCGATTGCGTATATAGCGATGACAATGCGGAGGAATGCGTATTCCGTATCAAGATGACGGAACAGGCGTTGAACGGGATTGACGACAAGGACGAGATTGCGACGATTAAGGCGATAGAGCATAACATCGTATATCAGGTGCTACTGAAAGGATACAAGGGTATTCGCAAGGTATCTTTGAATAAAAAGAATTATACGAAATATAACGATGAGACGAACAAGTTCGACACGGTATTAGAATGGGTTCTTGACACGGATGGCACGAACCTCATTGATATTCTCGCAAATCCCAACATCGATACGACACGAACGATTTCAAACGACATTCGGGAAATCTATGATACGCTCGGGATTGAGGCTGCACGAAACGCATTATACAAGGAATTACTGGCGGTTGTATCGGAGGGTTCGATGAATTACAGGCATATGTCGCTTCTCATCGACACGATGACCTACAAGGGACAGTTGATGTCTATCGATAGGCACGGGATTAATCGTGGGGATATCGGACCACTCGCAAAGTCGTCGTTTGAAGAATCAACGGATATGCTTATCAACGCAAGTATATTTGCGGAATACGACAAGGTGAATGGGGTATCGGCGAATGTGATGCTCGGGCAGCAACCGCCTTGTGGAACTGGCGATAGCCGTGTTCTAATCGACGAGGAACATATGATGGAACTATTGAAGAATATGACGGATGCTAAGGGTGATGCTAAGGGAGTGGCGGATAAAAAGATGCTTAATGTGATACCAGAAGACGATAAAGAAGAAGACAACGAAACATTCACAAACGATGACTTGCAAATCGTAATCCATCAAAAAGAAGTGAAAAAGAGCAAATGCTATAAATTACCGAAACAGAAGGTTATTATTACGTAGCGTGTGTGTAGCGTAAAGCGTAGGTTAAGATTTAGATTTCTATATTATTTTATTTTTTAATTTGCTTAGTAATACAAACTCATAGTTTATCTTACAATACTTGGCTTTGCCATTACCCTTTACATAGACGCTTCTGTGGAGTTTCTTTTTGTTGATTAACAAATGAACCTTCTCTCCGTTTAATTTATAAGCGGGAGCAGCGGTGCGTTTTCCTCCTTCCATTTTTCTATATATAGCATCAAGTAATTGAGATTGTATATAAGTAAATCCAGTGCTGAATAATTTAGAAGGTGTGCTTTCATTTTTTGAGAAATATAATTTCGAACCATCACTTTCCGTATATAATAAATAATATATGATATTGTTTAAATCTTCATCTTGTAATGTATCCTCTTTTGCTATTTCATAATAAACAGTTTCGTTATTAGACATCCTTACTTCGGGTTTATTGATATATAACTTCTTATTATTTTTAAACTTTTCTAATATATACTGTTCTTTCTCGAGTCCGAGTGAAAGTTCTTTTAAAACTTCTTTTTTAATATCCATACCTATCTATAACCATTATAATAAAAAATCCTATATAATAAAATGAAATTACAAAAAAAGACGACGCCTAAGAAACCCGTCGAGCCTGTAAAAGGCGGAACATTATCATCGAGAGGGGTTCGTAGAATAGGCAACGTTATAAGAAATGCTACCGTTGCGTCCGCCGCAATGTTAAATAAAGGATTTCGAGGGATGACAATAAAACAGCCTGTTATGGCGAACAGAACATTCACGCAACCTGTTGCCAAGTCCGCAATGCCATCTATATTACCGACGTATCCGATATATCAGCATCGTCCTTTAAGACGTCTTTCGCCCTCTCAAATCGTAAATATAGATAAGTTGCTTACCTATGAAATGTTAGGAGAACTTTATTCGCATGAATTACTAAATGCCGAGATTGAAATCCTCACAAAGAACGCAGAAGAAATTGCGATGGAAGTTATCAGAGGTATCAGAGATATCCACGACACAGACATCATCATCGAAGAACTTAAAAAAAAGGTTGATGAAACAATTGAGCGGAAGATAAGTGAATGTAAAGAAAGAGCCAGAGAGCGGTTATTATACGTTTATAATACAACGATGTTCGGGAATAGCGAAGGACGCATAGCAGGTGGCAAAGCAGGACGTATAGGACGCAAGACAGGACGCAAGTCAGGACGCATAGGTGGTATTGGAAGCGATACCAATAGCAATCGGGATGCTTATGATGCGTGGTATGGCGTTGATGACACGACGGACGCTAATACTGCGAATACTGCGAATGCTGCGAATGCTGCGAATGCTGCGAATGCTGCGAATGCTGCGAATGCTGCGAATGCTGCGAATGCTGCGAATGCTGCGAATGTGGATAAGGCTGCGAAGTCGGCGAAGTCGGATAAAACAATTTTCGAAAAATGGAAATTATCGTTGAACTTATTTACAATTGCTTCACGTGTGTTCGTGTTTTGTATTCATTTACTAAAACAAAACCGATGGTTATCCCTCACGGCTGTGTCAGTGCCGAACTACACGGAAAGAATGCAAGAGATACATAAAGGGCTATTGAAAACATTAAAAGAGCCGCCAAGAATTGATGCGAAGAAATTAATGAAAATAGAAAAAGAGTTCTTATCTGTTGCGACAGGCAAAGTCATTCATTCGCTTAAAGAGCGAGATAAAATCGAAACGATGAAAGGCGATTTGGCAAAACTCTACAATGCCTTTAAGCCACCTAAGAGTTTAAGCACGTATAACGGAATGTTTGACTTCTATCAGCCGTTCGCTTCAAAAAACAAAAAACTATATGGGATGCCGCTACCATACCAATTTGATAGAGGATGGATATTTCGAAATATACTATATGTATTAGAAAAACACAACATAAAGTATTACGTAGATTTACACGATTGCGAGGGTATGACAAATATCCACGGTTGCAACCCTTACGATTTCGGAGGAGAGCGTGAAATGTTCGAATTGGCAGTTAAAGTTATCAACCATCACCATTCACACACAGACCGAAAGTATATAAACATAAGAGATTTTGTTGATATGACGGCGGGTAGTTCGACGGCGTGGATTAGAATTAGCAAAATACCCGATACATCAATACACGAGACGCTCGTCCATTGCTACGCAGGGATGGGTAGAACAGGCAGCGTTCTGCTATTTTTATTACTACGAGACACAACCGTGTCAGCCGTATCGAGAAGCGAGAGCAGCGAGAGCCGCGAGAGCAGCGAGAGCGATGTCCGTTATGATATTATTAACCGATTACAGAAGCCTCATTTAGGTTATGCTTCTTTCTTTGCCTTACACACGGCTCTTGTTAAACTGTTTGATACGAACGCAGCAAGTGATGATGAGAGTTATGATGCCTATGCGATTGATTATGTCGTAAAAGAACTCTTAAACCCAACGATGATTATAGATATACATCTTTTACGAAAACGGCTTAATCGTATCTTTTTCTTTCTTGCGAAAAAGCATATTACGCCATCCGTTTATTTATACCAAAGTCTCCCACCAGAACCCTATAATTTTAATAAAATAAAAAAGCATATAAGGACGACAACGGAGGGACTGAGCGAAGCCGAAATAGAAAACCAAGCACACGTTCAATATGGGGAACGCATAATGGATGGCAAAGATAGAGAATACCACTTTTCGAAACCAGTCGCAATTCAGATGAACTGGGATAAATGGAACAAGGTTGAAGGGATGGATAAAAAGAAACTCGAACGAATACTCGACGGAGATACGATTAGTTCTATTTTTTAATGATAATAATGAAAACTGATTTATGGATATTATTCGAATAACAGAAAAGGATACGATGTATGACGAAGATAAAATAATTAGAATACAAAAATGGTTTAGAGGTTGTCTTTTGAGAGTTAAACAATTACCGCTTATTATGTATATAATAAGGGGCTATTTACAATCACGCATTTTTCAGTTTTCAACGCAAAATGACGACGGACGAATAAATAGTTGCGTAGATGAAGACGAAATTATCAAAGTTCTTATTGAGAAGTTTGGAGTAAAAATAAAAAAGCCGAGGATGCGAATGTGGTATGATATTTTAGCATTTGATACAATGTATGGGTGGATACCTATCAATATAAAAACGACGACTACGATAACAAGCGATAACACTGGTAATTTAGCGATGTGCGTATATGCTTACACAGATGCGATGTTGGATATTCACAAAGAATTCACTTATGAAAATGGCAAAATGAGTGAAATCCTTTTTACGAAACTTAAAAATAAAGAATATAACAGAAATAATAAAAAAGACTACTATTTCATTGTGCTAAATAAAACGAATGCGACCGATGTAATCGTCAATAGTCTAAAAGGCTTGTCTGTATTAACGCAGAATATAAACAATCTACCCTTTCAAGTTTGTTGGAATAAAAACAGAACGTTCAAGTATGATAATATACATAGTCGTGTTAAATTATTTGTCGTATGCTTACAGCGACCACGTCCAAGTTGGAAAGAGCGGTTTATGTCCGATATAAGGACATTAGAAATATGATGGGTTGGTATTTAGTATTTTTATCTTATTTAATTATGTAATTAGAAAATCGCTCGGAATATGCGAATTACATATTTGCCGATGTCCTATCTTGAACCGTCCCGAAAACATAAAGTTTTCTTTAAATGTCGTGCTATTGATATAAGAGGCTATTGCCTTTAAGTTGCACTGTTTTTTAGGTTTTAGCATTAGCAATCCCCCGCCGAAGTAATTGACCTTTCCGACGAATGCTACATTTTGTTTTCGTGTCAAATTATATATGTATATACAGTCCTTGTCGATATTACTTTCTATGGTGCGGATATTCCTCGGACATCCCCATTCAAACCAATTCGTTTCATTGAACTTGCGTATGCGTCTTTCAATGAGTGCTTCTTTGTGATGCGACAAATACGTGTTGATATTGCCATTTTCACACGGATAGTGTTCGATATATATATATTTATCTGCCTTGCCTTCGCCATTTAACACCGTAATATTGCCAAGTTCCTCGTTTTTATAGATGTCCTCTTTGCCACTAACAAGACCGACGTAAATGTCAAAATAATCCCCAAACATCACGTCATTATACGTTTCATTTTCTCTAAATGTGATTAATCCGTTGCTGTTTGTAATATACAATTGCTTATCGTTATAGAGAACCTTTTTATTGGAACAATTTATATTTATATTTATATTTTTACAATATCGGAACACTATGATATCAATGGATGCGTTCTCAAACATTTTTTCATTATGAGGATGAAATATATGCGTGAATGTCCCGTTTGTCATCATAACATTAAGCAGTTTTGAAGCGGATGTCAATTTCAGAAAGTCGGAGGGAACGATAAATATTAGTTCGCCGTCATCGTCGAGTAAATGATAACATTTTTCCGTAAAATCAATGTATAGATTGCCTTTTTTCGTTCGAACGAATGGTGGGTTGCCTACTATTGTTTTGTATTTTTTAGTGATTTCTTGTTTCATAAAATCGCCATAGACGACATTGCCCTTTTGTATCTCGTCTAATAATGGAATACTCTCATCAATCTCGAACATATCAAATGTGATGCTCGGCTGTTTCTCGGTAATATACGCAACTAAATCTCCACGTCCGATTGATGGTTCTAAAATGACATCGGGAGCATTCAAGATAAACGCAAACACCTTCTCTTTAAGAACATTGTGCGTTGTAAAATACTGCCCCAATTTATGTTTCTTTTGGTTCATATTAAGTATGTGAAGAGTTTATTTATAGAAATCATTTTTTATATAATCTTATTTTTCAATTTGCTTAGCAATACGAATTCATTGTTAATCACACCCTACTCATCTCTTTCTTACTACTAATATATAAACATTAAATATCGCTCGTTCGTGTGCTACTCGACGACGAGTAGGTGCTGGTTTTCTTAGTAGTCAATATCATCATCTTAATCTCCTCGGGTGCGTCTTTCAGTTCCGTATATATGGGGATTTCGTGGTTCGCATTGCGAACGACATAATAAGCGAGATGCGTCTTTTCGTTCTTTTTGTATAGCATTATAAGTGGTCTGTCAAGTTCGCTCGTATCCGCCTTGTAAATGGATGTCGTGATAGACAAGTCCTTTTCATCCGCCCTCTTACTAACATCAACCGCCTTTCCATATTCCGCCCTGTTGTGTATAATGAATATAGAGATGTTGAGAACCTTCGAAATCGTAAAGAATGTTATCTCGTTCGGGTGATAGACGAATGCGGGGGAACTACTCATCTGCGTCAATATCTTGTTTCGCTCGGCTATCGGGCTATCATTAAAATACGATGTTAAGAATATCTCTAATGTCTTAAACGTCTTCTTCGTGCCTTTTAATTGGTTCATAGCATTCACGTAAGAAGCGTAAAAATACGGGTCTCGAAATATATCCTTTATTTTCTTGGTAGCCTCCGTTTTATTGAACTCGTGTTTATAATAGCGAAACGTCTTCTTAATGATATCATCATAGTCATTGACAATATCGTTATCGATGGATTTAAAGTAGTTAAAGAGTTCGACGATAAAGTCCGGTTCGTAATCATTCTTCAAATATTTTAATTGCCACCATATCTTCTTCTTATATTTCGTCCATTTCGAGTTCAAGTCCTTCATTTCTCCTTCAAACATTCGAGGTATCTTCATAACGCTATTACTCTTGCGATGCTTCGGGGGCGACTGGGATTTCGATGACGGTTTCACGGGTTTCTCCTTGGTAGCCTTGTTATTGTTAATATTCGTATTAGTATTATTAGCATTAGCATTCTTATTTCTATTGATATCATTATTATCATAGATGTTTTCATAGTTTATTGTATCGGTCTCTTCGTGGTCTTCGTGGATATCTTGTATTATATTTGGGTTCGCTTCGTGATAATAAAGGATATGGTTCGGTATCCTTTTCTTTACCAAGTATTGTGTGAATAATAGTTCAGCGCCGTTATCTACAAAGTTATCTGACAGTCCGTCAATATAGTCATATTTCGTATGTAATAGCGAACTGGCATACCAATCGTTCAGTCCCTCCTTTGTGAATAAAGGTATCTCTTCAAGGATTATCTGTATCTTTGTTTTGTCTCTGTCAAACAAGCCGACTAAGCGTTCGATGAACTCCGCGCGTGGACGGGGATATGTGGCAATCTCTGGCATCACGGCGACTAACTTGTTAAGAACCCGTAATCTCATATCAAGCCATTTCTGGATGCCATTTGCGTCCCTGTCGTTGTATTCTTCGAACTCGTTCTTCTTCCCGAAAAGTATCACACGTCCTTTGTTATCACTGGCGTCTTTGCGAATTATAAGACGGCTCTTTGTAATCTCGTTGTCCTGATAGTTATTTGTGCCGCAATCTACCGCAATCCCGAAATCACGCAACTTCTCTATCTTGCCGATGAACTTGGCGTAGATGTGATTTACGATTGTGATGTTAAACGTGGTATCCGCAATGTCGTCTAAGAATACGACGTTTTTGATACGCAGTTCTTTCATTAAATAAGGTAGCAGAATGATGCCTTGCGGGTTAAAGCGGATGAGTATGTTGTTCCGCAACATTATCTTGTCAATCGTGTAATTGTCGTTGATGACGATGGTATCAATCGTATATTTTAAACTTTCATCTTTGATTAAATTGCTGATATATTTTAGATTATTGAAGACGGTGTTGTCGAGGTGAAAATCGATGATTTTCACGATATTCGGGAAATCGCTCAATGGCATATGCTTCTTTTCGAGACTGATTGTTTTAATGATTAACGGCTCGTAGAACTGGATATTATCACGGTTCTTCATCAATTCATAGAGTTTGTTATCACGGTGCATATTCAGTTCCTGCTTGTTCCCTTCGGTCTTCCACTTTTCTTTTAATATCATTATGATTTCGGTTTTCTTATGTAATCCGTAGTAGGTTATGATATCGTTTATATACTCTGGGACGAGCAAATTGATGGTCGGTTCATTGCTATTCGTGTTGATGGTATTCTCCCAAACTACAAGTAGCCTCTTATATACGAAGGCGACTAAACTATATAAATATTGGATACCCTTGTCGTCGGGGTAATCGTCGGCGGAGAGATAGTCTATGAACTTACGATAGGACTTGTAGATATATAAAAGCCGTGATATTTTGAAAACCGCCTTCTCGTCCTTGGCATCGAACTTTGGCAATTCGATTTTCAACTTCCGACTACGCAGATGTTTCTTTAAATCGCCATAGAGTTCTTTGTGATACTCGTATAATACTGGCTCACGGTCGCCGAAATCTTTACAGATGTTTCCGTTGTCGAGCGACATATAGGAGACGATATCCACCTTGCTTTTAATATTTTCGACAAAGGATGCCTTGGTTTCGTCTAATAGATATGCGAGTGTATAGATGATGTTATCATAGCGATTTGCGTATTTTTCGGGGATTTCGTCGATGTCGATTAAACCCTTCCTCAATATACATCGCTTCTTGTTGATATTATTGGGCGAACGGCAACTCTCAATATATTCCTTGTAATTGCTCGGATACAATAATTTATATAGTTCCTCAGGGATGTCCCCATACCTTTTATCATAATAAATTGGGTAATTTTTCATAATATAATTCTTATCATTGTCCTTCGCTGGAACAACTGGCTTCTTTACTATGGGGACGACAGTCGATACCGCGGCTGTCGCTGCTCCCGCTTCGCCACCTTCATCGTCGTCCGCACCCGCTTCTTCGGCATCTCCATTATTCTTTTTGCCGCAACAAGGGATATTGTCTTTCTTCTTTAAATAGACATAACGAGGATGGTTTTTATTTTTCATTTCATCGTTTAGTCGCATCGGTTTCTCGTCCGTCCCAGGACATTTAGCGTTAGGGTCTCCTTCGTCGAGTGGCACATTACTTTTCGGACACCACAAACGAGGGCAAACATAATAATTATCATTGTGAATGATAGAGTTGTCAAACAGTTTATTTAAACCCTTGCTTTTAAAATCGTTGTATTCGTCTTTCGTCAATGGGATAGGTTGCTTCACTTTCTGGCATTTACGAGATTTATTATTGTCATTCCACAGAGCCTTGTCGGCATTTCTAAGTTTATTTATTAAATAATTCTTGTTGTCATTGCCGTTGCCGCCGCCGTTCGCTATGCGTCCGCCAGAACTCGAAGAACTCTTTGATGACATATATTTATATCGCAGATAGTCGGGAATGCCATCACTGCCGCTGTCGTCGCTTTTGCCGCTTTTGCCACTTTTTGACTTAACCGCATTCGAGGCTACATCAGTAATTCCCTTGGCGTCGCTCGAAGATTGCTTGTCGGCACTGGTAGCCTTTTCTATTATTTTTGATACCCAATATTCCAAGCATTCAAACTCAAAGAACGATTTGGCATTTTTCACATCAATCATATAGCCCCGATGTTCCTTCTTCACGATAATTCGAGTATCTTGGTCGTCGGCGTTATCCTTGGCATTTTTTGGAATATTATTATTATTCATATCGTTCTTCATTGCCTTATCCATTACGCTCCTGTCCTTGTAGTTTGACGTCCGCTTGTAATAAAAACCTTCCTCTTTAAATCCCGTAAATATCGACGATAGCACAAGTTCCCGTTTCAAGTCATCGAACTTCGTTTTATACGCATTGTATTTGATACGGGCGTTGATATATTTCTCCTTAAATACGACGTTGATATTTAAAACCTTGTTAATATATTTATTGAGTTCATCTACCGACCCACGAATAACGTCCCGCTTCACTCCGTTATCCATTGGGTATTTAAACGTCAAATGTAGGACGCCGTTCGCAAATATCGTTATCACAATATGCCTTGTATAATATATATTGATACATTCGCTACTGCCGCTACCGCTGCTTTCGCTGCTGCGCATTTTAAATAATCGGCTCAATTCTCTACGATTTTTAAAGGTATGGTTCTTGAATAATTTATAATATGCTTTGTTTAAACTTGTGATATATTGGATGAGTTGAGTTTTATTCGACGTCGTTAATTTGTCGAATAGTATGATGAGCGACGGGACATCGTCCATCTTGGCGACATATACGACGTTGTAATGTTCCTCCGAGATTATCTTGTTATTTACGACATTTATACTGTATAACTCTCTAATCTTGCTATCACTCGCTACCTTGTAATTATTACTTTTAAATCGTATGTCGTCGTAATAGTATTTGTTTTCATAATTAAAATCGGTTTTTAAAACAATGTTGATGACGTCCGTCCATTCAAACAATTCCTTCGCCTTACTATAATTCTTATGGTTGTCCTCGATTATGTCGTCCGACTTTCTATCTGTCGATTTGAACGGATTAACGTCATACCCCTTCCATCGCATTGTGCCAATAGTATATAAGAAGGGTTCGCTATTTACCCACGCATAATAAGCAACTGACTTATCCAATAAATCTGGTTTATCGGTCTTTTGATTGTTTATATAATAGGCGATTTTGTTCGTCGCATCCTCTTTGCTACTGTCTTGATAGATGGGTTCTTGAATGACGATGACGGACGGGTCATAGCGGTCGTTTCGAACCGCTCCGGCTGCTCCGGCGTCGAATACATATGTGATGTATTCTTTGCTATTCACCCATTTATACACATATATAGGTTTTATATTCATTCTAATAAAATACATATTTTTTTATTGAAATCTTAATATAGAAGACTAAATATAATATGAATATATTGAATGTTATCGATAAACTCGAACTCATCAAACATTACCATTTAATAAATGTTTTAGAAAAATACACGGAACAAGTCGCTGCTACCACTGCTACTGCTACGCCTCCTGCCGCTGCTACCACTGCTACTGCTACGCCTCCTGCCGCTGCTACCACTGCTACTGCTACGCCTCCTGCCGCTGCTACCACTGCTACTGCTACGCCTACGTCACCATCACTAACACCAGCGCCTCCCGCACCGCCTGTTCCAGTTCCGACAAAACCCGAAGAGGAAGTTAAGAAGGCTGCGGAGTTCGAAAACAATATGATGGATTCATTAAAATGGGTATTTATTGCTATCGCTATTTTTGTATTTATATTAATTATATTAGGAGTTGTATATTGGCTTATGTTTGGTAGCGGAAGCAGTTCTTCGAACTCTTCAAGCAATGAAAATACAATCCGCGAAGACGATGTTAATGGAATGAATAGAGAAAATGAACTAAATGGGATGAACGGAGTAAATGACGAAATGAATAATTATAATCCACCTCCTGAACCTTACCAAGAACCCTCTTTGAACGAACCCGCAGACGTAGCTGCAGTAGCGGACGTAGATAATAACACCTCTATGTTTTCATCGTTATCGGCAATGTCGCCATTTAGCAGTAGTAGCAGAAGCGTATCTGAACCTATGCCAGAACAACCTGTTGTAATACAAGAGCCTGTTTCTACGCCTGTTATCACTGAACCTGTTCCCGAGCCTATCCCAGTAATAAAAGAAAGTATCTATGATATCGAAGGTATCAATAAACCTGTTAGTCCCGTTAGTGTCGTTCCAGTAATGCCAGAAGTTAAAAAATAAAACAAAAAGATAATCGAATATATTTTAGATTATATTCGTTTATCTTCGTTTCCTATACCATATATAGCGTATTACGCATCGCATAACTTAAATACATACCAATCGCTATGCCAATTCCCAAGAACAGAATAAACATAAAGGTATTCGATAGTAGATAGTAAGCGATATATAGAATAAGAATACCGATTAGAAAGTTAGAATACCCGATATATTCGATGAGCCAGTATAAATCCCGTATTTCGAACATAGCCTTCTATATTATTTACTATTTTAAATTAATTTTTAAATATTTAAATTATAAGCGGTTTAATGTGTCCTACACGGATATCCGTATTCACCATAATTTGATACCCCGCTTGTGTGATTTTTTTACAGAAACTAACATCTTCGCTACAAATATCACGAATAACCTTGCCGTCTTCCGTAGTTATCGTAGCAATCTCTGAGTCAAAATAGGGATACTTGATTTTGTCGAAAACCTCCTTGCGAACTGCCATAAATCCCATACCACTATACACGACGGGATAGTATTTGAACTCTGTCTCCTTCTTCCACGTTTCGACCTCTTCGGGCTTAATAAACTGAAAAGTGCCGTTCGCCTTGAAATACGTCTCATCCCAGTCTTTGACGAACGCATAATTTACCAAGTCAGACATACGATACATTCCAGCGACTACGGGGTGTTCGTCCGTTGATTCAATTAATTTTTCTACTTGTTCGAACGTAAATACAATATCACTGTCAATCGTAATCCAGACATCGAACGGTTGTCCGTCAAACGGCTTCTGCTCTTGTCCTCGAAGCACATCCAGTCCAAGCGTCGCCATCCTTACGAAAGGGACGAATGAACCCGTAGCAGGTGAAAGCATAATATCGTATTTACGGGTTTCCCACAGTTTTCCCAAAGTCGCCGTCCAAGAAATCAAAAACTTGGAACTGAAATTATCGCCTGGAAGAGCAAACACAATCTTCTTGATATTTACGGGTGGTGCTGGGGCGGCTGCGGTAGTAGCAGCGGCATCCACTACGGGAACATTTACGGTAGCAGTCTCAGAGGCGGTGGAAGCAGTGGAGGCGTCTATAATCGCGTTGTCGTCGGTGGTTGTTGTCATTATTATAATAGGTTATATGGGATTATTCTTATATATTTTATGGGAGGGGGAGGAGAATATAAAAATTGATATAAAATATATATATTATAAATAATAATAGCGTAATAATGTCTTATACCGATGCCGTATTGACGTATGATATTGAATTGGATAGTAATTCGATGCGATGCGGACAACCCAATCGGATTAAGAAAATACTCAAACCGCATCAGTTGGCTTGTTTATACAAGGCTATTTATATGGAGAATGTAGGTTCAATCACATACAAAAACCGAGAGACGAAGATAAAGATTTCTACGAATATCGGTATCATCGGCGATATCGTCGGGTATGGCAAGACGCTAACCGCCTTGTCGATTATCGCTCATAATCCGTTGGAGAATATACACGTTAATTCGGCGAAAGTCCATAGTTTTCACAGTGCGAGGGCATACAATTACTTCACAGCCGAAACCGTAAATCTGAACTTGCCAAATCCCGATACGATGATTAACGCCACGCTCATTATCGTTCCACGTGGTCCCGTCTACGTCCAATGGGAGAAAACGTTGCGAGAAGCAACCGACCTCAAATATATCGCTATCGACGACTTGAATTATATCAAGAAGAATATGCCGCCAATCACCCACGACAATCAGCAGGAAATCATAGACTATTTTAATCAATTCGACGTCGTCCTCATTAAGAACACGACGCTCGACAGATTGCTCGATTACTATAATGTTCCGATAACCAACACGAACAATTATTTCATATATAACTGGAAACGTATTATGATTGACGAATGCCACGATATTATCAACAAAATCGAAGTATTCACCTATATGTTTATTTGGCTCATTAGTGGAACTTATTTTAATATGTGCAACAAGATTTCTTCGTCGTCTTATTCGCAATACTATAATATCAAGGATATACTTCGGGAGGATTATATTAATTACATCTTAGTCAAATGTAATAAGGACTTTGTCAAGGAGAGTTTCAAGATACCGCCCATCGTCGAGCATTATCATCTCTGTAAAATGTCGAAATACTTGAAAATCATTAAGAAATATATTAACAGTTCTATATTAGACAAAATCAACGCCAACGATATTTCGGGGGCGATTAAAGACTTGGGAGGGAAGAACGAGACCGAAGAAGGGATGGCTGCGTTGATTTGTGCGGATATGAATAAGAACCTGTCGAATAAGCACAGGGAGCGTGAGTATATCGCAAGTCTCGATATACTCGAAGAGAATAAGGCAAATCGCCTGAAAACCATTGACGCCGAAATCGCATCGATTGAAGGAAAAATAAAGGATTTGACTGAGCGTATCACAGAAATCGATAGCAAAATATGCTCGATTTGCTTGGATAATGTGTCGCAACCGATTATTCTCGAATGCACCCACATATTCTGCGGCGGATGCCTCTTCAAGTTCCTTAATGCGACTACAACATCAACGTTTAATACCTTTAATACCTTTAATAGTGCTGCGATTGCGAAGAGATGCCCTGATTGCCGTGCTGAAATCAAAAGCACCGAGAACCTAACGGCGATTATAAGCAGCGTTAGCGGCGGAAGCGAGAACCCTGACGGTATTAAGAATGCGGACGCTAATGCCCTTACAAACGAGATTGCCGCCAACAAGAACAGGAGCAAGATTGGTAAGGGCATCTTGAATAAAGAAGATACGTTGTTAGAGATTTTAAAGAATAAGCCCGATGGCAAGTTCATCGTGTTTAGCAGGGTGGATGTATTTACAAACATTATCAAGGTATTAGTGTCGAATGGCATAACCTTTGCCGAATTAAAAGGGAATACGTCGCATATGATGAATGTATTGAAGGACTTTAAAAATGGTATTATCAATGTCATCTTATTGACGACGCAATACGCAGGATACGGCATTGACATTAATTATGCGACGGATGTTATCATCTTTCACTCAATGGCGGTAGATAAACAACAGGCGATTGGAAGAGCGCAACGTGTTGGGCGAACAAACAACCTAATCGTCCATAACCTATGCTTCGAACACGAATTAGAAGAGATTAACCAAGCGGTGGCGATTTAGGATGACTAAATAATCTGAGATATCATATAAACATCATATACACATCATATATAATATTCGAGAAAAGGCAAACGTCCGCATAGCCAATATTTGAGTAGATAAGCGTGATAGCGTATCAACGTGGCACTTTGTGTTATCTTGCGACGTATTATATATGCGGTGGGGCTTTCGGACAACAAGGCGATTTGTCCTGACATTATTTATATTATTATTTTTTAACAATTTATACTTTATATAAATATAAGTTTCACGCTAACTTATCTATAACAGGCAGCCAATATGAGTTTTTCATCGTATTTTATTTCCAACCTTGTGATGACATCATCTCTATAATACGAATGTCCTTCTGATAATTTCGAAGCAGCCGAAGCAGTCGAAGCCGCAGCGGCGTATTGTAATACGTTGTCCGCTATATCTCTTTTGTATCGAATATCATATATACTGAAATCGTAATTACCATCAGGCGGGACGATATGTAATATCTTTGTATTACCTCGTGTTCCTGTTAGTATAAATGTGCAACCCCTATATCTGTCGTTATGTAATTGATTTAATGAAAAAAATCTTCTAAACGACACTGGTTTTGTAGGGAATGTAATAATCTCGCTCATAATCTTCTCTTGTAGAACTTCTGGTAATTGATAAAAGGAGAATTGCGAATGCGACTGTGAATGCGACTGTGAAGCCATCACCATTTTCCTGATATATTTTACGTATTTTGTATATATTCTATATTCCTTATTCCATATATCAATAAAACTATATAAGAATTAGGATATATAGAATATATAATAATACCCCGACGATTATATTATTATAAACCTTATTTTTTTAAATAATATTGCTCTGATTTACGAGCATTTGCTACCATGTCCGAGTCTGGTCCAAGGAATGACACTTAAGCTGTCACGTGCTAAGCACTCGCAGGTTCAAATCCTGCTGGTAGTAAATCCCTTTTTTATATAAAGGCAATATTATACATATATCTATAAAATCAGAATATTAGAATACCCCACAAAGAATGTCCGACATATCTTATCCGTTTAACAATGACGACCCCAAGACGAATGGAGAGGAACTTTTTTACAAGAACATCAAGGATAAAATCGACGTTATATTTGATATCGGATGTAGAACCGACAGCGAGTTTGTGAATTTCACAGGCGAGGTTCATTACTTCGACCCTGTCCCCGAGTTTATCGAGAACTTGAAGAAACAAACCAAACTAAACCGAGTAGCCTATTGTAATAACGTCGGGTTAGGCGACGAACAGAAGGAACTCTATTATTATCCTCGCTATCAATCGTTTTATAATCGCATAACATCGTGCCATATCGACGATGACAGAAACAAGATTTTGCTAAAAATCATAAAGGGCATCACGTATATAAAGGAGAATGACATCAAGGGCATTGACTTTATGAAAATCGACACAGAGGGTTTCGAACTATTCGTCTTTCAAGGTTTCGAAGATTTCTTAGAAAAAGTAAAAATAATCCAATTCGAATACGGTGGAACATTCTTAGACAATCGGATAACGTTGCTCGAACTGATAACCTATTTAGAGACAAAGGGCTTTCATAAGTTTTCGTATTTGACAAGCACCGGAACAGTGCCTATCACAAACTTCGACGACCATTGTCAATATTGTAATATCGTATGCGTCCATAAGAATAGCGATATCGTCCCTTATTAGAACGGCGCCGCGCAGCCGCACAGCCGCACAGCCGACTGTTAGAATAAGTTAGGGAATGCCTTGTTAATTTCGTGGAATATCGCTCCTTCACTTGCCTTATCACGGTTAATGATGAACTCCACATAATCCGTGTAGATACATACGATGTCGTCTTCGGTTGCGACAAACATATATGCGATATAGAATAGAATAAAGAATACTGTAAATATGATATCGCCCGTAGTTATTTTGCGGTTGATTAGGAATAGCAAGGGGATTATCTTACCAAGCGTATTAATCGTTATATAGTATGTGAAAAGAGAACGCTCATTCAATCGTGGGACGATGTAAAACAGACTGAATATGAAGAACGACGCAGCGATGCTAATCAGTATTACAGGATTGTAGGGAACTATCCCAATAAAATATGCGATTGTATAAAGGAATATCCATATTGACAGAAACCTATCGACAGTGATTACTCGTTCTTTCTTTTCTTCTTTCTCTTCCAATTCTTTCATCTCTTTCTACCTTTCTACTCATTATATATTATATTATTTTTTTATTTGGCTTACCGTTTAATCCTAAGTGTGCCGACAATCCCGACATTATACCAAACAACCTGTGCATGATTATCCCTAATCCGAGTAATGTTATCAGTATGATTGCTAATGACGCCGTATATTGAATGAACGTTCGGTTTGACTGCTCTTCGCTACTTAATTCGAGAGGATATAGCCAGAGATACGAATGTATGATTAGCCCGATAAGCATAGTAGGTATTAAGTCTATCAGAGTCAAGTTCAATACTCTATGCCGACGCAGTTCCTCCATAGTAGCCATTGTCTTACTTTCTTACTTACTTAAACTACTTATTATATATAAATAATAAAGCGATATTGTATAATAAATAAATAAAATATAATATAATGATACATTTTATTACATTTGGCGATAGCGGGTTTGCGGAAACGAAAAAGAGATTGCTTAGTCAAGCAGAAAGTTTAGGTTGGTTCGACACTGCTACCGCTTACGGCACAGAAGATTTGGATGATGATTTTAAGGAACGATTTAAGACTATCTTGACAATGCCAAGAGGTGGCGGGTATTGGATATGGAAACCATACATCATCCATAAACATTTAGAGAAAATAAAGGATGGCGATATCCTAATCTATTTGGATGCGGGATGCTATATAAACCCGAACGGATACAAGCGATTTAAGGAATATATCGAGATGTTAAATGCGGACGCTGATGAAAGAGGTTGTATATCATTTCAAATGAGCCATCATACCGAAGACAAATGGACGACCAAGGAAATCTTCGAACATTTTAATATACACGAGGATAGCCGTGATATCATAGAAAGCGGACAATTTATAGCGACTGTAAGGATGTTTAAAAAGAATGCGAACAGTATGAATATCGTATCTGCGTGGCGAAACGCATTATACCAAAACCCACTATTATTCACGGATTATTATAATGATGCGAATGCTTTTAATAATTTTAATAAAAATAAGTTTATAGAGAACCGACACGACCAAAGCGTCCTCAGTGTCGTATGTAAGTTATACAAAACAATCGTTCTCGAAGACGAGACATACTTTGCGGAAGGCTTTGGAAGCGAAGCGTCTCTACGCTATCCCTTCTGGAAGACTACATTGAGATACTAACGCGGCTAATCAATGTCATAACACAACGTATTATTTTTATACATATGCTCTACGACCTTGTGAAGATTATAAACATCGTAGAGCGAATTGTGAGCGTTCTCTACGTCCGTATGGAAATTATATCGGTATATCTCGTTTAGCGACGGATTTTTATAATTGCCATATGGATTGATGATTTTGAGTATCGGCTTCAAATGTTTCATCGTACATAGCAATGTCTTCTTATCCAATTCGTCAATGATATATTGTAAGTTCCTTCGATGCAACTCGGATTTAATTACGCCCACATCAAACCCCACGTTGTGTGCGACAATATGCGAGACGTTCTTTAACAGTTCATAGAATATCTCGATTGCGACGGTATTGAAATCGACACCCTTCGTATCCGAAATATCATTCGTGATACCGTGAAACTCACCATTTGTGATTTCGAACCCTTCACGTTTGATAACGTAATCTTTGACATCCAGTAAATTAAACTTAGTATCCGTGATTAACATAGAGAACTGGACTATTCTCGCATTCGCATACTTGGCGGTATCCTTATAATTGGGATACTCGCCCCATCTCAGATTATGCGTATCAGGCAACCCCGATGTCTCTGTGTCAATAAATAAAGCCATCGTATTACTATTATAACAGGTCATATTTTTATATAAAGAAGAATAATCGTAAATATGTATAATAGCGAAACGATGAAACACTATTGGATTAATATGGATAAATGCGTAGATAGACGGCGACATATGGAAAGACAATTCTTCGAACACAGCATAGATAACTATCGTATTTCTGCGGAAACGCCCGAAACCATCAAGTCCAATGGCTATACCATTATTCGCAATGAAGAATCAATCGCAACCACGACACCCGAAGAGATTGCTTGTATATTGTCGCATTTAAAAGCGATACAACAAGGATACGACGAAGGAACAGATGGCGGTGACGAAGGAGGCGGAAGCGGAACGGATGGATATTTTTGCGTATTAGAAGACGACGTATCGTTTATCAATATTGATTTTAATAAAATAGCAAAGTATATCGCAGAAGCGAAAGCAGCGAAAGCAGCAAAAAATAAAGACGGCGATTGTGGCGGTAATTGCGGCGATGTAGAAATCCTACAACTCTATACAAGCAGTCATCCCGTCGTCATTCGGCTATACAACGAGCATTTCTTAAATGGCGACATAATCATCAAGCGAACTGAATCTTACCCAGGTGCAGTCTATTATTTAGTTTCAAGAAAAGCGGCACGTAAAATATTAGACGCCTATGTAGTATCAAAGCAAACGCATACATACGATTTGTCGTATTCTTCTTGGACTGCTGCGGACAATATAATCTATGCCCCCGTAAAATCATACGTTATCACGTATCCTATCGCTATCACAGATATCGCATTCGGTAGCACACTACACCCAGAGCATCTGCCAAATCACGAAAATTGTAATAATATCATACGACACATCTGGAATGTAAATAATCGGCTCTCGCTATTTTCGCATTAGCAGAGCAGCAGAGCGTAGCGACGCAGCCGCATAGCAGCATCAGACGGACGCCGCTCTCTTAAACTCTTTTATGGCAATCGCCGAACGTTCCTTGTGTTCCACTATTTTTTCTGTTGCGTAGGTATCGGTTTCGAAAGCAGGTATCCACGTGCGTATATACTCGTAATCCTTGTCATAGCGTTTCAATTGTAATTCGGGGTTAAAGATACGAAAGTATGGTTGTGAATCAGTGCCTGTACTCGCAGACCACTGCCACCCGCCATTATTACTTGCGGGGTCATAATCGACCAACTTTGTCGCAAAGTATTTCTCGCCCCACCGCCAATCGATAAGAAGGTCTTTTGTCAAAAACATCGCAGTTATCATTCGTAGCCTGTTGTGCATCCAGCCCGTCTTATTCAACTGTGCCATCCCAGCATCTACCAGCACATATCCAGTCTTGCCCTGACACCATCTTTTAAACCACTCCTTGTTATTCGTCCATTTCACATTGTCATACTGCACCTTAAATGCGTTTCCTAATACGTGCGGGAAATAATAGAGGATATTCGCGTAAAACTCACGCCATAGAAGTTCTCTTTGTAGTTCCTTGACATTTTTATAATTATAATATACCTCCCTTATGCTAACGCAGCCAAACTTAATATAGGCGCTCAATCGGGTCGTCTTATCCAACGCAGGATAATCACGGGTTTTCGAGTAATCCGTCATAATCTTTTTAAATCGTGCGAGTGCCTTCTCTCGTCCGCCACGAACCGCAATGTCGTCGTTCGGTTCGTAATAGCGATGCTTGTCGAACCCCTTGATATGCTTAACGACATTTATGCTTTTTGCGTCCGCCCCAGCGACACAAGGCTTCACTTTGATAGACAACGATTTTTTATAAAATGGCGTGAATACCTTGTATGGCTCGTTCTTGTTATTTTGTATCGTTCCCATCGGATACAGCGTGTAGTCTTCTTCGGTGATTATGCGTATACCGTGTCCCGACGCCCATTCATCGATGATGCCATCACGTTTTATGGCAAATGGCGAGTAATCCTTGTTATATGCTATCGTCTTGATTTTGTATTTCTTTGATAACGCAGTTAAAACGCCAATGTCGCCGCTACCAGCACCGCTTTCGTGATAATTAACGTGGATATGCGTATCCAAGTCGTCGAGACTTTCAATCATAAACTGGACGCAATTATTACTAAAATACGGATTGTTCTTTGCGTATATTTGTGCGGGATTAAATATAAACATCGGGTAGATACCGCCGCTCACGCCACTCACGCCGCTTCCGCTTTCCGCCACCAAGCGATTAAACGCCAAGTTATCGTGGATGCGAAAGTCTCTGCGAAATAGAAAGACGCGTATCTCAGTCGTCATCGTTCGTTTCTATAATTATATTACATAATAGATATCTTAGTTAAGCATCATTTTTTATTAGTAAAGTGCCTATGATTGTGTAAAAACAATGATGAAATATGGTTTCATACACCATTATAAAAATAAAATGTCATATAGTATAAGAGTATATAATGAACCCTACACGTAAGGCGAAGAAACCTACCTCTAAACAGGTAGTTAAGAAACCTAAACCTACCTCTAAACAGGTAGTTAAGAAACCGAAACCTATGAAAAAGGAAGGCGGTGGGAGAATAAGAATACCACTTACGCAAACACTGAGAACGACAACGACATTATCGAGATTGAAGCAAAACAAGATAAACCCACCACAGAACACAGATGATGTATATAATACACAGTATCAAAGACAGTTGCTTAAGGCGAAGGAAGACTATAAAAAATTAAACGAAGACTTATACAATATACGATTTGCTAAGTATGACGAAGGGCAAATTGATAAACCAACAACGGCGACGAGGAAAACAGCATATGATGATACGCAAATGCCAATTCCAGAAAGGAAAATAATGCTTAGGATGCCAAACCAACCGCCTACAAGGAAAACGACAACGACGGCGACGAGGAAAACCATTATATAAAAAATAACAATCATATATAATCATTCCAATTCATCCCTTTATCCATAAATCATATGCGGATGATTAAGCAGTATATCGAATTATGTGGCGGCGACTTTAAGGACATTAAATATAGTATTGCGGGGTTAATTTGCGGTTGCTTCGGTTCTTATTATAATGTTATTGCGAACGAGCAGATGAGCCGAATGATGCTTGGCGACTTTACGAACGCCCGATTATATTTGTTATTTACGACAAACCTTATCTCGATGATTGCTATATCATTACGAGGTGGGCTTTTTGTGTATTCGCAGAAGTCGATGAACCACAAATTGCGAAGTATCATCTACCGAAAACTTTTACATCAGCCATTGAAGTTTTATGAAACCGAGCCTGTCAATTCGCTACTGGAACGGGTGAATAACGATGCGAGGATTGTGTCGGATATCATATCGCTCAATATCAATGTGTTCTCACGGTCTCTTGTAGAGGTTATCATAACAACGTGGCTATTAACAAACATATCTTGGAAACTCACGGCGGTCGCCATTTTTTTAGTTCCAGTCCATTACTTGATTTCAGAGTGCTACGAGATGATACAGAAGAGGATAATGGCAGACTATGAGGAACGAAATAAGGAACTGAACACATATACGCACGAAACCATCTCTCACATTTCCGTTATGAAAACCTACGCAAATGAGAGGCGGTCGGAAGACAAATACAACTTGCTTTCAAACAAGGTCGCCGATTACAACCACAAGGAATGCCTTTTGTATGGGAGCAACCTCTTGGTGGTTTGTAATATACCGACGATAACTACAATTATTATTATATTATTCGCAAACTACTTACAAACCGTCGAAGGGCTAACGATTTTTATTCTTCATAATCAGGGATTGTATTCTACAATTAAATCTCTTTTTGATATGAAAAACGAGTTCTTAAAGTGTAAAGAACCCTACGCACGTATTTCGAAACTCTTGAATACGCCAGAATATGCGAAGGGTTATTATATACCCGCCGACAATCGGCTCATTGGCGACATCGGGTTTCATTCGCTATCCTTTAAGTATGAAAAGGCGGACGAGGCGATATTAACGGACTTTAATTTTCAGGTTCAGCGTGGAGAGAAGATAGCGATTATTGGTGCGTCTGGATGCGGTAAAAGCACACTTTCGAAATTGCTTATGAATATCTTAGCACCGACAGGAGGCTCTATCACAATCGACGGCGTCAATCTATGCGACTATGATAGCGAATGGCTCAAACAACACATCGGATATGTAGCCCAAGATAGCGTTTTATTCACGGATACAATCGCCAATAACATCGCATATGGCTTAGATGTTGGAAACGGCGAAGGAAGCGTCATAGAGGCAGCGAAAAACGCAAACGCACACGAGTTTATCTCGAAACTACCCAAACAATACCAAACGATGCTTGAAGGAACAGAGTTGAGTTCGCTTTCAGGAGGGCAAAGACAGCGCATCTCAATCGCAAGAGCCTTGATACGAAAACCGCAAATCATAATATTCGACGAGGCGACTTCGGCACTCGACCCATATTGCGAAGAACTCGTTCAGCAGACGATAAAGGAATGCTACGCTAACCAAAATAGCACAATGATAATCATCGCACATCGTAGGTCGGCATTAGAAATCGCCGACAAAATCTACGAGTTAAAAGGGTCTCGCCTTGTATTAGTCGAGTAATTGAGTAATAATATATATAATAAATCTCTATATAATAGATGCATATTAGGATTATAAATACTATTCCCGAACAGAGCGATTACACAATCGTCGTATCATCGAATAAGGAAGCAGCGAGAGCGAGAGCAGCGAAAGCAGCGAGAACCGCAAGAGTAGCAAGGGCAACAAGGGCAGCCGCGGCAACAGAAGCAGCGGAAGCGATATATATACATAATTCTCTTGACATATTGCGTAAATCGATGAGTATCAAGGAGTTTCTACATAATAAAAATAAGGTGCTATTCAATTTACAAAAGTTAAACAAGGTATTCGTGAAGGGCTTCATTTATCGAATGCTACAAGGTCTCTATGTATTTACAAAGTATCAGCGAATGAAAAATAAAGAACCTAACATTCTATTTTATACCCCGCAATTAAGCAAGGCGGATATTGACGGACTGTATAGCGTTCTCTATTATGCGAATATATCTCGTAATATCATCAATGAACCGTCGAATATTTTTACACCTGAGCGGATGGCAGATTATGTATGTAAGTTGTTTTCGAATACGAAGTCAAACCAGTATATCAAGATAAATAACTATAATCACAAGGATATTAAGCGGATGGGGTTAAGGCTCATTGATGCGGTAGGCGGGTCGTCGAGAAATAAACCGCATTTCGTGGTAATCGATTACAAGCCTCCTAAATATAAGAAAACAATCTGCCTCGTAGGCAAAGGCGTCACCATAGATACGGGTGGGTATTCTATGAAAAGCGGAAAAGGGATGGAGCAAATGTATATGGATAAAGAGGGTGCGTCGCTATCGTTCGGTTTGTTAAAATGTATGGTCGATAGCAAATGTAATCATCGTATCGTCTGCTTATGTCCCTTGGTTGAAAATATAGTATCGGACAACTCAATGAAGCCGAATGACGTTATCAAGGCATACAATGGGACGACAGTGGAGATTGTGAATACCGACGCAGAGGGTCGCTTGATACTTGCGGATGCTCTTGCGTTTGCTTGTAAAAACTATAATCCCGACTATCTCTTTGATTATGCGACTTTAACGGGGTTGTCTGAGAGATTACATTGCCATACGAGTTTTACATATTTTACATTAAATGACAAGTTCGAAAAAGACATTGAAGGATATAACAAAGAATATGCTGAAAAGAGTATAAGAATGCCTCCGTGGGTCGAATACATCTATTATATTCAATCGAGCATCGCAGATGTTAAAAACTCGGGGTATAAATGTAATAGCGGTGGCTTGATGGCGTCTTTGTTTTTAATGAACTTTATTCCAGAGAAATATAGAAAGAACTGGATACATTTTGACGTCCGCTTATCAGGCTATAATAACCCCGTGAATATCGCTGACGGTTTCGCTACCTACTTGGAGATTATCAAGGGGATATAAGGAAGGCAGGAAGGCTATAAGGAGTTTATAGATAGATTACAGTCGATATACTTGAAACTCGTGTTCTATTATTTTTATAACTATATAAAAACTGATTTACATCACTTGCTTAGACCAACAAACAATTCAATAAATACGATGACTGCGATGACTACGCCAGTAAATGTAGAACAAGAACAGAGTAGTGAAACCGTTCATAATATGCTTATTCGCATTATTAAACAGCAGAAGGAAAAGGAGGATAAAAAAGATATCTGGAAAAATAGTCCATATAAGGATTTAGTGAAACTCCAAAGCAATAATGTAGGGAATGTAGGAGAAGAACTTATCAACAATATATGCAAGATAAATGGTATTAACGCAGATTGTAATGGTTCTAAAACAAAGCAGATAGGTGGAGGAAAAGGAGATGGAACAATTATGGATATTCCTGTTGAAATCAAGACAGCACATCAAGCTTCTTCTTCTCCCAGTTTTCAACACGAATTGGGAGAAGTGCCTTGGAATGGAGCAAAGTATATGATATTTGTTGATATTTCTACTGAGTGTATTTACCTGACTATATTCAAAAACTTTGATGAAAATACTTATAAAAGTAAGGAAAAACTACCCTGCTTTCCAACAAAGGCAATCACTTGGAGAAAAGAAAAGGGAGCATTCAAGTTGGATACAAGTGTGAAGATAAACGAAGAGAGTGTTGAAAACGGACACGCAATAAAGATTACACCAACCACTTCTAACGACATTATCGATACATTCATCAGGAAGATTATTGTTTAGGTGTTTAGATTTAGACAAACTGGGCGAAGATGATAGATGTTCTCAAATTATACGCCGAGTTTGTTGATAGGAAACTGATTGAAGACCAGTCGATAGTTTCTGCTTTATTTATCATTTCTGCCTTTTCATTAAAGAATACAACGCCATAACCTTTTTTCCCTGGAAGGTCTTCAAACTTATTATAAATCTTCATATTCTCTTTTCCAAAGCAGGTTGATGGAAGATAGATGTCGCATTTGTCAATCATATATTTGTTTCGTGTAGATGCAATAGTCCCTCCGTCTGATAACGAATACACCTTCATATTTTCTTCTGAGTTTGCCTTTATGGTATATGTTGGATTTGATGTATTTTTAGACCATATTTGGAATACCCCATTTACTTTTACCTCTTGGTTTTCTGGGCTATAAAACATAGCAGATAACCCTTCGCTATAAATAAGATTATATCCCTTCACCCTCTTACGAGGAGAACCTTTGCCATCGCTCACAAATAGTTGTGGTAAAATAAAGCAAACATAATCCGCAAAACTATAAGAATGATTTATAAAGTTTAACGCAAGATGCCCCCTTAATCCGAACGGTGGATTTCCAAATACAATATATTTCGTTGCGATGTCAGTTGGTTTCCAAGTTAGATAGTCCTGTGTTTGAATTCCAGTTGAACGAGGTTCGATATCAAGTCCAATCGAACCCTCTGGTAATATATGTAAGAAACTACCATTCCCCGCAGATGGTTCGATAAAGGTATATTCATCCATATTTATTTTTACTTCACGATTGAATGTATCCCAGCATTTTTTTGCTAAGTCATTTGGTGTAAAGAATTGGTCTTTTAAAGAAGAAGTGTATTTGCTATAATCTATATCCTTTGAAAGTATTTTACAAAGGTCAAACGTGTATTGTATTGGGACATCCTTTAATTCAAGCCACCTTCTAATTGTTCCTACACATATATTTAGTTTATCTGCAACTTCCTTTATAGATACCTTGTTTAAACATTCTTCCAGCAAACTAAGATTTGAATCGTTCGATGTATCTTTTTTGCTCTCTACCAAATCTTTATCTTGAATAAGATTGTCAATATCATCCTTCTTTCCTCTGTATTCTTTGATACTCTTCTCTTTACAAATCGCAATCAATTCCTTACGTGATTTTTTCGAGTAGCCCATTCTGCTTGACTGTGGCACTATTATCTTAATACTAAGATATTCTTTAACAGTCATTTTTTACAACAAGTTATTGTAAAAATAAAAAACAATTCTAACTCCTACGTCGCTGCCGTCTTACACATCGTCCAGTTGTCAGGGAATAAATCAATCGTGCTATGTGTTATTATTTTAGAATGTTGCCATTTGTCAGGATAGCATATTATTTTATTTTTGTTATCAGTATCAGTAGCAAGATAAGCACCCCACCAACTGAACGTGCTGTTTGCGAGAATATGATGTTCGCATAAACTCATCAACACCAATTGTTCCCAATCTTCTAACGTATCACTCGCTTTATGATACGATGTATTCGGGAACAGTTCTTTGAGGGGATTGATGTAATTCGTCAATACGAACTCGTTATCTTCTGCTTCGCAAAAATAGAGCAGTTTAATATTCGTATTATTAGAAACGGTTTCGATATGTTTCATCGCATTTATATAATAATCGACGGGAATGATAATGTTATTATCTTTATGGACTTTGATGATATCGCCAATTCTAAAATGTAATGAAACCATCTCGCTGGGATTAAAATGATTATTCAGTTTCTTTTTAAAATCACTCGCTATGTTCTCATAGCCAATCTCTTTTAAGATTTCTTCTTTGTAGGCGTCAAAATATTTATAGGATTGAAAATATCCAGATAGTTTAATATTATCTGCGTTTGAAATACAAGGCAGTTCCCTGTATTCATAGGTAGGTTCTTGATATACAGGGTAATAGATTGGGTAATTGACTAAGTATTTCTCTAACTTAGTCAAAAAATTATTCCAATACACATTTCTGAACGTGCAACTTGGACTATATGCCTTCCGTTCGATGACAAAGGGATTACTATATTTCTTCGAATACGCAATGACTGTCATAATTTGAAACAATTGATTACCTAACCCACCCATTATATCGATTGTTATCATTTCATAAAAATATATATATGTGAAATAATATGTGTTTATATGTGTTTATTGGATGTTGGGCGGGTATTTATAATCTAATAGCAAGGTAATCACAAGGTAATCACGAGGTAATCACAAGGTAATCGCTTGAAGTTCTCTCGAAGTTCTCTAAATAAACCTTGGGATGCTCGACGCCGCTTCGCATCTGCCGACTTTTTAAGGTAATTTATAGCAATCTTTTTGTTATCAGAATGATAAGAAGAATATACTTTATTTTCTCTATAAAGTCGGCAGATGCGACGAGCATCCCGAGTATTTCTAAGCATATTCTTTGATATATTTAGATTTTCTTTTTTAAAGTTTAAAGATTTTTAGAAAGTTATAGAAGTTTAAAAGTTTTAGAGAAAATAAAAAGATTGTTAAGAACCTTCTATAACAGCAATGTAATCTCTCGAAGTTCTCTAAATAAACCTTGCGATGCTCGACGCATCTGCCGACTTTTACGCATTTATTACACATTTCTCTTATCATTATGGTAAGCATATTTTGTAAATATCACGTATAAAAAGTCGGCAGATGCGTCGAGCATCGCAAGTATTACTAAGCATATACTTTGAGATATTTAGATTTTCTTTTTAGAAAGTCTAAAAGATTTAGAGAAATAATAAAAACATCATTATACTTTTTTAAGCCTAAACTTAGCGAGGCTCACATACTCGCCTTTAACTTTAACATATTCGCCTCCTCGCTTTCCTACGTAGATAACCATCTTTCGCTTTCCATATATAAAGCGCTTTATAGACTTTGTGTAAATCTTTATTTTACCACCACCACCGATTGCCTTCTTCACATATTCGACTAACGTCCAAGAAAACATACCATAGTATTTTTTATTATCAACTGTAAAAAGATTGCTTGTAAAAACCAGTTTAGTATTTGTAATCTGATAATTTGTAATGTATGTCGCTTGAAGCACCTTCTTACAATACTCATCTAATGAAATATTTGTGCTATAATCGATTACGATGTTTCCTTTGACAATTGTTATATCTTGTTTGCTTAAATCTTTAACCCCTTTATCTTCTTCATTTTTATCTCTAATACTATGATATGTGTTATTTGTATCCGTTCTCCCGAATAACATATCTTCTGTATCTGTAATCTTCAAATACGTATAAGATACTTTATTCGAAATATTTGGGTCTTCTGCTCTTGAAATATCCAAATCGATATGATAAGAATACTTACTTCCTCCTCTACTAATATACGGTAGTAGCCCCGAAGGTTGATGTCCGAAAATATTATAAACCCTTATTATTTCTTCTGTTTTAAATTTGTCTAAATCTAAACTCATCTTCGATTTCACTTCATCCAAGTCTTTTTGCGAAACAATAGGGGACGCATACGCCGTATATGGTGCGACTTTGTCATCACAATTTGCGGACATCGCAACATATCTTTTATATTCTTCGTTATCTCTAATGAAGCCTCCCTTAATACTTTCTATAAAGGCAGAAAAACTTGTATTTAAACTTATAATATTATAAATATTATAATTTTGCGGATTATTGCGTCTCTGTGTCTGTGTTGTTATTAATTCTCCATACTGTTTGGTTGTCTTTTCTATTGTAGTTGGCATAGGGACAATGCCGATTTCAGTAGGTATATAAAATCCTTGCCTTTCGTCATACGGTATCCCTGCGTGAGATACTATACATAACTTCGTGCCTATCGTGATAGATGCCATAATATGACATTCTTGTAGATATTTTATATACAATCCATTATATGTGACTAATATAGCAGGTAGTGCCCCTTTTTCCCATACTTTACCCATAACCATATTCATCATCGCAATGAATTTCAATAATGTATTGCCTTTATCATCCCAATAATCTTCATTAATTCCAAATAAAACTTTAAACTCTGCTTTGAATAACTCAATTTGCATTAGCGACCCTAATGTATTCGAATACATCTTAGTAATTCTTAATATTTCGTCGCTATATTTTTCTGTAAAAATTGGGCGGTCATCTCCTGTGCCATTTATACCTTTGATATCTATAATATCTTTTATGGCATCGAGTTTGTTTGTAAATATCGAAGATGTCTCTTTTATACCTTGTAATATATCTAAAATAGCATTGATACCCTTGTCTTTATCACCATTCAAAATCTTATCTTCTATTTCCTGAATATGACACTCGTGATACATACGGATTTTATTAACATCTCTATTACCGCAGATAAGTATAACATTGTCAGGATTTGCGTATTTTAACGCCAACATCCTTTGAAGGTTTCGAATACTATATTCTCCTCTGTCAATTAAGTCGCCTGTGAAAACGATAACCTTATTGTCAAGAGATAAAGGGGTGTCATTCTTCTCGTCAAACATTAATTTTTTTATACCGCCTGGCATATTACCTTCGAGGTCTGAAAAAAAATAGAGTTCATTATCTTCTGTTAAATTATATATTCCTGTGCCATTTCCTACACCACCTCGTGTCCGTTTGCTCTTTCTGCTTTTGCCTTTGTTCTTCTTATTCACAAGAGCATACATCTATTGTATTCTATAATATACAAAACAAAATATAAAAATATAGAAATTATATATAAGGTATATATCATATACACATTCGTTCGCTTCATTTATTTCTTCTTCTTTGGCTTTACTACTACATCAGGGACAATTGTTAATTCTTCCTTTTCTTCTTTGATTTCATCAATCACCTTTTCTTCTTTATCTTCTTCTTCAACGGGAATAGCCTTTTCTACTTCATCAGGCTTCTCTTTTTTCGATTTAGAAACTTTCGATTTAGCAGACTTTGTTCCATCTGCGTTTTGCGTTTTCTGCCACATAGTAGCAATCAATGATAATACTTCCTTTCCTGAAAGCGAAGGATTTTGTTTCTTTACAGGTTCGCAATTATCTTTTACATACTGTTGATAAGCATTCAGTTCCTTCTTTGGCTTATCGTCATTCCCATTAATGTTTTTCATAGCATCCTTTAAATACGCATCAATCTCTTTTTTGGTATCAAAGGTGTCTGGCATATTCGCAATATACTCCTTGAAACGAAGTGCCATAGTAGCGGAAGCAGCGGAAGCAACAGCGGTAGAGGCGGAAGAGGTTGATGACATCTTATTTGGTTGTTAAAACTCAACTATTATAATAGTAATCATCAATTTTTATAATTTTAATGGTAAAAAATCATAAAATATAAAAATATATACACATCATATAATACATATTCATATACCGTTCTTACGATATTCTTACGAAATCTTCAATGCGGAGGCAAAGTCGTTTGAGAGAACGTCATCGATATATTCGCAGAACTTTTCCTTGTCATTTTCAAAGAGTTCAGCAATCGTTGCCAATTTTTCCTTGGCAACTGGTTGAGGATTTATATACCCTTGATACACAGGAGGCTTTTTCATTTTTTTCAAAGGTTTGAGAGTTTTTGCGACATTCAGGTTCTGATTGGCGACGTTGAGGTTCGCATTGATGACATTGAGGTTCTGATTGGTGTTCGAAAACATTTTCGAAGTTGCGAGGTTGCGAAGTTGCGAAGTTGGCGATAGCGGTTTCGAGTTTTGCTTCTGGTTGCTTCTGGTTGCTTCTGGTTTCTTGTGTTTGTCCTTGTTCTATTTTCTAATTTGCTAAATCATTTTTTATATCAGATTTCAAAAATCAGAACAAATGTATCCCATAATATAGAAAATAAAAAGGTTTCAAAAATAAAAAATAGATATACATATAACACACAACATATACTAACCTATCTACGATAATCTACGCTCATTTAATAATAAGTGTCAATCCCCTGCTCCCTATCCTGCTTAGTCTTCCAGAGGTCAGTAATCTTTTTTGTGGTTTGTTGAGAGTTCAAGTCGGGAAACAGTTCCTTAATCTTAATACGCATTTCATCAAAGAAGATTTTGCGTTCAGTGGGAGGCTTCTTTGGCTTCTCGACGTCGGACTTAACGTCGGTCTTAGCGTCGGACTTAACATCGTCAGTATCACTATCTGACTTCTCTACCTTTTCCTTTTTTTCCTTCTTCGCAGGACGCCTCTTAGGTGGCACGTAATCCTCGTCATTTTCGTCATCGGTATTTGACTTCTCTGCTTCTTTTTCAGCAACCTCCTTCGCTTTCTTCGCTTTCTCTGCTTCCTTCTCAGCAACCTCCTTCGCTTTCTTCGCCTTATCTGCTTCCTTCTCAGCAGCCTTCTTTGCCTTCTCTGCTTCCTTTTCAGCAGCCTTCTTTGCCTTCTCTGCTTCCTTTTCAGCAGCCTTCTTTGCCTTCTCTGCTTCCTTTTCAGCCTTTTCAGTAGCCTTAGCAGCCTTAGCCGCATTCACGGTATCAGCATCATCCATCTTGGTGTCGTCGTTCTTCTTCGCCTTCTTCATAGGACGCTTCTTGACAACATCCATCTTCTCGACTGCCTTCATCTCCTTCACAATGTCGTTCAAGCCAACCTTGATATACTCATCAATCTCTTTTTTGGTATCAAATGCGTCTGGCATATTCGCAATATACTCCTTGAAACGAAGAGCCATAGTAGCGACAGCAGCGACAGCAGCGACAGCAGCGACAGCAGCGGAAGTTGATGACATCTTGCTTTGTTCGGTTTTTTGATGGTTCGGATTTGCTTTGCGTTCGTTCGGGTTTGCGTTCGTTAGGTTTGCGTTTGCGTTCGGTTTGGTTTGTGTTTGTCCCTGATATAATTTTCAATACACTCAATCAATTTTCAAAATAATCTTTGTAAATCAGAGCATATTTATCCAATATTTACAAAGGTTCTTTCCATCTGTCAAACATAGAAGGATATACAACTGTCTTATCATCCATATTACTTGCTACCGCTGCTTCGACTGCTACCGCTTCTGCTTCTTTCGGTTCATTCACAATAGCCTTCTCATTCTTCGCAGCATTCGCATTCGCTGCAGTCTTACTACGGGTCATCATCTTTTGTTGTTGTTCTATACTTAGAGAACACTCAATCAATTTTTAGATATAAAAAAATGACAATAGGTAATCATAAGAAATCAGCAACAACAACAGTAACAGAAACAATGTATTACGGTGTTCATATCAATCGTGAAAAAACAATCTTAAAAACAATGGAAACCGTCTCTAAACACGGAGGAAATTGCCTACAATTATTCGTCTCGAACCCGAGGAGTTTGTCGCTCGTATCCATCGATAATTACTTGAATATCGCCGATGATATAAGGAAATATTCGACAGACTATGGGTTCGCCACAATCATACACGCATCCTATACAATCAATCTTGCTCGGGATTTCAAGAATGGCAAACGGACTGTTCCGATACACGAATGCCCTTGGATACAATTGCTATTACACGAACTCTATATATCGCATCTTCTGGGTTCTGTCGGTGTCGTTCTTCACGTCGGAAAACATACCACGCAATCCAGCGAACAAGGTCTTGAAAATATGAGAATAGCCCTCGAATACATTATCGATGTCTTACGTCAAAAAGAGTTAAATGCAAAGATAGTTCTCGAAACACCAGCAGGACAAGGCACAGAACTATTGACGGACTTGGGCGATTTTCTTAATTTCTATAATAATCAGTTTTCAGCGGAACAAAGAAGATACCTCGGGATATGCGTTGATACCGCTCACGTTTGGGCGTCGGGTTATGAACTGAGCGACGCATATAAGATGATTGCCGTTAAAAACGCAAACGATGTCGTTGCGATACATCTTAACAATAGCAAAGTAGCGAAAGGCGGACGTGTAGATAGACACGCTACACTTTTTGATAGCACGGGAACAATCCCACAAGACGATATAAGGCAGTTTGTGGAATTATGGAAAGAAAAAGAAAAGAAGCAGCATAAATCGCAGAAGCACTCGCAGCGGCTATTAGTAATTTTAGAGACGCCCTCAGCGAATTATGCGGACGAATTAGACTATTTTAAGCCAACTGTCGGGAAATAAATCGTCTGTAATCGTCCCTTCGTAATTCTGTCCGAACCACTTGGATGGGTAGCAGACGACGGGGGTTTGCGAGGATGACAGGTAAGCACCGAACCACGAGAACGTGCTATTGCCGATGATATAATGCTTCGAAGACGTCATTAGTAATAACTGACACCAATCGGGAATATCATCGGCTACTTTTTTATATTTTAAATCCTTCCCTGTTCCATAGTATTCTTTGAGAGCATTATTTATTTCTAAGTTATATGTATTGACAGTAGCATTATCATTTGCTTCGCAGAAATACAGGATATCGTAATCATATATATCGACGCCTTTGAGAACCAACGCTTTAAATGCCTCGATATAATACTCTGGCTTCTGGACGGGATGAAACGCCTGTAAATTAAAGTAATCACCCATACGATAATGGACGGCAATCGTTTTATCCTTCGTATATTCGGGATACTTTGTCAAAACGCTATTGATTTTTTCGTCAATCCCCAATATCCTTCTTATCTTGTTGATATTATGCTCGAAATACTTATGGCTTTGAAAATATCCTTCGAGTAGAATGCCGTCGCCGCCGTCGCCGTTAGCGTCGCTCACAGGGATTTCCTTGTAATGAAAGTAAGAGGCTACATACTTGTTTGTAATCTCTATCCTGTCGGATACCTTATGACTTATATTGCTAAATAAGGTATCCCAGTAATATTTGCGATACCCGTTGATAGGCAACGTATATAAAACGTAATCCCGAGTGTTGTCGATGTAATATGATAAGGTTGCGAATATCTTAAACAGTTGATTACCGATACCGTCATTCACTACAATCCCTGTATAATTCATAATAATATCTATATCTATAACTGTCTTACGTATATCGATTTATATTTATATAAAAAATTATAAATAATATTTTAAAAATTATAAATATCTTATAATAAATAAAATAATGTTTAATATTATTTTTGGGATTATCGTATTGAAATACGTTTGTGAATATGTTGATAGATGGGTTCTTAGCATCCTTCTATCATAGCCGCAGTGTCCTACTCAGCCGTCTTCTAAACTTATTCACCATATAGATAAGAACCTTCCTGACGCTTTCACCTACAATCTCTTTATTGATTTTTCCTATCAGATACGTAATCTCGTTATCGACCATATATTTCTTATTTCTCAACATTCTACGCCAAAATCGTTGTATTATTAGTATAGATTGATAATATCGTTTAGCAGTCGAAACGGACGCTTCGACTGCTCCGTCCGCTCCGTCATCCTCGTCCGTCCCTACTGTTCCGACTGCTTCGTGATGTTTCTTATCCTTCATATAGAATATCGAGAAGCGCTTGTAAAAGATGGCGAACAGTAGGCTTTTCGAAGATGTATTTAGATATTTTTTATTTGTATTAAACCTGTTTAGTAATGCGATAGCGTTATCAATCCCATAGGTATATACATAGAGTTCGACTGTGTTATGTGGCATCTCGTTTATATATTTGACGATATGTTCTTCGAGAATGCGATTTAACTCCTTGTAATCTTCGCAAGAACGATACACAAGGCTACTGTGGAGTATATCTACGTGTTTTTCGTATATTTGATACCCCATATAGTCATAGTAAGACGAAGGGTGTTCGTCGTATAACAAACGAATATTCCACATTGATTGTTAATATGTTAATATGTTAATATGTTAATATGTTAATATGTTAATATGTTATTATGTTAATATGTTAATATGTTATTTATTTACGTTTGACAACCTACCTTTCTATCACTTTTTTGTCAGGTAATAATAGATAAATGAAATATATTGAAGCGTTGAAAAAGTATAATGAAGGAAAAGATAAATGGTGTACGCCTCGCAAAGGCACAGAAGACCACAAGAAAATATTGAAAATGATGAAAGAAAAAAGAGCATCCGCTGCTTCCGCATCTTCTTCGTCCGCATCCGTCGCATCCGCTGCTTCCGCATCTTCTTCGTCCGCATCCGTCGCATCCGCTGCTTCCGCATCTTCTTCGTCAGCATCCGCAGCATCCGCAGCATCCGCTAAACAGATAGCGTCAATCATATCCGCATCATCGAAGAAACCATCAACTAAATCTTTGTTATTTAATAATGCGAAAATAATTCAACGCTTCTTAAAGAGAAAGTTAGTTCTTACTAAACATAATTTAGATACTCGTGTCCAACGCTATCATTTGATTAAGAAGCGGTTAGATAGTATCCCAGAGACAGAATGCCTAACGAAGAAGACGTTTGGAAAGAATAAGGGTTATACGCTAAATGGCGTTGTGAATTTAGAAAAGAAAATGGGTAGCAGTAGTCTGTTTGGGTCGGTTTATCTATCGAGTATCCCTAATTTATTAGGTTCATACCCCATCGCCTCAAAAATAATGAAAACCACGCACAATCACGAATGCGAAACCCAGTTGAACGAGTGGATAACTAAAAATATCATTATACCAAAGCAATCAAGGCATTTTGTAATGATGTATAAAAGCACGAAATGTTCGGTTGCGGGAGGTAAAGCCAATCAACTCGTCCCTGCGGAGCGATTAGTGAATTATAACGAACTATGTAATGGCGATTTGATTTTCTTAATGAAGACAAATGTGCGGAACGACGTAATGGATATGATAAATATAGCGTTTCAATCACTCATCGCAATCGCAACATACCAAAAAAGAATAGGGTTCTGTCATCGTGATTGTCATAGCGGAAACTTCTTATATCAAATCGATTACGAAGTCTATAACGCAAAATACGGTGCGGGAAGCGGCAGCAGCCGTGGCGGCAACGTAGATTATGGCTACTATCACTATGTATATAATGGGTTCAACTTCTATATCAAGCGTTGCTCGTTTAATATATGTATATTCGACTTTGGACTGAGTGTGCCTATAAATACTGCGTTTGACAAAAATATATGTACGGACTATCTAAGAGTGCTAAACACATTTATAAGCAGAGAAGATTACGGATGGATTGCCGAAACGATGGATTTGGATATTAGTGCGGAGATGGCTTCCCTTCTGTCAAAAGTAAAGGGAATAACGAAACGCCTTCTTTCAGACGAAGGAAAAAGACACGATGTATTTCAAGAAATCATAGACAATGTGTTTAAGGTATTTAGAACCGACACGGGAATATTTATAACCAAGAAACCCGCCAAGGTATTGAATAAAATCCCTTTCATAATCAATAAGGTTAGTCCGTATCCTGACATAAAGTTTAAACGAGATACACAAGTGCTATAAGCCGTCGGTCGGCATTACCTACGGATTACCGCCGCCTACTTCGTCTGCTTCGCTTTATTTTTCGTCTGATAGTCAAATAACTTATAACTATCCTTGTCGCTATGTATCGTATTCGTAAAGGTATCGCTCGATTGATATTGTGTCTTCCAAGCACCGTCATTGTATTCAGGGCGTTTATAGATACAACTCTTCTTATTGATTGAGAACCCGCTCAATAACTCGCTTTCGCTCCCTTTCAGTGCGTAGATGTCTCGATGAAAGTTATTATGATAATTGAAAATATCCATATTTATCCTGTCAGCGAACAACGTGTTCTGACGCATCGTGTAATCGCTCGACAGCGACGACATACTCTTACAAGAGATAGAGGCACTCAGGGCTTTCGGGTTATAACTCGCATCATACTCTAATTCGTGGTAATCGTTCATATTACTTATATCACTTATAATAAATAAAAAGAATAAATAATAAATAATAAATAAATGTTTAGATATAGTAAAGTAAAGTTGAGTAAATAATCGGAATTATGTTTTATATATTAACTCCCGAGAACAAAAGGGGCGTTAGCGATGTTATAAAGGCATCTCCGAACATCACTATATTCTATTATTGGAATATGTGCGGACATTGTACGGCGTTGATGCCTACGTGGAACAAAGTATGCCAAAAGTATAAAAACAAAGGCGACTGCGACATAGTAAATGTGGAAGTATCGCATCTCCCTCACCTTCCCTTGAAATACAAAAAGGGCGTTTCGGGATTTCCGACAATTATAAAGTATAAGCGAGGGATAAAAGTAGGCGAGTTTAACGACGAAAGGGTTTTTCATAAACTTGATAGATTTGTAAAATAAATGAAATGAAGGAATGAATGGAATGAATAAAATAGATATAAATATTACATTCTATTATATAACTATACGAATACGAAGAGATGACCGCTGCGAAGCCTACGGACGACAACATAGTAGATAACATCATCAATAACGACAAGGTAGAGCCTACGGAGGAAGAGTTGGACGCATTTAAGAACCTCGTGAATGACTGGTTTAAATACGACGACCAAATTAGGAAACTAAATATCGCAATGAAGGAACGAAAGAACTACCAGCGAGTTTTGAATACGAAAATCGAGGAGTTTATGTTTAATTTTAAATATAATGACTTGAATACGCAGCACGGACGCATTAAGACGAATATGAAGGAGTGCGTCGTTCCGATTAAAATGAACGACATCAAGACAAAAATAATACAATATAAGGAACTGTCAGGCGAAGAGTTGTTAAAGCGGATTTTCGAAGAGGACAGGCAGACGGTAATGAAGAAGAATATCAAGAGGATAATCCCCAAGGTATCCCTTAGCATATAAGGAATGGATGTGGGGAGGACTGAACCCGCAGGGGAGGGGCTTAGCATTCGCACGTAGCATCCACAGTATCCGCATCAGCAGCACACCCTCTTATCATATCGTATTCGTAGTTTGTGGAATAGAATGCGTTTCGAATATTATTTTTAATGATTATATTGCTACAATTGGCACAGGGTCTCGAATATTTCAAGGTATTCTTAAAGCGGTCTGGGGCAATTCGAACAATATATATATCGCATTCATTCAGGATGTGTCGCTTTCTCTTGTGGATACTTGCGATGGCAGCAACTTCTGCGTGAATGCTAAAATCCGACATATAATAATTAAAGCCCGTGCCAATGATTTTGTCTCGATATACGACGATTGCCCCGTGTTTGTGATTAAACATCGGCGATTTGATGGCAATCTTGGCGGCGATATTTAAATAATATCTTTGTTTTTCATTCGATGTTCGGACACGATTACTGTCGATACATTCGAAATAATTGGATGTATAATATCCTGATTTGTTTCTCATTATATTCGCAACGTCAGCGCCACGCTGTGCATTCCTTACATCTACCATTATCGCTTAAAAGGTTCTTGAAAATTACCGTGAAGTAGTTTAATATCGTTGTAATTATTTATATATCTTCATCATTTTTTATGAGAACCGCAGATATGATATAAACCTATCCGCCATTAATCATATATATGTATGAACTATGTCTTTTTATTTCGCATCCCTTCTGTTATTCGCAAATACCGTGTCTGCCTTTACAACGACACCGAGCAATGCAAACAGGATTGCGAATATCAGTTTGTGTAATAAGAGAAGTTTGACAAGTTTATACCTTGGAGAACGAGACGTTTGTAAGCGGATAGGCATAATCCCTGACAAGACGATGGACGACTTACAAAAAGAAAGCAAATATCTAAGGAACTTCGGACACGCCGTAGCACCAGATACCGACGGAACGGATGATGCCAATTATACGGATATGAAAAATAACGTTAGCACGAAGACGAAGGCAAGGATTGACGAGGTGCTTAATGGGATTATGAAAAGTTGTAAGAATAATAAGGCGGAGATAGCGATACGTAATTTACAAAAGTATTGCTCGGATGCGAATATCATAAAAAATAAAAACACGAAGGCGCTCACATTTTATTTACAGAATAGTAAATATGCCTTGCTACTTGGCAAGTTCGTCCAATACGATATTATTGGATATACGAAGAACAATGCCTATTACGATGTCGATATGAAAGTCAGTGCCGAATATAAAACAATGGTAAAAAATAGTATCAAGTTCAATGATATGTATTACCCGAGATATAGAGATTACAATAATGTCTGCTACGTGATATATATATGGCGATTTAAGAAATATGAAGATGACAACCCATACATCGAAGGCTGTTATCTTATTCGTCCGCTGATACAGATATAGAATATAGAAGATAATTATATTATATTGTCGCATTTCTTATACATCGAATGATGGCATCACGATTACCGGTGCAAATCGAGGGTCTTTTATAACTTCTTTTATCAATTCCCATAATCGCTTTCTCTTCTCTGTGGATATACACGACAGGGACAGGACTTCTTTTTTCGTTAGGTAATACAAACTGCTTGTATCATCCATACACAAGGCATCGCACACTGCTTGTGCTTCTATCTCAGTAATGCCAATAACCTCCATTTGATATACCAACAAATCATACAAGTTTGCCTCGTATCGCAACATATCGCCAAACAATTATGAGGATAGCCAATCAGTTTTTCGAAAAATAAAAAACAAATACACATATATATACACATATACACAAGGACATAAAGCATATAAGGAAGTTGCGAAGCAACGATGCGACTTGTAGGTTTCGCCATCAAAGCAACGCAATTATAGCGTAAGCGTAGCATACATCGCAATTGTCGCAATCTATACAGTTCATAACAACTAACCTCAGGCAAAGCATTGAGAGAATAGATTGGATACCAATCCCAACCAATGAAACCAGTCTCATTGTGATGTCGAAAGTCGTGAGTATCGAAGATTGTTTTGAAGAAGGTTGTCGAGTATCGAGAGTTGTCGAGTATCGAAGGTTGTTTGAAGAAAGTCTCTGTTTTGTGTAGTTGGCTTTATAGTTTAATTTAAAATATCACATCCGTTTTTATATATATTATAGAATATTAGAACAAATTAATCCATCATATTATGTCGGATTATCACATCTAACAATCTCAAAGCACACAAGTAATCATTAAACTCATCTATACAAAAATAAAACTGTATTATATACATCTTCTGTTCTCTCAATACGTCAAGTATTTTCCCGTGTATAATTATTAAAACATCGCTTGAAGCATCGCTCGATAGGGATAATTCCTGATGTAAATGTCTCATTTTCTCGACAATGTCATACTTGAACGTCCCTTGTCTGTTTTCAGATTGAAGCCTCTCACCGTAAGTAGTCCAAAAATGACAAACCTTGTTATACGCTTTCTGTTTTCGAGACATTTGTCTTGGCAATCTTTATAATATACGGTGTCAATTTTTTATGGCAAAGCAAAAAACAAGAACAATGGCAAATCAAGAGCAATACAAGAGCAAATCAAGGCAAATCAAGAGCAATACAATGACAAATCAAGAGCAATACAAGGCAAAGAGCAAAACAAGGCAAAGAGCAAATCAAAGCAAAGAGCAAATCAAAGCAAAGAGCAATTCAAAGCAAGGGCAAAGCAAATCAAGGCAAGAGCAATACAATGGCAAATCAAGAGCAATTCAAATCAAGGCAAATCAAGGCAAATCAAGAGCAATACAATGACAAATCAAGAGCAATTCAAATCAAGGCAAATCAAGGCAAATCAAGGCAAATCAAGGCAATACAAGAGGGGTGATATACTACCTGTTATAATGTTATTTTTCAAGTCATCCCATCAGTTTTTATATAGAAGCCAAGATATTAGAACAAATGTATCCATTACTTTATTTTTATTTTTTAGAAAGTTATAGAAGTCTAAAAAGTTTTAGAGAAAATAAAAAGATTGTTAAGAACCTTCTATAACCGCAAAGTTATCTCTTGAAGTTCTCTAAATAACTCTCGGGATGCTCGACGCATCTGCCGACTTTTTAGAGCCAAACAAAGCATATTCTTCTTACCATTACGATAACAAAAGATTACTATAAATTACCTAAAAGTCGGCAGATGCGTCGAGCATCCCAAGTATTACTAAGCATATACTTGGGATATTTAGATTTTCTTTTTTTATAAAGTTTAAAAGTTTTAGAAAGTTATAGAAGTCTAAAAAGTTTTAGAGAAAATAAAAAGATTGTTAAGAACCTTCTATAACCGCAAAGTTATCTCTTGAAGTTCTCTAAATAACTCTCGGGATGCTCGACGCCGCTTCGCTACTTCGTATCTGCTGACTTTTTAGAGCCAAACATATCATATTCTTCTTACCACTATGATAACAAATGTTTGCTATAAATAACCTAAAAGTCGGCAGATGCGTCGAGCATCCCAAGTATTACTAAGCATATACTTTGGGATATTTAGATTTTCTTTTTTTATAAAGTTTAAAAGTTTTAGAGAAAATAAAAATAAAAAACAATCACAATCCACTTCATATTACTCGCTCTTATAACCTGTTTATTTTCAAGGGTATCCCCTGTATCAAGTTAAGTAATCAAGACATACAAACATCGTAATCATAGCATATATCGCAATCATCGCACTCAATACAATCAACACATTCAAAATAAACGATATAAACCAATGGCAATCGAGGCTACCTATAACAACCAATGCTATCAATACAGGCAATGTCATCGATACTCTCTCGATACTCTCTCGATACTATCTCGATACTCTCGATTTCTTTTTATTTTCAAGATATCCGCATCAGTTTTTATATAAAAATTGAATATAGATAGTATTGTTATATAGTATATAGAAAATGAATACACAAATCATCAACAACCTAAGGATTTTGGCAGATTACGAAAGAATTAACAAAGAGCCTTTCAAGGTTAGGGCGTATGAAAAAGTTATTGACTCAATCGAGTTATATGATAAAAATATAGAAACCCTCGAAGATATCAAACTACTTAAAGGAGTTGGAAAAAAGATTGAGGATAAGATAGTGGAGTTTATCGCAACAGGGAATATCGCAGAGGTTGAAGATGTATTGAAAGACCCCAAGTATATTCTTGGAAATAAATTGAAAAGTATTTACGGCGTGGGACCGGCGAAGATAACAGAACTGATGACGAAAATAAAGAGTTTCGAGGAGTTGAGAGAACACCCCGAACTATTGAATGAAAAGCAGAAAGTCGGCTTGAAATATTATGATGATATGAACCTAAGAATACCTATGGCGGAAGGAAAGCAACACTACACAATTGTAAAGAATATGTTGGATACAGGCATTGAGTTTGAGTTTGTTGGCAGTTTCAGGCGAAAGAATAAGGATATGGGAGATATCGATATATTGATTAAAAATAAAAGCGGCAACGGTATCGTCCTCAAAGATATCATCAAGCGGTTTGTCGATAAAAAGTATGTGATTGAGAAACTGGCATTAGGCAATAATAAGTTTATGGGGTTATGTAGGTTGAAACCTGATTTACCCGCACGACGTATCGATATTCTACTTGCCGACCCATCGTATTACTATTTCGCTCTCTTGTATTTCACAGGCTCTTACAACTTCAACATCTATATGCGGAAAATCGCATTAAGCAAGGGGCTTTCATTGTCCGAATACGGCTTCAAGGATAGCAAAGGAAACCTGATAGATACAACAGACACTATCCATAGCGAAGAAGACATTTTCAAGTATCTCGAATTACCCTATACAGCACCACATAAACGGTAAGAGGTAAGACGAATATATAAGGTTTATCACAATTATACATATAATATACATATACTAATATTCAAATATACAAGATATGTCTATTACACTCTATTCTCAAAAGGCGGATACGCAGATTATCTTATCGCATATGTATGATATTTTAACAAAGGATGGCAAAGAGATTGATTGCGAATATTTGGAAATTGAAAGGAGGCATTATAGAGATTATAAGAAGGACAATTCGGATTATATTTTTTTACATCAATTTATTCCCAAGAACGGCACTTATACCATCGACGATATTGAGATTGAAATCAGCGATTTTGTTCTAAACGACAAGATACAGGTATTTGCGTTCAAAGAAGAGTTTTATCATATTAAAAAGGTAGTCTTGAAAAGTTCGTCCAAAGAAAAGATAACGACCTTTGTTGAGGAGGCAATCAATAAAAAGTTCAAGGAGAAGAAAGACAGATTTGCGGAAGTCTCGGGAGAAAAGATTATTAAAAAGAAATGGACGGGGTATTGTTGGGCGTATGAGTCTTCAATCCCAAAGAGGAGTTTCGACAGCATCTTTTTAAAGGAGAAGCATTTGAATAAAATCAAAGACCCTATTCATCGATTTATCGATAAGAAAACCTACAAGGATTATTCTAAGCACGGGATACCCTATAAGATGAATATTATGCTACACGGACCACCTGGGGCAGGTAAAACTTCGCTTATTCACAGTATCGCTTCGGAATGCGGGGCGAACATTTGCGTTCTCAATATTAACGCAGAACTAAAAGAAGAGTCAATGATTGACGCCATCTCGCAGGTGAATGAGGACGACAAGAAGTCGATACTTGTTCTCGAAGATATCGATTGTATCTTCGTTGATAGGAAGGCGAACGACAGTATGAAGAACCATATCACGATGAACGGTATTTTAAATTGCCTCGACGGTTTTAATAATCCCGAAGGGTTGATTGTGATTATGACGACAAACTTCCCTGATAAATTGGACGAGGCACTAATGCGTTCGGGACGGATTGATTTGGATATCGAATTATCGCACCTTGACAAATACCAAGCACGGAATATGTTCCTGTCGTTCTTCAATAACGAAGAGCAGTTTGAGATGATGTGGAGTAATATCCAAAAGTATTCCGTAGAACCAGCGACCCTGATACAGTTTCTATTTAATAACCGTAGCGAAGAAGATATCTCATTGAAGTTCGATGACTTTTACAAACTTGTTGAAAAGAAATATTCAAAACATAACTCGGATATTTATACGTAGATAATGAGATTGATTTTTCATTTATTCTTCGTCATTCTTCATTTCATTTATTTTTTTTATTAGCCTCCTTATATATAGAGATTATGGGAGCAAAGTCAAGTAAAGCAGCAGTCGTCATCGACCCTTCGAAAGCCAACATATACGATACGTTTAGCAATTATCAAGATGCTACTGCGACAGATGATGTTGCGATTGATTATATGAAGGAGTTTTGGCATATACAAGCCGTCATAACGGCGTTCATAATCATATATTCTGTATCATTCTATACGGCTGTTTATTTACGACGACGAAGAACGAAATACTCATATAAGTAAAAACCGAGTGTAAATAATATAATACATTATGGGGGATAGCATCGTGATTACGATAGATGTGCGAGAAACCAGTCTATACAATGATATTATGGAGCGGGACTTGGATAATTACAAGGATAGGGTAGAGATAAAGAGCGAAAACTTGATGCTCGGTGATATTCATATAACCTACAAGGATTTGACACATATCTTCGAACGCAAGACGCTCCAAGATTTACAGTCGTCCATCACAGACGGCAGATATAAAGAGCAGAAGGCAAGGCTACTATCGAATACGTCGCAGAAGTTCATCACGTATATTATTGAAGGCGATAGTATATTAGCATCCTCTACGTATGCGAAGAATAAGCCGATGATACAAGGTGCTTATCTACATACGCTGTTTCGTGATAACATCCGCATCTTATATACTAAAAATATAATGGAGACGGCGACGCTAATCTTACTGCTATCTACGAAAATACTTGACCGCCCTGAGAAGTTTATGTATGAAGAATATACGGCAGATAAGTGCTATACGGATTTTGTGAAATTAAAGAAAAAGAAGATGGATAATATCGATACCAAGTCTTGCTTTATAATGCAACTCTCGCAAATACCGATGATATCCAATGTGATTGCGAAGAATATTTGTGCGAAATATAGTTCGATGCGTGTATTAATGCGTTCGCTTGACACGGATGCGTTTCAAACGCCAGAGCAAAAAATAAAGGAACTGTGTAAAGTGGATGGGGTTGGCAAAGAAAAGGCGAAGCAGATTGTGAAGTATCTTTTTGCGGATATTGAGGATACCGATGATAAGGATACCGATGATAAGGATACCGATGACGCCGATATAAATTAATTTCTTTTTATATATAAGATTAAATAATAAATAGTATTAAAAAATAAATGAAAAATGTTTGCGACATAAGAGACAGTATAAAAGACTATATTCGATTTCGAAATGAGTGTTATGGAAGCGGAAGCGGCTGTGGTAGCAGCGGCTGCGACAATGACGACCCGTTCTATATTGTGGATTTAGACAAAGTAGCCGAGCAATACCATCGATGGGTTGAATATTTGCCGAACATACAACCTTATTTTGCGGTGAAGTCGAACCCTGATGCGAATATAATGAGCCTATTGGCGACGCTTGGATGTAATTTTGATTGTGCGTCGAAGAATGAATTGGCAACTGTTTTAGAGATTGTGAATAATCCTGATAGAATACTATTTGCGAACCCTTGTAAAGTATCGTCGCATTTAAAGTATGCCAGAGAGCATAAAATCGCAAAGATGACGTTTGACAGTATCGAAGAGTTGGAAAAGATATACAACATATACCCAGAAGCACAAGTGATACTTCGCATTTGCGTAGATGACACAAATAGTAAATGTAAGTTCAATTCGAAGTTTGGATGCCCTCCGCATAATATTATAAAAATATTTGAAAAAGCAAGGCAACTACGTATGAACTTAGTGGGTTTCAGTTTTCACGTAGGGAGCGGTTGTAGCGACGCAAGTAGTTATTATAAGGCGATTGAAGATTGCTCGATTGCCTACAACGCATCACGGGAGTTTGGGTTTGACATACGTATCATCGATATTGGAGGTGGCTTTCCAGGTATCGATAAGACGATTAGTTCCACGAGTTCCACGAGTTTCGCAGATATTTGCGACAATATCAATCGGGCGATTACGGACTTCTTCTTATATGAGATTAGCAACGGTAGCAACGGTATGATACAGTTTATCGCAGAACCTGGGCGATATTTTACGGAAGCGACACATACCCTCGTGCTAAATGTAATCGCAAAGAAAAAAGAAGAAGGCGTAGCGAACGCTCCGTCCGTGATTAAATACTATCTGAATGACGGTATCTATGGTTCTTTCAATTGTATCGGATACGACCACCAGACACCCGAATTAATTCCCTTATTGCATCGGGACGCCGATGACAAGGTATATAATAGCACGTTCTTCGGTCCGACGTGCGACAGCCTCGATTGTATTTATAAAAATATTCCGTTTCACGAACTCTACGTGGGCGAATGGCTATATGTTCGCAACTTTGGCTCTTATACACTGTCTCCAAGTTCGTCTTTCAACGGGTTCTCAGTATCCAATAAAAAGTATATAAGAAATGAAATGAACGATAGCAAGTCGTCATTCTCATCGTCCTGACTATCCCAACAGACTTCTTTTTGTATCTATATGTATAAATCTAAATCTAAAATATAAAAATAGATAATACATATACACATCATAATATATCATACGCATCTATTTACATTTCTTTACATATTCTTAGCATCTTAAAAGTCGCCTTTTTGTGGGACTGTAATGTAGTCGTAGTTGGCGTCAATCACCTCGACTTGTTCCTTTGTGATTTTCGCAGGGTCAAGAAGCATCACAAAGTGTAGCGAAGTTGGGTCAGAGATATCCTTGTAGCAAGGGAACAACTTACGGGCAACTGTTTCGCCTCCACCCGCACCTCCTCCGCTTTTAATCGCAGTCGGGATATGCTTAATAACATCACACAACTCTTGAACCTTACTGGCAGCAAATATCGAACACTCCACAAACCCTTCGGGATTTTTCTTAAACTTTTGAGGATATTCTTTATTATAAAGTTCCTTATATACATTACGCATCACTTGCTCGTTGGGATATGCTCTGTATAGCGATTGGTCGGTTTCGTGATTTACACGAGCAGATGGGGTGGTGGCGTGAGCGTTAGCGTTAGCGTTCTTGGCACGTTTGAGCGACTGTTCGAATGTAAGACTGCTATTCTGCATCGCAATTTCATTCGTCGTGATAACAGTCTTCAACTGTTGCCGTATCACAATGTCGGTTCGCTCGTCAATCCAATAGTGGATTGAACCTGGGTATTGTGGCGAACTTCCAATCACACCTGCCAACCGTCCCGCTTTTTGAACTGCCGTGTCCTTACAGGGGATATGTCCGAGTATCATATCCGTAAATACGATACCATCCTTGTCTTGCGATACGATTTCTCCTTCTTCGCCTCGAATGATAACTTCGCCATCGGCACGAGGGCAATAATGAAACGATAAGCCCCTGTCGATTTTACGCATACCGATAATCACGAGAGGCTTGTCATTCATCTTCTGCGTTTTATAGATGTAATAGATGCGTTCGTTCAAAGACTTTGACACATTTTCAAACTTCAACTTGTAGGTTCTCGACAACTTTCCCTTCTTATATACCTTGATACTCGCACGTCCTCCTCCCGCCCCATTGATTACAAGGGCGTGAAAGTTGTTCTCGTTGCACCATATAGCGATACTCTCCATCTCCTTTGTTTGAACCCTGCTATTTATGATAACCTTCCTAAAATACGGGTTACCGTTTGGCAAAACGATGGGCGTCTGAAAGTGTTCGCTATGCGTCTTTAATATACCCATCGCATAACTGTTGGGGTTGTGCTTCTTCAAATAGGGTATAGAATGTGAGACTGCTTCGGGATGATGAAGAGAGCGATAGTTTGCCTGAATATCGGGCGTTATAATAACAGGGTATATATAAGCGTTCGCACATTCGGGGTAATTGTCGTCGATAATCAAATCCCCTTCGGTTGCCGAAGCAAACCCGAGACGATACAGGGCATCGTTTTTATCCACAATGTATTTTTTGAAACTAACGGCTTCGCCCTCAATCGTGTATTCGACATCCCTCGCAGACGCATACGTCTTGTCTGCTTCGTCCCAAATCATCCCATAGCGAAGCAGAGACTTCTTCGTCTCCACCTTCTTGTGGATATACTTTATTAGACTGAGCGTTTTTTTGCGTTGCGTGGGATTGTCGAGCGAACAGATGATAGGCATTCCATACTCGGGTTCTTCGCCTTCCTCGGTTCTGTCCGCAGCATATCCGTTGATATTGTCCTTGATTGACTCCATTGTGATTTTGTTATCACACGCCAACCTAAATATCTTAATCTTTATATTGTGTTCCGCAAACACCTTCTCAATCCCAATACAGGATTGAACTGACAATGGCTGGTCGTTGGCAAACATCAGAAACGCTACCGCCTTCTTTGACGTATCCTTCGCCCATTTTACGAGTTCGTTCGAGGTGATTGCGTTCTTTCCCATCTGCGTCGGCTGATATATGAAAAACGTCGAAAGGTTATGAACGAGTTCAAAGGATATAAAACGCTTGACAGGGTCTCTTATCTTTTCGCAGTGCTTGTATGTAATGTCCTTGTGTATCATATAGAGGTTCTCGTCATTGTGATACTCCGTGGTAATCGGACCCAAGACGATGATTTTCTCGGCGACCAATTCGTCGAGTTTCATTTGAAAATACTTTTCGCCCATCAGTTCTTCGCCCTCATCGATGGTCGCCTCATAAGCCTCGTAGAGATTGTCAAATGTCTTGTAAATCGCCATCATTTCTGCGTTGGTTTGCTGGTTTGGGTTGCGAGATTTGCGTTGGTTTGCTTTGCGTTTGCTTTGCGTTGGTTTGTTTGCGGTCGTTTGTTTTCGTTTGCTCGATTGCTTTTACGTTTGCCTCTGCTTTGAAAATAAAAATAGATAATCAATTTTATAGCATTTTAGAGCATATTAGAACATTTTAGAGCATATATATCATAAATAAAAATATAAAATATATACACATATACACATATACACTACCTTACATCACATCGATACGCTCCGCTTTATCCTAAATCAGTTTCGTAATCTCTTCAAGTAATTCTTCCAAATCTGGTTTTACTAATTCGCTATAATTTATCTCCAATGTTTTATCTCCGTAATTTTGTGGTTGCAATCCATTCACTTTAACAGGATAAGCCCAATGCGAAGTTGTTCTCTTATCGATGAAATACTTTTGTCTTTTTTCAAGCATCTTCTTTGTTAAATTACAACGAGGCAAATAACTAACATATTGAACTATTCGCTCTTCGTTAGATAAGGCATTTCCATATTGATTTTGATGAAATGTTCTCGAGTCCCATAATACCAAAGAACCTGCTTTAATATTTAAAACTCGCCTACTATCAACAATTTTATCCAAATATTCTTGCTCGATTAGCAACCAGTCTTTTGTAGAAGTCAAATTATATTGCTTCGCATATTCTTCGTGTAATTTATGACTACCCTCATATACTACAAGCGTTCGCTCTGTATTGCTTGTTAAAGCCACGAAACCCTGAATACATTTCAAACCCTTTTTTACAGGTGCTTGGTCTGTATGCGTCCAAGTTTTATCCTTCTTTTTACAATCCGCAGGTATATAACAACATCCATCATAACTAACAACTACCTCTTCCGTCTTCCAGATATTTTTGAAAACATTTTGAACGTTTTGACGTGTTCTAATATACCACGCGTGTTTTTGATGCCCCACTTCGTGATACTTGATAATTCCGTGAGGACTTATTTTACTATGCACCCCTTCAATTTGCGGATGCGAAGCAAACCATTCCCTGAAATATGAAACAGCAGTTGCAACTTCTTCTTCTGTAAGCACGTTTTCGATGACGCAAAATCCTTTTTCTGCTAACGCAGCAACACCTTCAATGTAAGAAGACATTTTGAAAAAATAATGTTGAAAATACAATATCAATTTTTGTGATAGTATAAAGGAATAGAACAAATCCATTCGTTATCATACTAATATAAAAATATAATACATTCCGTTATCATATTGATAACTCAGATTACTCAGATTACTCAACTTACACAAACCGAAATCGGTTTCCTACTTCTATGAGTTCATAGTATTTCTGGATATTATTGATGTCTCTCAGTCTTCCCGTATCCTGTGTATTCATAACCTTACGCATAATATTCTCGATAGTATCCTCGCTATTAATTTGGTTTGTGGCAAGTAAATCTTTATACGTATAGAATGCCCGATTATATTCATCGACGAAGCCCTTGTTATTTAGAGTGATGAGAAATGTCGTATTGCTGTCAAATGCGATAATCTGTTTGACAAATGAGAATGACTCGAAATCCTTGTTTCTACAATTGAGTTTCGTCGCTTCCCATATCTTCTTGTTCTTGTCATTCTTAATAAACGCTACGGCTTCAATCGTCTTCGTCTTGATTTTCTTTGTGATTTTAATGGTCGCATTCAACCGTGGAACGTTCTCATCGAGTTCATTCAGGGCGTCTGAGATATCTTTGGCGTCCTTGGCGGATTTAGTAGGCTTAGTGGTCGCATTCGCATCCTTTATGGTCGCTATTTTAGTAGTTTTGCGAACACTCGGGGCTTTCGGTTCTCGTAGTATATTGATGAATTGGTCGAACAGCAACTCTTTCGCCATCGCCAGTTTCAGATTGGCAATCCTGTTTTTCCGACGTATATCATTTTGATACATCGGTTTTCCAAGCAACATATTCTCGACTTCATTCCAATATGCGTCATCCTTGTCATACCCAGGCAATTCGCTCAGACACAAAGCGTAGAGTTGCAATATCGGCTTCATAATTTGATTGGTAATATAATGTAAATAGTCAGGGACTAAGTTATTCTGCTCGATATAATCGGGATGCTCGATGCGGTCGCCTTGTAATGTCGGGGCGGTTGCCCCACCCGTCTTAATATATACAAAGGGAATGCGTTCATTTGAACCTGGGCGATTTCCTGGGTCTCTCGCTCCTATTCTGTCCGCCAACACTTTATGGGCGATTTTCGAGGGGTCTTTGTAGTTCGCCCTCAGGCTCTTTGTGATTACGAGGTCTTTGATGGGCGTCTTGCCTTCCACCAAGTTTTTCAGTTCATCTTGTAGAAACTCAATCGAACCCTCCAAATCCTGCTTTTCCAAGATGATATTGATAACACCGCCATATATCTTCTTGACAATCTGAGCGTTGTCTCGGCGTTTCAATACAATACCCATCGACTTCTGCTTATACTTCGTGGTATCCGTTTCATACAGATTGCCTACATATCGCTTCTTGCTAAACAAGATAAACGGATACAGGCATTTCTCATAATTCAGTTTCTGCGGATGAGGCATAATGTCAGGGACGTTGATGTGTTTCTCGACATCCTTGCCAATATCAATCGCAAACTGTAAAGCATCCTTGCCATATACCGCATTCCCTTCTCTGTCCGTCAAAGGGAACTTGCAAAATATCGAGTCAGTATCGCCATATATCACCTCCGCATCATAGTTCCTTTCCACAAAGTCCTTTGCCAACATAATCATATTCCTCCCTGTCGCCGTAGTACAGGCGGCAATCTCCTTTAAGTAGATAGAGGATGTTCTCGCACCAATCTGCCCGTAGAGCGAGTTCGCCGTAACCTTGTAGGCTAATTGTAGGGCATCCAACACGTCCTGTTCGAAGATGTTATAGGTCTCTTTCATTGCGAGGACATTCTCCTTTGCCACGATGCTCTTGGTATTCCCGTCAATGTTATAAACTTCATAGTGGTCGCCACGGTCAGAGCAGATGCCCGAATATGTAGATTGTTTTCCCATTTCGCTGATAGCGGTTATCGTCTGGTATTCTATCTTTTTCCTCGTATTCTTACGTTGTTTGAGCAACATATCCAATACGTCCGCAATAATCCCTTTGCGTCCGTCCTTGTATTGGACGAATACACAATCCTTTTCACCAGTCTTCTTCTTCTTATCGCCCACGCCTTCATACAAATCATAAGAGATGGTTTTGTATTCGATGTTAGGGTCTTCGACACGATACTTTTCGTCCATCAAGTAGCAATCGTGCGACAGATTACAAGAAATCATCGAAGACGGATAGAGAGAACCGTAGTCGAACACTACAATCGGCTCGTTCAGATAGATGCCCTCTTTCGGCTCTAACACAACCGCACCCTCGTATCCGCTATCGTCCATCTCTTCGACATTCTCACGATACGATTTAATGGTCGGGATAAGGTATTCACGCTCCATACATTCTTTGGCGATTAAAGAGAATATCTTGATGCCTTGCCCTCTGCGAAATAGAAAGTTGAGAGGGACGAGGCATACGTTTCCCATACCAATATTATTTTCAAGGATTTTCAATTTATGGATGAGCCGATTTACGAGACAGCAATCCTGAATACAGTATTTTGCGATGACACATCGGTCTTCGCTATTCCCCTTGAACTTGTCGAATATCTCTTGCGGTTTCAAATCATTCTTATTATCCCCCAAGAATATCGAGGCTACATTGTCGAGTTTATAACTGTCGAGTTTCTGGTCTCGTTGCATGACTTTCAGCAAATCGATAAGCACCGTCCCGTCAAAATCAATATATCGCAGAATGTTATCTCCAAGTGCCGACGAGGACAACTTCAATTCTACGAGCGACGCCTTGCGTGTTATCAATCGCCCGAAGCCGACTGTAAAGTTATCCAAAATATTCAATTCTGTCGCTCTCTGCCAAATGTATTCCATATCAAAACCAAATATATTATAGCCCGTGATAATGTCCGAGTTCAGGTTATTCATAAGTTCCTTCCATTTCAATAGAACCTCCTTTTCCGTATCATAATACTCTACGTCGCATCCATCAATCTTGTCGCAACTATTTAATGAAATAATGTTTTTATATACGATATTGTCTGAGCCGTAGATATGGACGGTTGTGCCAATCTGGATAATCTTGTCGCCTTCAAGGGCAACGAGCGTATTCGTGAGAATGTCAGTCAGTTTCAACTCGTGGGCGTTGAGTTCCCTCACAGTCATCTTAGAACCCTTCGTGTCCCCGTCCGCATCGTCGTCGTCATCGTCCCCGTCATCGTCCGCTCCGTCTTCACATCCAATACCTAAGTCCGCTGCGGCGTCGTTGCCAGAAGGCTTCTTGGATTTAGACTTCGATATCGAAGATGCGATAATATTCAGGATGTCTATGATTTTCTGAATATGCGGTTCGATTTTCTTGGGTATCGAAGCGATATAATCCTTTGCGATTTTTTGCTTCGTATATACACGGTTAATCTTGACATCCTTTGCGGTATCCAGAATGACGTCTTCGAAATAGATGGTTTGTAGCCATCCCACGATATTCTCAGGCGTATATGTATATCCAAGTTTAGCGATAACTGCGAGGTCTTGTGCGACTTTGCTATAATTCTTCTTCGCAACAGGGAAATCTCCGTGGCTACTCGAACATTCAATATCAAAAGACGTGATTAGCAACGGGGCGATTTTATTCACCTGAATGGGACTTATGTTTTTATACTCTGTCTCAACGTTATAATCGCATCTGCTGATGTCTTCGCCCATCTCGTAGTTCCCTTTCTCAATCCTTACCCAATCGCAAGGGCGGATGTTCTGCGTATGAATGTATTTTAAGAATGGGTCGATGTTCGTCTCATACATCTTGAAATCATCCTTTTCGAGGCTCTTAAAATAATACTTCAAGTTGTTGTAGAGTTTGAGGGACTTTACGCTTACTTTTAGAAAGCGAAATATCTTGTCATTCGTAAATCCCCAAAAGTCCTTCTTACGCACAACTTTCATACTCGCAAAGTGCGTTTCGAGCGGTCGTGGAATGATTTTCTTGTTATACTCAGACATCTTGCCGTTGTTGTTAAAGAAGCACTTATAACTGTCGTTTAGCATAACGTCGTTCAGTTCATCTACCTTCGCCTTAAATGCCGACTTGTTTAACGCTTCCCATTTCTCAGGAGGCTTGATGTAGAAATAAGGGATGAAGTTATTGACTTTCACGCAATACGTAGCACCCACTGCGGATGTTCCGTAAATGAGAAGAGAATACAAGTCAGTTGCGTCTTTTTGAACGTTAGCCTTATCGGATTCAGGGTCATATATATCGGTAATCTGAAACTCAATCGTATCCTCGTGGGGATTGATAGGCTCGTGTATTTTTCTTGGAAACTCCATATCTAAGTTGATAATTGGATATATGCTTTAAATATTTAAATAGAAAACAAATCAATTTTTGTAATCTTTGTAATCTTTGTAATAATATAAAATAGTATATTGTAGAATAATAGAGAATAATAGATAATCGAATAGATGAATATAAGTTCCGAAAGTCTCGTGCTTTTAATAATCACGATTGCGGGTATTTATTATGTATATCAATACTATTTAAACGAGGGTCTCATAAAAGTCAAGAGTAAGATAGACAATGAAGAATACACAGTTCAAATCAAGGATGACGCTGTCGAGGCTGCGGATTTAATTGCGAAAATCAAAGGCAAACTGAATACATTGACAGAACATTTAGAGAAAACCTACGGAAATAGCGACCATCGTGTAGCGAGACTAAAAGACAACTATAAGCCCGATAGGCTAAGCGAAGGCGTCGATACCCCAGGTTATACGAGTTATTCGATTAACAAGGGAGAGAAGATTGTGCTGTGTCTTAGAAATCACGATAAATTGATGGATATCAATACGATGATGTTTGTGGTTTTACACGAATACGCACATTTAGCGACGGAAAGCATCGGACACACAGATGAGTTCTGGGACAACTTTAAATGGATATTAGAAGATGCAATAAATATAGGCATCTATACACGACAGGACTTTAAAAATAAGAACGTGGATTATTGCGGTATCAAGATAACATCGTCGCCTTTGTAATAATGAGGTAAATAGATATAAGATATTGACAATTATTAAAATAATATAAATATGGATATAACAACATGCACGGGCGATAATTCGAGTATAACGAGTTCCACGAGTATCACGAGTGGGTCGCTTTATGACTACAATCAATTCGAGATATTCTATGGAATAATCATCGCACTGATGCCGATTAGTAAGAGATATTCGCCGTGTATTCAGAATGATGTGGTGCGACGCAAAATAAATCAATATACAAACTGGAATATCTTGATGATACTTGCCAATGCCACGCTGTATAATGTATTCAATATTAACAATCATATCATATCGCATTTTATCGCCATCAATTCCTTCCAGATTATGACGTTATTTCATATGTTTATGATATACGATAGTAATGTGTTGTTTTGCGTGATGGATGCGAAGCCGTTTTTATTGAAACACCCGCTATTTAGCAGGATTTCCAATCATATCTTGGTTCGCTCAGAATACTTTGTGGCAAATATCGTCGTCCATATTTTGCCCGTGTATTTTTACAAGGACTATTTAACTCTGCGAAGTAGCGATGAAGTTACGGCGGCTACGACGACGGCGATGACAATCGATATGTTTCATTATATCATTATGTTTAAGTTTATGTGGGTTCTCAATATATTTGGCGACTTCAACATAACCTCGATTTATGTGCCGACGTTTAGCGGGTGCAACGTGAAACTCATAAACCTCGTAGTCATAATCGACTTTCTAACTTACAAACTCCTCAATTATTTTTTATAAATCATTCATATATTTATATAAAACAATAAGTATTTAATAATATAATACCCAAATATACCCGAAGCATACTATGATACCGAAGATTATTCATCAAACGTGGAAGGACAAAAATCTCCCTCCCATCATCTATAAATTGGTAAGCGAGAATATCCTCTTTCTTAAATCGCAAGGCTACGAGTTGATGTTTTGGACGGATGAAATGATATTAAAACTAATCAGCGAGGAATACCCTAACTTTTACAATATTTATAAGATGGCACGAACAGGGGTGCAGAAGGGCGATATCGCTCGTATTCTCCTCGTGTATCATTATGGCGGTATATATATCGACTTGGACGTCCTTATCTTAAAAGACTTCGCCGAAATCATCGATATGAACTCTAACAAACTGTATATCACCTACGAACCCTCGGGACAGACGAAGGCTTTATATAATAGCGATAAATATCTTTGTAATGCCTTCTTCGCCGCCAACAAACATAACAATATGCTTAAAGCGATACTAAACAACATCCCCGAATATGTGAAGAATTATACGGAGAACATATTCCAGAGGTTCGACATCTTCGGCGGTGCGTATTTTAAGGCGATTATTGAAGACCCGCTCTATGCGATATTCAAGGACGACGTCTATATTATCGACGACAGGGAACTGTTTTATCCGATAAACGATTTGAAGTTTGACAATCAACCCTTTTCCGTAGGCGATTGGACGAAAGTGATGAAAGGCGAATATGGCAAGGATACGATAATGGTCCATTATTGGATACACGGAGACTTTGAGTCGAAGGCTCTTTTAACGTCCTTTGTCCCTGATAAGAACAAGACGATACACGAAAATATGTATGCCTTTTTCTCGACTTTATATCCATATCAAAATCAAAATATTCTAAAAAAAATTGATATAATATAGATAGGTATATCGAAATGACGACGCTGAGACATCGAATGTATAAACAATACAAGCAACCTTTCTTGTTTGCGACTGTGATGTTTATGAACGTGGGTAGCCTGAGCGGCGTAAGAAGCCTATGTAGCGTAAGCGGCGTTAGCGGCGGACTTGCTTTCAACAGCATCATAAAAAAAACGATACTACACGATACGAAGATGCCTTCGATTTATCTGGAAAATAGTTTCCTTAGCGATAACGACGCAAGGTTTAAGAATAAGTTTTTTTCGGCAGAGCATATATTCCCACAATGCCAACTCAATAACAAACACAAGAACGACATGCACAACATCATAAAAACCACGAATACCCTCAACGTCAATCGCTCAAACTATATGTTTGTCGATGACAATGATATCAACCCAAAAGACAAGAACTGGGTTGCGTTAGACTTTGGGAATTACGTAAATCACAAGTGTAAGGTCTTCTCCCCGAACGATTACTCACGTGGCTTTATATCACGAGCGATACTCTATATGTGCTGGGAGTATGATTATAATCACCGCAAGGTGATTGATACGGACTTGCTGATTAAATGGTATTTTCAATATCCGCCATTAAAAGAAGAACGCTATCATAACGAGATTATCCACAGGATACAAAGAAAGCATAATATATTTATCACAAACTATTTCAAAAGAAGCAACGTCATCTTGAAGTTTATCAAAAAGTTATAGAAGATTAAAAAGAGTAGATGTAGAGGTTTTCTATAACCGCAAAGTAATTTCTTAAAGTTCTCTAAATAATACTTTGGAATATTTAGATTTTCTTTTTATAAGGTTATAAATATATATAAATAAAATATCATCCATTTCATCCTTTTTTTAAGTTTTATATCTTCTATAAAAAATGATACGATGACTATGATACAATGTAATCGAGCGACAACGATGTTAAACGCAAAGCAGAAGGTTGCCGTAGAGCAAACGATGAATGGTGAGAATATATTGATAACCGGACCCGCAGGAACAGGGAAATCTTTTACTATCAAATATATTATCGAGTTGCTAAGAGCCGAGAAGAAGAATGTGGGGCTTACGGCAACCACGGGGACGGCAGCGTTTATTATCGGCGGACAGACGATACATTCTTTTATGGGGATGGGTATCGGTGAAGAGACGCTCCAAGAGATTTTTATAAAGATTAAGAACCGCTCAAATATCTACAAGACGCTCAGCACGTTGGATGTTCTAATCATCGACGAGGTATCGATGCTCGACAATATGCTATTTGAGAAAATATCAGATATACTTTGCTATGTTAAATCGCATAGTTTAAAAGACGATGAACTACTCCACAAACCGTTTGGCGGAATACAAATTATTTTTATCGGGGACTTTTGCCAACTTGCGCCAGTGAATGGCACATACTGTTTCTTATCTACATTATGGAAGAAGGCGAATATCAAAGTAGTGGTATTGGAAGAACTGGTTCGCCAGAATGACGATACCTTATTTCAGCAGATACTACAAATTATTCGGAAAGGCAAATGCACAGACAATATTTTAAAAGTTTTAAATGCTCTACGTGATACACAGTTTGACGATGAAATCATCCCTACGAAGTTATATCCAAAGAATGTGAATGTAGATAAGATTAATGATATTGAAATAACGAAGTTGAAGGAGTGTGGTAATAAAAGATGCTTTTATAAAGCGGAAGCGGGTGGCAACGGTAGCACGAACGGAGCGAACAGCACGAGCAGCACGAGCAGCACGAGCAGCACGAGCATTGCCCTCTCAAAATACGATGTTGAATTGGTAGAGAACGCTCAGGTAATCATTACGAGAAACATCGATATCTCAAATGGTCTCGTAAATGGTATGCGATGTGTCATCAAATCATTATTTAAGGACTTTGTTCTCGTCAAAGACTGCTATGGCGAGTTTCATAACATAGTGTATTACAAGGATGTGTTTGAGAAGTCCAAGACGTCTATTCTACATATGCCCTTGAAGGTATCGTATGCCCTGTCTATTCATAAGTCGCAAGGGATGACGATAGACGCCTTAGAGATTGATTTAGGCGACAATATATTTACGTGCGGACAGGCATATACAGCTTTATCACGGGCGAAAAGTTTAAGGAGCATTCGTATCATCGATGTATCGAAGAACTCATTTAAAATGAACCCAAATGTGAAAGCATTTTATAATAGTATGTAATATGTAATACTTAGTATGTAATATGTAATACCGAATATATAATATTACAAAGTAGTAAGATGTATGTATGAAAATCATTCGGTTAGGAACGTATAAAACTGGTTTCACGTATTACAAAGTGAAAAGCAAAGGAACGGGTAAAGGCAAATGCGAAGCAAAGGTTGAGATAACGGACAGCCGAGAAATCGAAAAGATAAAAGAATTAAAAATACCACCAGCGTATGAAAATGTAACGATTTTGAATAACAAGAAGATTATCGCATATGGGTATGACACAAAAAATCGAAAGCAGGTGCTTTATCATCCCTCGTTTGTCGCTACACAGAATATTAAAAAATACAATAAGATTTCGGCGTCTATTAAGTTTTTTTCCAAATTAAAAAAGAAGGTATCAGATGATTTGAATGGAAATGGCAATGGCAGCAACGGCAACCAAAAAACGATGGCTATCGCTGTAATCATCACGCTCATATTATCTTGCGGTTTCAGGATAGGCAACAAAAAATACGAGAAGGACAATAATTCGGTTGGACTAACGACTTTGAAATACAAGCATCTCACCTTTAAAGATAACAAGGTTATCATCGATTTTATAGGAAAGAAGGGCGTTCGCAACGTTGCCGAATGCGACAATAAGCGAATATATGACTATTTATATCATAAACACGCTACTGCGATGTCTAATGCTTCGGATATCAAAGATATCAACGAGACTTATATTTTTAACTATGAAGGGGGTGAAGGAGGTGAAGGAAACGAACGTAGCGAACGAAGTGAACGAAGTGAAGGCAGCGAAGCGAACAAGGTTATCTCGTCGTCGGACGTGAATGAGTATCTGCGGGTAATTAGCGACCCCTATTCTATAATTATAACCACGAAAGACTTGCGGACGTGGAATGCGAATATGCTTTTTTTAACCTATTATAGAAAATTACAAAAATTAAGAAAGCGAACCTCTAAACGTCGGGAAGCATCGGGAGCGGAAGCAGCGGTGGCGGTAGCGAAAACCGCAAAAGAGGTTGAAAAGGATATCAAGAAGGCGATTGAGATGGTTGCCGAGAAATTACATAATAGTTATAGCATTTGTAAAAAAAGTTATATCGACCCTAAAATAATAGACGAACTATTACTTAAAAATTGATGATAATATAATATAGAATATAGAATAGAATTAGAATAAGAGAATACAATGATAGATATCAATGTTGTCCTTCATAACTTAAAGGAAATGCTAAAAAGTCGTGGAGACGACATCACGTTGTTTGAAGAACACGAAGCGTCGATTGACAAGGACAAATATGATAGCGACGCTTGTTGTATAGAGTTTGAAACCTCGCATACAACGCTGATTTTCGCTCTAACGAAAAAGACACGCAAGAATATTATTGACGAATTGAAGGACGACGACACGAATGTCGCTGGGTTTATCAAAAAGCACAAGGGAAAGCAGAATATAATCCTGATATTTAACAACGATACGGTATCACTACCGACTATATCGCAACTCAACAAGTATGATAAATTATTTCAAAAGAACGGAGGAATGCTTCAATATTTTCAAGTGAAACAACTTATGTTTAACCCTACAAAACACGAGATAGTCCCGCCACATATTAAACTAACCGAGAATGAAATTGCGGAGTTTATGAAAAAGTATATGATACGTAGCAAACTGGATATGTCGAGGATATACCCGACAGACCCCGTAGCCAAATGGCTTGGGTTAAAATACGGAGACATCGTTAAAATCATTCGCTATAATGAAAATAGCGGTGAATCGTTTTATTATAGGTCTTGCTTCTAAAATAAAATATATATAGTAATAGAGGACATATTGAATGACAGCGGTACTAACAAATACAGATATAAATGCGTTTCACGAAAAATTAATGATATATAATCGTAATTTTTTTAGTGTCATAAACATTGCCGATGGATTGCTTGGTGAGACGACGACAATAAAAGATACCGTTTCATTAGGTATCCCGACAACGAGTGCAAACTCATATAGTATCGAGCAATTTTCTAAGTTTATTAAAAAGGTTCTTAATTTTAATATTAAAAACTATACCGAAACACTTACCGACACTGATTTATGCTTTGTAAATAAAGACGGTTCAGGAATTTTTACATCAAATAATAATAATAGAGACCATCTTATTAAAACATTAAAGGTTGTTAGCGTTTTTGTCGATATATTAGAGGCATATAAATATTGTATAGATAATGCGAATGCCGGTACGTTTGATACTGGATTTACGTCTGATATCGTCATCGATAGGATTGAGTTAGTATCGGACAAAACAAGGTTTTATTCAGGGGCAAGTAATGCTACGATGACACCTTCCGCAAATGATAGGAATGTCGGATATATACGAACTGTTACAGTATCAGGAGTTGATACAAAGGTTTTATATCTATCTATACAAAGTTTTGATACAGGTATGGGAGACCCCAGATATAATTATGAAGACCTTTTTTCAAAGAGCGGGGCTGCTATATTAGCGGCGAAAACAAATATATTACATACTGATGCGATATATAAAACATCACACGCTTCGGCGTATATGAACGATTATAAATATCAACGTTATAGTGTTACTGATAATGCTACGCCTATCAGCAGAACTGATTTAACATCATTGGATGTCAGAAACAAGAGCCTCGTTGTTTTATTAATACGAACATTATTCGGGCTTGATACAACGTTTCGCATACAAAGCGTGAATGCTCTCTATTATTATTATAAGTTCGTCCAATTATATACGACGCTTATAATACACGTGTCTAACGTGATGTATAATGATGTTAAACGAACGTCTGGGACAGAAACGAGTAGATTTAGGATTGAAACATATAATATGACAACAAATAAAAACACCCACGTTATCTCTGGGTTCGAGAAGTTCTTTATAACTGGAACAACAGCAGAAGTATCTACATATAGTGTCGCACCAGCAACTGGGGATACTCCAACAACACCTGCTACTATAACGAGTGAAGACGCCGCAAGTCTTGCTGCAGGGACTTTTAATATTAATCGTGGAAAAGGCTATAAACAAAACCCTGTTATAACCGCATCACCTGGAACAAAACAAAGCGCACGTGCTACAATTGTTCCAGTAGTTTATGCGGATACTACTACAACCAATGACAATAATATAATAAGATTAGAGGATGTTATTAGAGAGATAAATGCTACGATTACTGTATTACTTGACGAGTTATCGCAGTATAGCGAAACATCTTCCTTCACGATTACAACTCCTTCGTCTGAAACCGCCAAAACGAAGGTATATGCGACATCAGATAAATACGTTGTTATTAATATTACGAAACCGAGTATATATACTTCTTTAATTACATATAAAGATAAGTTCGATTTAGTAAATGAATTTGTTATATATGATGTTATTAATAAATATACGTATGAGATAATAGATATAACTGATGTAGGGTCGAATGAGTTTGAAATAAAAATTAATGCGGTTTTCGACGATAATGATAAAGCCAGAACCCCTAATAGTTTAATATTTAAAAATGCTACGAACGTAGCAATAACACCAAAACCAATGAGTAAAGCGTCCGCAACGAATATAACAAACGCAAGTGAGTATCTTGTAATTAAATTAAAGGAAACTAATACGTATAAGACCAAATATATTACAACAAAAGATGAATTGAATAGATTAGAGGCTGACATAGGGTATAAGTCGAGTAAGGTAACGCATCAAAACAACCTATATGAAAGCCAGAATAATAAAAAGATATTTTTAGAACGTCAGGTGTTGGCATACAATATCATACTTGCGATTATCGTAATAATACTTGTAGCCGTTAATGTCGTTAAAGTCGATAAGGGGGTTGTCAAAACGGTATCTCTGTCTTGCTTTGGTGCTATAATATTATTATTCGTGATATACTTCATATCGAATATGACATACATAGAAACTTTCGCTTCGGTAGGAGACCCTTTATATGAATTAACATTCGCATCATTTACTGCGGATAGTAGTAGCACCGAAAGCCTTTATACTCCAAAGAAAATAAAGGCATTAAACGGAGAGATTACGAAATTAAATACTCGGTTTCTCGGTTATTTCGAAAAATTAATTATTACGCTTCCTGCCTCGGATAATTACGAGTTCTATAAGGAAATTAGCGAGATTATTACAAATGACAAGGAAAACAAAGAGTTTATCAGGAATAACTTGGATTACAGTAAAAACCAGAATGATAACAACATCAACTCGATTAAATACGAGTTGGAGAATAACAAACTCTATATCAATACCCTATTGATATCTGCTGTCATATTCGTTGGGTTGTATAATCTGTATATTAACTATATGAGTGAAAAGTATCAGTCGTTGTTGATATTCATTAGTTTCATCATATTCGTCATCATCCTATCGTATTACTACATCACGGCGAACCGACGTGTTAAGACGGTATTCAAAAATATATATTGGGGACCCGAGCATTCGAAGCGTTTCTAAACGTTGATTTGTTTTTTCATAAATTATATAAAAAGTTATAACTTATATATCTTAAATGGCTACAAAAAAGGGCGATTGCGAAAGCGGCGGTAGCAGCGATAACGAAGAATACAGTGATACGAGTAGCGGCGAAGTCTATACGAATGATTGTGATGACTGTGAGGATGACGATGACGAAGACGAAGTCTGTGATGATGAAATCGGAGATGACGATGATGAAGACTGTGATGAGGATGACTGCGATGAGCCATCAGGAGGATTTTTCAATAAACACGACGAAGAGAATAGCAGAGATGGTAGCGGTAGCCGTGGTAGCAGCGATAAAAAACGTAGAGAGCATAAAGATAATAAACAGAAGCAATCACAGAAGCAAAGAAAAGATAAGAAAGATAATAAGAAGCAGCATTCGCAGCAGAAGCAAGGCGTCTTTTTAATATTAAAGAGGATACCAGAGAAGAGGTTGATTAAGAAGACAAAATACAACTTTTATAAGAAATATAATGACGATGAAAAGGGGTATTTTGACTCATTAACAACCGACGAGAAGAATACTATCAGTATGTTGGAAGATAAATTAGAGACAAGTCGCACTACCCTTACTGTTCCTATGCGGTTCAAAGTATTAGACTTGGAGATGAATGAACGAACCAAGCGAAGCATCATTTTCAAACTGGAAAGCATAAACCGAATGTCATCGACGTCTGGCGAGTATCACAAAATAAATAACTGGCTCTGTATATTGAACGAGATACCGTTTAATCGATACTATAACATCCCTGTAAAAAACACTGACGGGAACGACAAGATATGCGTATTTCTAAGTAATATTCGAGAGCGAATGAATAAGGAGATATACGGACACAAGGACGCAAAGGAGCAAATCGTCCGTGTCTTGGCGCAGTTGATATCATTCCCAAAGGCAAATGGATACATCATCGGGATACAAGGGGCTGCGGGAATAGGCAAGACGAAGTTGATTAAGGAGGGTATCTGTAATGCTCTCAATTATCCGAATGCGTTTATATCATTGAGCGGGACGGACGATGCGTCCTTTCTAAGAGGGCATTCTTATACCTACGAAGGTGCGACCTACGGGAAGATATGTGAGTCACTCATCAAGACGGGTATTATGAACCCACTTTTGTTATTCGACGAATTAGACAAGGTATCGAATACATACAAGGGGCAGGAAATTATCAATACTTTAATCCACATCACAGACCCCGTTCAGAACGACCGTTTTAACGATAGATACTTTGAAGAAATCGACTTGGATATATCACGTTCGATGATTGTATTCACGTTCAATGACGAGAGTTTAATCAACCCGATTTTAAAAGATAGGATGATTGTTATCAACGTGAAAGGATACAACAATCAGGAAAAACTCGTATTGGCGAAAGACTACATCATACCCGAGATACTGCTACAATACAATCTAACAAAAGGCGATGTCAGGTTTAGCGACGAAGTCTTAACGCATATCATTGAGACGATTGAGGCGGAGGAAGGCGTCCGTAATCTAAAACGGGCGATTAACAATACTATCTCGTGGATTAATATGATGCGTTATGTTAGCATCGACGACCTAACCATCTCGCTACCTTACGATATTGATATCAAGTTTTATGATAAATACTGTGCTACAAATTGCGGTTCTCATAATATGCGAAAAGACGTCTTACATTCCTTATATAATTAATTTTCTTTTTATGTTAATAAAGGAGAGGATGCCGAGGATGCCTACAATGTCCGCAAAAGCGAAAAGCGAGGGGTTCAAAGTCGCAAAGGATGCGTGTAGTAATCGCATCGGTATAGGTAATGTATATTCTGATTTCATATTTTTCGGTTGTTGGAATAATATAAATTGTGAAAATGAGAAGGAGTATATCTATCGTGATATCGTATTGGATTACATTCGGGATAACGAGATTGACATCATGCAATTGTATATTGCGGGTGATAACTGGTATCAAAATGTGGTGAAAATTAAAGACGCAAACTTCAAAGTTTATTTGACGGATATATTGACTACTGGATATGACAAAATATATGCGATGAATAAAGAAGTGTATATTGCGGTTGGTAATCACGACGAAGATGAAGACAGAGACGATGTAAAGAGCGGCGATGCCAAGAGCGTCGACACAAAGAATACCCTTATTGCCCGTCTATTAAAGAAGGATTGTAATTTGAATACGCAAAAGTATTATTTGAAACTCATTAAAGACAGGGCGTTGCGAGAAAACACAGAGCCTCCAACATTAGAGTTGTTATATTTACTTGCGATGAAGAACGAATTGACCGATAATTATATGTGCGAGAACGGCGTCTATATATATACCGATAATATAGGCGTTCGCTATAACAAAGGTAATATTGTTATCATAATCAATACCAATCGGTTATACACAGAGGGGCTTAAATATGTTCGAAGCATACAAGCGGTTATTAGGCGTGTCCTACTAAACGTCGAGTCATATCAAGGCAACGAGCAGATATTCGTAATGGGACACATTCCGCTATTTAGTTTTAAGAGCGACGCTATCAAACCGCAGAAAATCGACGATGAAATAATAGTGGGTTTGTTTAATCTATTTGCGAAGAACCGTATCATATATATATGTGCGGATACGCATAATTTTAGTATTATGAAAATACAATTGGGGAACAAAGTAGTCATACAGATAACCGCAGGAACTGGCGGAGCAGACCCAGATGTATTAAATAGCGAATACACGAATACCGCAAAAGAATGCTATGTTAATACAGCGAAGCATAAGTTTCATATACGAGCATTCGCTTTAAATCCCTATGGATATGTATCGATACGCAAGGCAACTGGCTATAATTATATGGTATGTTATAAGCAGATTATAAAGGAAGGCGTTGTGGGTATGTCGGGTAATCAGAGCGTCAAGGAATATACGTATAAGATTTCAAGCGGCGATTGTGCGTTTGAAAAAGAAACTCAGCATATCTATAATTTGAAAATAGACAAGTATTCGAAAACGAATATATGCCAAAGAACTCCCAAATATATAACAACTCTAAAACCTACGATTATGTGTTATAAAAAAGAAAAGAAAGATAAAAATAAAACATTAACAACTAATAAAAGTAAAGTTAAAGTAATATAGATGATGATGTATGATACATATACGGTTCTTGCGATATTCCTCGCAGTCGTCGGCATATTCGTATCAATTCTTGCGTTCTATTTCATATATTTCGCAAATGTAGCAACTGCGGATGCTGCTGTCGCTACATCGAAGACTGTCGAGAAATACGAAGACGCCGCTTCGGCTGATACGGCTGATACGGCTGATACGGCTGCTTCGGACGCCGAAGCGGCTCATATCTATTTTATGACATATAAGGAAACTGCTAATTTTTTTGCGAAGGATAGGGATAGATATGTTCGCAATTTGTCCGACTTAGATTTACACGCACGGGGCGTCAAGACGCACGTCGAATATATGAATAATATCGAGGATACCGCTATATCTTTTACTGACGATGAAAAGGAACTCTTGGAACGGTGTGCGAAGGATGCGGACAAGTATTTAAGGAACGAGCGATTTAAGGACGTGGATTACGGGAAGCATTTGAACGGTAATGATATAGCGGATATTAAGTGGATTTTTGCAAACACCTATACAAACTATCATCTTGATACGATTAAAGAATACGAACAGGGATTACCGCATACACGGGAAAACGTCATCTTATTATCTAAAAATGTTTTAAAGAACGATGCGTTAAACTTGACGAACACTTTGCTACACGAGAAAATCCACATCTATCAACGATATAACCCGAAGATATTTGACACTATCATAAAAGAAATGGGATTAAAAGAGTTGGATAGAAAACACTTCACACAAGCAAAGTATATCCGCTCGAACCCCGACACCAATAACAAACTCTATTACTACCCGACAGCGAAGAATAGCGGTAGCGGCGGTAGCATTCTCGATATCATAACTGGCTCTGACAATGACGACGCTGACGATGCTGTTCCCAACTATGACATTGACAAGGTGATGGTTTGCCTGTATCGCAATGATACGCCGAATAGTATCAACGATGTGATACAAAAGAACTATACGGCGGAACACCCATATGAAAAGATAGCCTATGAGATTGCCGAAAACTTTTATAAGAATAACAAAAATAAATATATAAATATATAAATATATAGTATCTTTACAAAGAAGGAAACAGAAATAAAAAAGATGGACGAGGTTATGAAACAAGCACCTGATAATATTTCGAGAGAGGAGATTGAAATCATCTTTAAAAAGAATGATGAGAACATAACGGATACCTTAATCGATTTGTGGAAGTTGGATGTGCCGAAATCGACGACCGAACCGAAGACGGCGACTGACGACAAATGGGCGAACATAAGAGATGTTTGTGATTCTTATGATTTAGAAATGCAGTCGCATCTAAAACGGATGAAGCAATAGCCGATGCGAGGCTGCGTAAGCGTCGTAAGCAGCGTTAGCGTTGCCTTATATATAATATCACATATTATTAAGGATTAATACTATATGACGATTGAAACCTATGATTTTCCTCAATTAACGCAGGTGTCTAAGGATGTGTTCCCTGTGAAGTCGTGTAATGGATTATTTTGTGCGAATAAGTTCGATTTTAGTATGCTTAGCAAAGTCGCTAACCTATCGACGGGTTTCTTAATGGGTAATGACTATGCTGTAAAACAGGCTAAGACGCTTGGTATGGGTAGAGATGCGGGGGGGTCTGGTAGTAGCATTGAAGACGAAGATGATTTTTCATCTCCCTCGAAATACTTGTATTATAATACGGATATCAGATATCCCTGATATTAAATATCCCTCATATAATTAGATTTAAATGTTTCGAAATACAGAGTTCGAAGTATTATTGATACTTTTAATATTATTCATTGTTCTCTCGATGATGCCAGTAATCGAATTGAAATATCATAACGATTTATACGAGACGACAGAAACCTTCAATAAGTATTGTTTAAATAACGATATCGAATTATTAAATGAATTGGATGTGAAAGACACATATATGTGGAATATGACAAACTATCTATATGATTTTGATACGGTGGATACGTATTTAAATGATGAAAGTCAGAATACCTATAAATTACAAAGTATTACGGTAGATAATGGTGGCTCAGGGTATAATAGTGAGCCTACTGTTTCAATCGTAAGCAATGACGGTAAAGGCAACGGCGCGACAGCAAAAGCGGTTATTAAATCTGGTGATGTATCGAGTATTACGGTAGATAATGGTGGCTCAGGGTATAAGAGTGTGCCGAATGTCGTAATCGCAGGAGGAGGTGGAACAGGAGCGTCGGCGACAGCGGTTCTTGCCCCAGATGTCTCAGATTATAAGTGGTTGCCTGAGATGAACTCTAAAATATACTTGTATTATCTAAATATGTCAATGGCATTTTTTTTAACTATTATTGCGTTCTTTTGTTATTCGTTCTTCTATATCTTTAAGTATCATCTTGAAGAACACAAAATCTGTATGTATGGCGACACTGACGCCGATGCCAATGACTTCTTTCGATATTATCTATATGCCTTGGCTATCTACATTCTATTATTCATAACCTTTTTCTCTATCATATTAAAGAAAATCACCGAGATATACAAGACGACCGATACGGAAACCTATGAGTATATAATCTTGATGAAAGGGCTTGACACTATTTTAAAGGAAAACAAGATAACAAATCTGGATAATAAGGAAATTATAGAAATATTGAAAAGACATTCTAAAAACAAGATAAACGACATACGGTATGTTGCGATACACAATAAGGACGCAATGTATGACCTCGCTGTTGCTGTGAAAAAGAAGGGAAAACCGAGAGACGATACGACGACTACGATTACCGAAAAAGATATAAAGAATAATTATGAAAACGCCGAATGCAAATTGATACGCCTTAATAATATCGACAGGCTCGAATATTATAATAGCGACGAGGCGAAGAACAAGGTGAAGGGCAAGGTAGCCGACATCTTTCGATTTATGTATGCTTATATTTTTTTCTTAATCGTCCCGATATATTTGCTGTCCGTATCGCTAAAAGGGAACTATATTTATTTATTATTCACATTAATCATTATGATTGTATTTAGTATCTCTGTGTATAACATTTACAATACTTTGCAATAATGAGAATGAGAATGAGAATGAGAATGAGAATGAGAATGAGAATGAGAATGAGAATGAGAGACACGTGTCTCTTAATATATCTTTTTTTCTTTCTAAGGTTTAAAGTGAAAGTTAAAGTTAAAAGTAAAAAATGAGATTTGCTTCGACGATAAACCTTACAATCATTGTTATGATGATTATCATCTATCTAAACGAGATGCGAAATATCAGTATGTTTATCTTCAATTTCAACTATATAAAGGATTTGGCGAAAATCATTATGAACGAGAAATGTAATAGCATCTATTGCGAGGCGGAGACAGACAGATACCAAATCGCCAAGAACAGTTATAACCTGCTGATGCCGAACGACGTCTTCAATGCGAAGACGTATATCATCTTTACCTTCATAATTTCTATAATGATATTTATATATTATTATTCGATGCTCGTCGATTTCGAAAAACACCCTTCCAATAGTATAACAATCACCATTCTATTCATCTGTATCTTAGTAACCATAATCTTCGCAAGATATACCCCTTACGACGAACAAGGATACTTGAATTATTATAAAAATCTATATAGCGACGGTAATCCAAACCCACATACCATTTCTATCGGGTTCGTGGTTTTCTTTATCGTTTGCGTCGTTTTGATATTAGTATATCAGTTGTTGATTACAAAGGGCGAACTAACGACCTTTACGGAATACTGGAATACTGGGAACTTCCCAAAGTTTACAGAGGCTTTCGGCAATCTATATAATAACAAAGACACGATACTCGAAATACTTAAACTAACGTGTTTCTTTATATCCATCACGCTCGTATTTAATCTAATGAATATCGTGATGAGTTTTCGTAATAACACGACACCTATGTTGAAGACAAAGGCTTTGACGTGGTCTCTTCAAAACTCATTGAAGACACACGAAGGTTATAAAATTACCGAGACTAATAAAAAAGAATACCTTATATCACAAGAATATGATAACATTACGAAATTGACAGAAACTGAAAAGGATAAGAATATTTTAAATAGCGGAGCAAACATATCGTCGGCTCTCGACATTCTAATCGCATTCGAAGAATTGACAAACGTAGTGCTATACGGACACACGACAGAAGCAAATACAGGTTATGTATCAATCCTCAAAGAGATGATTGATAAGAACTTTACAACATTAAAAAAAAATAAAGATAAAAATGACGCGAATAAAAATACATCGGAGTTGTCCTTGATATTCGACAAAAAGGTTAGCATACCAAATGATTACGGAACAGATACACGAGGAACTCAATACGACCATTACATCAACAAGAACGACAATAATGAAGACTACGAATATACTGCCGACATATCCTATGGCAATCCAAATGTATTTTATGAGAAATACTGGGATGTGAATGATACCGAAGGGGAGTTCTTAGACACCTATCATTACTTCGTGCCGACGAACCTAAACCTATATAAAGGAGCAAATCTATATCGGATTTTGACGGACATAGCATATTTCATAATAATTATTTCGGTAGTATTATCTGCTATCTATGGAACATACAGCCTATTTAACGATAGAGACGATGATAACGAGAACGTCATCAAAAGAATATGGGATATCCTGTTTCCTTTATTCGCCCTCGTTATATTCCTAACATTTATAATCGTATTTATTCGCTTCAACACGAACTTTAATAAGAATGTAGTTTATAAATGCCTCGATTGTAGTTATAAAAGGGCTTTGAATAAATTGAATAATATCGTCAATCCTTATATACGAATGTATGATACCAAGATAACGACGGGTAATAAAAATTACCTACATCACTATATTATCAGCAACGTATTTTACTCGCTATTGAGTGGTAATATAAACTTAGTCGATGTGGATACCACGAGGGCTATCAATACAGCGTATGATGGCAAAAATTACAAAGGTATCGATGAAATCAAAACGAACCGATTAAAATTAACTGAGATGAACGATAGTCTTCTCAATAATGACAATCAGTTTAGAGAATATTACAAGTCGAGATATGGCGACCTCTATAATACCACGACTACCGCCGAAATCGATAAACTATATACAGTATTTTTGAATATATTCGGGGAATATAAAAGAACGCCCGTGTCTGACTCAGATATTGAAAAATACTTTAAGACAACCGTTCTTAAAAAGGATACGATTTTAAAGATTTTCAGTATTATTAAAAGATGCTTTGAGTTGTTTAATGTAGAGCGTTTCAATAACAATTTAGTATATTATAATAATCGTGACAAGGGACGGGGTGATAGCAACGATAAAACGAAGATAACAATCGATAGTTTTAAACCCTTCAAGTTCTACAAAGACGGCGACAAACTTATACCTCATAAGTTTATCTTAGTATTAACGAAGAAAGCCGATTATGACGCTTTTGTAGGAGATACAACTGCTACTAAGACGACGTTTGAAACCGTTCTAAAAGATAAATTAGGTATCAAAAACGAAACAACTGATACACCTGATATGACACCTATATTAAATAATGATATAACCGATGAAGATTCAATAAATCCGAAAGAGGACATACGAGATAAAAATGTAATCAAAATAATCGCCAAGTATTTATTAATTCTCGGACATTTGAATTATAATGGGGTTGAATATAAAAGAGAAGTAGTAGTATCGGGAACAAAAACTCAGGAAACCGTAGATGCTAATCGAAAAAAAATATATGAACTAAAAACACTCAACCTATATAAATTAATTTCGAACGTGTCTTATAACGATACCTATGACGGGTTAGATGATACGTTTATTACAATAACCGACATCGCTGCTGGTAGCGAAACAGGGAAGATTACTGAACCAAAATACAAAACGCTCACCTATATATATAACTACTTGGAAACAAAATATGTCTCGTTGTCTTCGAATAATAATAAAAATTACTTGTTAAATGTCATACAAAGTGTGAATAACACACTCAACAACGATGACAAGACCATCATACCCGCAACGGAGAATAAGACGTCTAAATATATATTTGCCGACTATATAAAGGAACTGAAAACGCCACTTAAATACGAGGATGAAGACGAAATCTTAAATAAGGCTATTCATATATCGACGACATCCTTTGAAACCACGTATTATATGAATATACTCATTCTGGGATGCTATATATTCTTCACGACAATAAAATCTGTTTAAAGATTAAATAGACACATAAAATGACGCCAGAAGAAATAAAATCAGCAAAGGACAAGAAAGAAGAAGTCGAAAAGAAAAGAATAAAGGAATGCGAAGCGAAAGGCAATGACGATAAGTGTAATTATGACCTCGCAAACAAGATGCGAGAGTTCTTACACAAAGACACGTATATTCTCGAATACACGAACAATATTAAGAAGAAGGATAATGACGATAGAATGAAGGTGCTTTATAGCAAGTTCTTTCAGCCATATAACGTGAATAAAAACCAAGTTATAGACAGAACGCACAACCAATATTATTTTAATACGTTTGGAATAATACCATTGGAATTGATACCCGCCTCTTATATACCTTTCAACTACAAAAACTTTGAAATGAACTTGGATAGATTGTCGAAAGGCGACACCTTCTACGAAGAAGACTATAAGAAAATATTTGTAGATTACGACAGTGTCAAGAAAGAGACTACGAAGGACACGATACCCAACCACTATATAAACGAAATCGATTTAAAGGAATACTTAACCTATTGCCTGAAAGACAAATTGAGCGACCCGAAAGCGACTTTCAATGCTTATAATATACAGCGGATGACGGGACACGTGATGGTATTGTGGTTTTTTATTATAATAACGATGCTTTCTGTGATGTATTACTATTACAGAGATATATACTCTTATATATTACTGGGTATCACGATTGTCCTCGTGTTTATAGCGATTGTTTGGAAGATGATATATATACTTAATATAGACTAAGGGAGACTAAGGATACTAAGGATACTAAGGGATGGGGGCGAATGGCTTAGACAATTTTATTATCTATATTACGATTAAGGAAGCCTACATATAATGAATAAGGAAGCATTAAAATCCATTTACGCATATAATATGCTTTTTAACAATTCGAGCGGTAATATTAGTGCGGATAGTGATGTTAAAATGAATACACATTTGATAAGCGATTTTGATTTACAGAACTTCAATCCGAAACGTTTCGAGTATTATACGACGTTATTAAAAATGTTTGATAATGACCCTGATACCTTGACAAATGTGCTAAATAAATATTACAGCGTGAAGAGCCTCAAATTGAAAGAACGAAAACTGATACGAATAATCAACGACTATGTAAATAAAATCAACAAGACACGTAGCAGTAGCGGTAGCGGAAGCAGCGTAGGTGGCAGTGGTAGCGGTAGCGAGAATGGCTATATAGAAGGTGGTTATGGCGATGATAGTAGTCTGATTAATAAAATAGAAGAATTAGAAAGGGAATATATAGCATCTCTAACTTCACAACAATCGTCTCCAACAGCAACCTCTATATCAACAACATCTATGACACCAAATGTGAGTTCTATAAGACCAAGGACACAATCACCAGCACAAGAGCCAAATGAAAAGTTTTTAAAAGCGATTGCTTCTTTTAAAGCGGCTATTGAAAGATTTAAAACAAAGCATTCATTAGAAGATGATATAAACGATTTTGAAGAAAGCATCAAAACTTTTGAAACGATTATAAACTCTCAGTCAGGAGGAGTTTCTAAGGAAATTTTAGAAAAATTTATTGAAAATAAAAATAAAGAAATAACACCAAGAATAGCAAAGAAAATATTGGGTTTAGCACAAGATATTATAGCAGATGCGAGGAAAAAAGTTAAATTAGCAAGAGTAGTTTTTGAAAATTTAAATGGAAAGAAAGATGACAGCGCAATTGGTAATTTACAAACAACCCTATTTAGTATCAATGGATTAGATAAACTGACAGTAGAACCTATTAAAACGAAGATAGCCGAGTTATCAAATAACACAACAGAAATCGCAAGTGAAGCAGATATAATATCAGCGAAAGCATCGGTATTAGAAGCATATGCAAAAGAATATGTTGCGTTTGCCAAATATCAAGCAGAATTAACAAAAGCAGAATTAACAAAAGCAAGGATAATAGCATTAAATGTTAGAAAAGGTAAGAAAGAAAAATATGATGAAACGGTAATAAAAAAGGTGTCCGGTGCGAAAATAAATGAATATACAATAGAAATAATTAATACACATAAAGAAGCAGAAAAATTATATGAAGCATTTAAAGATACACGAACAGCAGTAACGCAAGTAGCAGAACAAATAGAAGAAGATAATATAACCAACACTTTGATTACAATACGAAATCTAAAAAATTTACCAGAAATTATATTAGCAGACCAAGTAAAAGAAGAAGCCGAAAAAGAAGAAAATACACGAGAAAATTCATTCAATAATATCAACCTCAATAGTGTAAGTATAAAAGAAATAAAGAGGGCATTCGACAATGCCGAAGAAGAAGTAGTAAAAGCAAAAAATGCGAAAGAAAATGTCTCGACGTTTGTAAATAAATTAAAGGATATCACAAATAGTATCAAAGGATTAAATAAAGCACCACCAAAGAATAACCCAGCAGGATTAGAATTAACAGAAAAAATGAATAAAGATGCCAAAAAGTTAATTGAAGACGCAAAACGATTACTACAACAATCAGAAACACAAAAAGAGTTTGCTCTTGATTGTGCTACAAAGGCAGAAACACAAAAACAGGTTGCTCTTGATTGTGCTTTAAAGGTAGAAGAAGAGGTAAATAAAGAACATACAATAATACAACAGTCAATCTCACTTGTATCGCCAACAGGTAGGAGGGGGGCATCAAATAGGAAACCATTTGAAATAGGTACAGATACTGATTTTAATTCTCCTTTAACAGTAAATTGGCTCAGAGGCGGCGCAAGTCCAGAGGATAAATATAACGACGATACATTGAAGGCTCAGTATTTAGAAAAACAGCGGTATCGTTCTATATCGCCTCGAATAAAGGGAGAGTTCAGGGATGTGTTGGACGCAAATAAAGGCAATGTAGTTCGCATCAAGACCGATAACAAGATAGACCAATTGTCTAACGATATCGATATATACAATGCGTTATCCGTCGAAGACCGTGAGGACAATACTGCGAGTATCATTAAGAAAATAAAGGATTTTGAGAATGACCCACAAAATCCCTTGGATGAGTTGGAGATAACATTAGACGACCGAATAGTATTCATCATTGCCACATTTTTTATCCGATATATCACTTTGCTTATGGTGCAGTGGTGTATAGACATCAATATTATAACATCCTTCTACGAAGGGTTCATATACTATGCTATCATATACATCATCTTATTTTGGTTCGTTGTGTTATTCATTAATATCGATAATAGTTATGATGTGAAATATATGAACTTCAACGGGATTATAAATAGCATCCGTTCGTTGTTTTACTATTTTTATATGGGGACGAATGGGATTTCACGGCTACTAATCCACACATCACTTATCATCTTGTTAATCGTCATACCTATCATATTAAATATCAAGAAGAAGCCCGAGTTCAGGGACGAGGCGAACGACGAGCCTGTCGCAAACGTGAAGATACTAACCTATGACGAGCGAAAGCAACTTTCAAAGACGCTAACGCTATTCACTATGTTTATCTGGCTATTCACAAGTATAATCGCAACAAAGTTTTAGAATATATATATCTCTAATTATTTTAGATAGATGAATGGATAACTTACGCTACATATCTTTACAATATATCAAGGGTGATAATTATGAAAAAATACAATGCTTCAAGTATGAAGAGACGTTAGAATTATTGAAAGAGATTAAAGATAACGGCAATTATTCGAGACCCACGCTTGATAAATTAGAAGGCGTTATGGAAGAAGACAAGTGCCTTGTTGGAGAAAGTTTTTTAAATGACTTGGTAAATTATTACAATTTCAAAGATATTAAAGATAAAATCGAAGATGTCAAAAAACACATCGAATATGCTGGGTATGATAGCAAGGATGGAGTAAAAAGAAAGATACTATTAAAGAACTTAGATGCACTAATAAACGCCGTTGGAAAACTCAGCGAAAAGAATATTGGCGAAGGGATAAATAAAACGAAACCTGTTGAAGCAGTGCAAACGAATTATACGGGGCGTTCTGAAAATGTTGGGAAAGCATATAATAAAACAAGGGCGTTTGTTAAGAATTATAAAACTAACGCAATACAAATATATGATACCTTTGTAAAGTCTGCTGATGAATACGGGTTGTCTCTTTCAAAATGGGGTGTAATGACAATAAATCAAAATACATATACACTCGAAACATATACCGCAAAAATACAAGAGTTCGCAACATTCCTTGTTAATGATGCTGATTATAGTGATATAAATAGATTAAAAGAAAAGATAATAGAGTATATTAATATAGTTTTGAAAGAGACAGAGGGAACAAAAGAGCATCTTGTAATGTTCTTAAAGGCATTAAAGGTTGTTTTATTATACGAGGATAGTCAAAGTGCCATTATGACGTTATTTAATAATTATATCAAAATATGTAAGAGGAATATTGGCAAATACGAAGAACTATTTAATAAGAATGACATCAGTAATATAGATGATGCCTTTATGATTAAATCCTATGCTACATTTTTGAATAAATTAGAAACATTAAAAAAGAACTTGGAAAGCAAAGACCAGACGAAATTAGAAAGGGCTTTGACAAACGCATTAGAAAGGTTGTTTGATTTATACGGCATCAATAACCCTGATGACATCATAACGGATGGGAAGAGTTATTTTTACGAACACATCTTGAATACCTGATATCCTCTCGATATCCCCTGATACCTTTGATACCATTATTTTTATAATTTATAATTCATTTTTATATTCTAATAAATACCTTATAATACATAGTAAAAAAAAGAAAATACGAAGCAGTCGAAGCGGGTCGCAAACATTTAGTTGGAATAGGCAAGACCGCCCATACCTGAGAGGATGCGGAGGACGTTGTAATTGACAGCGTATATGCTGATGACACCAGTGATGCTCGATGACAGCGAAAGAACCGCAGTATCGATACGGGACATATTGAGAGTTCCACTGGGTTGATGCTCCTCGGGTTTAAGGGCGAAAGAATACACGTTGATACCTTGATGGAACTTGTCAGGGGTATTCTCGTGGTGCTGATAGGGTTGGACGAGCGAGAAATAATCACCCTTGCGAGTAGCGAAGCGGTCATTGCCGTTAAGCATTATCTTGGCACTCGTGACAGGGTTCGTTGAGTCAAGATGGTCGTTGTTGTGTAGCCCGTTTCCAGCAGACGAGTAGTTGTTCCAATACACACCAGTAGTGGTATCCTTGACAGTCCAGACAAGTTCCTTACAAGGGTGATTGAAGTTCATACGGATGCTCTTCATTGACTCACCAGAAGACGTGATTGAGTCGGCGCCGGTAAATTGAAGTTGCTCGATTAAATACTCGTGCGACAGTTGAGCGAAACGACGGCGCTCGTCAGTATCAAGGAATATATAATCGACCCATAGCGTAGCCTTTTCTAATTTAAGAGTTAAATTATTAGAAAGAGAGCCGTTAGCGGTAGTAGTTCCAGCGGTTTTTAATTCTTCTTCCATAGTGAAGTTAGTTGCACCAGTGTCCTTCATTAATGTCTCGTTCTCATACTCGATGTTGATTTTAACTTCGTGGTATTGGAGAGCGATTAAAGGAAGAGCGAGACCGACGTTGCGACAGAACCAGAACTCGAGAGGAACATAGAGTTCATAACTTTCGCCTTGGACGAGTTTGGTTGCGATATTGCGTCCGTTCGCACCGACCATCACGTTGTAGCCATTGCGTTTTCCGATAGGGAGGGAAAGTTCGTTCCATATGTATAGCCATTCGGAGTAATGCTTATCGATGCGTTGTCCGCCAATTTCGAGTTCAATCGTCTTTAACAGTTTATGCCCGAAGTTAGGAACAAGAGCAACCGCATCGGTGGCGGTAGTGCTTGAAGGAGCAGTAATTACACCGTAGAAATATACACGATGGATTAAATCACCGTTGCGGGTGATTTGGAAACTCACGCGAGAACCGAGAGAATTACTGCCAGTAGGAGTTTGCTCGATAGCCTCAATCGCAAAGTTCGTGTGGCGACGATAAACAACCTTGAAGAAGGTAATTTGAGGATTACCAGTTAAATAAACATCCTGTGCTCCGTATGCTACTAATTGAAGAAGACCACCACCCATTTACGCTATATTCTTTATACTATTAGAGGAGAAAAAAAAAAGGCAATTAATTCATTCATCGCATAGATATTCGATATTACATTCATTCCATTCATATTCATATATTCATTCAATTCTTATATTCATTATAATATGGGCGCATAATTTAATTGGAATAGGCAAGACCACCCATACCTGAGAGGATGCGGAGAACGTTGTAATTCACTGCGTATATGTTGATACCATCGTAAGCGAGGGCAGGTGTTCCAGTTAATGAAGTAGTTATCGTCTTGGTGGTAACCATAAGCGTAGCGGTATCAATACGGGACATATTGAGAGTTCCGCTGGGTTGATGGTCTTCGGGTTTGAGGGCGAAAGAATACACGTTGATACCAGGGTTATTCGGTATGTTGGTGTGATGTTGATAGGGTTGGACGAACGAGAAGTAAGCACCATCACGAACACTGAAACGGTCGTTGCCATTTAATTGAAGTATAGCATCGGCGAAAGGCGAAGCCGCTCCAATAGTAGTCGCTGAGGCGTTGCCACTGACAAAGTCGAAACCAGCCATATAATTCGAAGAAGCATATTCGGTGATATATTGAGTTTTTGAAGCAGCCGGAACAACTTCGGCAACTAATGCGGAAGTTAAATCGACAATATCAGTGTCGGTGTAGTTATACCAACAAGCCTTACGAGAATAGTTGTTAGGCTTAGCGACCCAGACAAGTTCCTTACAGGGGTGATTGAAGTTGAGTTTAACACGGTTGGTAGAACCGCCATTTAGCGTTTCAGTTCCAGTGAATTGAAGTTGCTCTATTAAATACTCGTGCGACAGTTGGGCGAAACGGCGGCGTTCGTCGGTATCGAGGAATATGTAATCAACCCACAGAGACATATCGGTTATATTAGCGACATCTCCGACAGTTGAGGTAGTATATGCCTCAGATGCCGATACAGTTCCGGTAGCAGCCTTTAAATCGATAAGGCAGTTAGCCTTCGACTCGAAATCAATCTTGATTTTCACTTCGTGATATTGGAGAGCGATTAAAGGAAGGGCGAGACCGACGTTGCGACAGAACCAGAACTCGAGGGGGATATAAAGGGTGGTGTTGTTGAACGAGGTGATATCCTTGTCCGCACCGACCATAGTATCATAACCGTAGCGCTTACCACGGGGGAGGGAGAGTTCATTCCAGATATACAGCCAGTCCGAATAGTGCTTATCGATTTGTTGTCCGCCAATCTCGATGAGAACGGATTTAATAAGGCGAAGCCCTATGTAATTGACATATCTCGCACCGGTAGTCAAAGTCGGGATATTGGTAATCTTAGGCAGTTCGACTTGGAGATATACACGGTTGATTAAATCACCGTTGCGAGATATTTGGCAGGTTACGGTCTGTCCGTATCCAACAGTTCCATTGAAGGTTTGTTGGATAGCCTCAATCGCAAAGTTCGTGTGGCGACGATAAACAACCTTGAAGAAGGTAATTTGAGGATTACCAGTTAAATAAACATCCTGTGCTCCGTATGCTACTAATTGAAGAAGACCACCACCCATTTACGCTATATTCTTTATACTATTAGAGGAGAAAAAAATATGAATTAAATGTATGTGTCATTTTATTATATAAAAATTAATATTAATTATTCTATTATAACGATGTTCAAAGAAAAATCATCAAAAAAAAAATATATTTCCGACAATAATGAGGTTTTTACGTTAGATGCGATGCATAACAACATTATAAAGAAGTTTGAACTGACCAACAAAGACAAGGAGGGCTACAAGATACTACTACACGATTTAGAAGCCCAGTCGAACCTCATTATGGAAAATATAGAAACCCACAAGAGCATTCATATGAACGACAAGGAATACGTAAATGCTTTATGGACGAGCAATATTATTATAAGAGAGAAAATTATTGAACTGAGAAACAATATTAAAGAGTTGGATACGTATAACGAAGTTGAGTATTATAAAAACACGAGTTATATATTATTTCAATACTACGATACCGTGGAGAAGCAGTCGAATATAAGTAATCCGCATACGTCTATCTCAAACGGCGTCTGTATTTCTTCGAGTGAATTGCTAAGCAGACAACCGAAGATTTACAAGAATGATTCGAAAAAGAAGCGTTCGTCTGTTTCAGCGACAACAATAAATGTTTTAGATGCTCTTAATAATCTAAACACAGAAAATAATTTAACGAGCGATATAAGCAAACCCTCGGATATGAATGACGGATGCGGGACAGGGACTGGGGTAGGGACGGGGAATACGAACACGAATGATAATGTAATCGATAAAAGTTCCCTCGTAGATAAATATATGTCTATTATAAATAAAAAGTATGTTCGCAATGTCGAAGAGGAGGACATTGAGATTTGTAAGAATTGTAAGAACCAGATGACCTGCTTACAGCACGACGCAATCATCATCTGTAATCTTTGCGGATACCAAGAGTTGCTTCTTGTGGAGCAAAACCGTCCTATATTAAAGCAGAATACAAAGGATACGTCTCATTTTAGTTATAAGCGTATCAATCATTTTCGAGAGTGGTGTAATCAGGTTCAGGGGAAAGAAAGCACAGATATTCCTGACGAAATATTTGAAAAGATTTTAACAGAAATAAAAAAAGAAAAGATTGTGGATACGAAAACGATAACCTATAATAAGATGCGGGATATTCTTAAACGTCTGCGGATTAACAAATATTACGAACATATCAACTATATCATCAATCGAATTAATGGAATACCTACTCCGCAGTTTAGCCAAGAACTCGAAGATAAGTTGTGTAATATGTTTCGAAACATCCAAGCACCGTTTTTAAAACATTGTCCGAAGGATAGGAAGAATTTCTTGTCATATAGTTATGTTTTGTATAAGTTTTTTCAAATATTAGGGCTAAATGAATATCTCAAATATTTCCCACTATTAAAAAGCAGAGAGAAACTATACGTCCAAGACCAAATATGGAAAAAGATATGTATAGAACTGAATTACGAAATCATACCTTCGTTATGATATCTAATCTAATCTAATCTAATCTAAAAGCCGTTCGGGAAGCCCACCATACGGAAACCAGCACCTAACCCGACGCCTTGTCTCGCTCCCGCCGATACCGCAGGGGATAACAAGTCAAGGACGGAGAAGGTACAAGCGGCGGTTAATGCTAACATAAAGATTTCGCTCCAATCCAATTTATTATTCGGTAATATAAGGGCTACGAAGGCGACGATAAGACCTTCGAAAGCGTATTTAAGAAGTCTTATAACGACATCCCAGAAATCAACAGTGTATTCCATTTTATTTTTATGCTATACCTATTATACTATACTATTATAACATAAAAATTAAAAATATATATAAGATTTATATTCTATAATAGTATTAGATTAGAAAAAGATATTAAATGTCCGCAAATATTACAAGTGTTAAGGAGGTAGATTATTTGGATGAGGATAAGCCTATCAGGGGGCAGAACTACGTGCTGCTCTCCTTTTTAAGCCCCGAGGATGTCCTTGTGAATAAGGAGGCGTATATGTTTAGCCAATTCATTACGAAGTTTAGCAATGATATGTCCGCACTACTGGACGGTATTTCGGAGAAATATAGTGACTCAAAGGATTTCGTTAGTTCCATCAAGGAGAACAATGCCTATATCTTTAACCCGAAAGATATGAGCGAACAATATGGGTTTTACAAGTCGATTAATAATGAGAAGTTGGAGTCAGAATATCACCGTGATAATAACTTTGTAACCTCTATCCGTGGCATCAAGGTTCGTGGAGTGTTCGATACTATCGAGGAAGCCAAGAACCGCAGTGAGTTTATCAAGAAGATTGACAATAAGTTCAACATCTATATCGCACAGATGGGTTGCTGGTGTCCTTGGTCGCCGAACCCTGATTGCTTGGAAAATCAAGAATATGCCGAGACGCAACTGAATACCCTAATGAAGGAATACAAGAAGAATATGACCGACAAGGATGTTCTCTTTGAAAATCGCAAGGCATCTCTATTCCCTCCCCAGACGGTCGTTGAGGATGCGGAGGAAACGACTGAGACAGGAGCGACTGAGATTACCGAAGCAACGGAAGCAACGGAAGCAACGGAAGCAACGGATGAAGCGACAAATGAAGTAGTCTCAGCGGATGCGACTGACGCAGCGGAAGGTATCGAAATGTCCGAGGTTAAGAGCAGTATCGAGCAAGTGGATGCGTGGAGTTCTCAGAAACTCGGCATTCAGTAAATGTAAATAACGAGTGAGAAACGACGGAACGACGGAACGAAGAAACGAGTTGATACGAGGGAAATGGATAATATGTATTTTTTTCTTATTTCTTAATATTAAGAAATGAAAGCAATAGCGATATTTTTATTATTTTTAGGGTCGATAATGATTATACAAGGCTACTATAATAATAAATCTGTATGTAAAAAAGATAAGGTGATTGTCAAATACATACCACGAAGTATTTACGAGGAGCAATTAAAGCCCGAAGAAAGTCTCCAAACATTTTATAAGAGTATGTTCGAAGACATATTATTACGCTAATTGGTTTTATTTTTATCCTTAATATTAGTAAATGGATATATTAAAAGATATTGAAAAAAGCCTTCTGGCTATTAATATGTATGACAAAAGTGCCGAACCCGCAAAGTTAAGCAAGATTAAAAAACTGGTTGGCGATTACTTTAAACACAAAGGGGATGAGAGCAATGTCGTTTCACAGAAGATTGCGAAATACGACGAGCAGTTTAAGAAGGTTAGAGAGCGTAATGAATATGAATACGATTTATTTTTAGAAAAGAAGGACGAGTTGCGTTCTATATTTAAAGAAACGAAAACCTTATCGTCGCTATATGATTATTTAAATTATAAATATACGAACGACCACCAAAGCATCCCCGACATCTATACATACGAATATTTCGATTTAAATGACCGTATCGTCGTTCCCAAAGCGTCGAAAGCGAAAGAGCCGAAGAAGGATGACAAAGAAACGAAAGTCCCGAAAGTCCCGAAAGCGCCAAAAGCACCCGCAGTCCCGAAAGCGAAAGCAGCGAAAGCAACAAAGGAACTGAAAGACTGTCCCGAGGGCAAAGTGAGAAATCCGATAACGAAGCGATGTGTCAATGAGAAAAAAGCGGCGAAAGCGAATGCGGATGAAGTTAAGGAAGTGATTGTGAAGGTTGTGAAAGAACCGAAAGCAGCGAAAGCAACAAAGGAACTGAAAGACTGTCCTGAGGGTAAAGTGAGAAATCCGATAACGAACCGATGTATCAAGGATGTAAATTATAAAAAAAATAAGTAAATAGAAGGAGATAGTAAGTAATTTGAAGAATGGTTAAAACTGTCGAGCGAACATTTCGTATCAATTGGTTCAGTTTCATATTCGCTTTTATATTAGGACTTATATACGTGTATATATCTTCGCCACCTATTCGAAATATCATTAAATACCCAACGCCTTATAACGCAAACAAAATAGTCTATAAGAACCTCGACAATCAATGCTATAAATATAACGCAGAGGAAGTGAAATGCACCGATACGTCTTTAACACAACCTATTATATAAGGAAAAGGAGGGGCGGGGAAGGTGGGGCTGCCGAGGCTACTGATACTTATTTTTTTAATTTTTATAGATATAAATTAGATAGATATAGATAGGATGAATAGAATAATAAATAAAAAAGAGCCTTCGGGGCTAAGAGTTTCAATCGACCGAATGTTCTATGACGAAACGGGGCAAATCATCGTGAGTGCTTTGTTCGGTCTTTCGTTAGCCCTGTTATTTCGACGCATATGTAAAGACAATTGCGTCGTGTATTCTGCCCCTGACATTAAGGATATTGAAGGGAATGTTTTCAAACTCGAAGATACCTGCTATAAATACAAGTCGTATCCCGTGAAATGTAATTCGACTATCGAGAAACCGTTAGAACCGTATGATATTAATAAAACGCCCGATAATCTAATAAGCGTTCCTGGGTTTTTCGAAAGGATGTTTGCTATTGCGTAATATAAATTAGATTGAAAATATTATATATCAATAGATAAGAATTATAATGTCGACGCCTATTAGCACATTACCGCTAAAAACGCAATCTTCAAGCACCGCAGAAGTGAATGACATTAATGACCCAGTAGTTCAAGATGTCCTAAATGAATTCCAAGACGAATTAATGATGTCGAAGCAATCGAAATCACCCCAACTGCCACATCCGCCGCTATCACAGCATCCACAGCATTCATATCCACCGATGCCCCCGATGCCCCCACCGCATTCGCAGCATTCGCAGCATCCATATCCGCCGCATTCGCCGCATTCGCAACCGCATCATTCATACCCGCCATATCCGTCGCAAAGCAAGTATGATAGTATGTCTGGTATGTCTGCCTATCTCGATATAGAAGTCGCAAAAAGAAGTTTGATATTTGTTATATTAGCGGTTATCATATATCACTCTGGGATTATCAACACGGTATATGAGAAGTTGCCAGACAATTTACAAGACAATCTAAACAGTTTCGATATTTATATTAAATCCATATCACTATTCTCCATCATTTACGTATTGTCGTTTTTTGAGTATTTATAAGTCGCCGCAGCTTCGCTATGCTTCGCTATGCTTCGCCGTTTATACTTCACGACGGAAAAGGCTCTGATTATTACTGATGCCTTGTCCGTAAGGGTTCATCCTTACACTTGCCATAGCAGATGGCGAAGCCGTAGAATACGATGTAGCGGACGTAGCATACGCAGCGGACGATATTAGATTGAAACTTTTGAGAATGAAAAAGACGCCTATGAAAAACGCAGTGAATATCGCAAATATCGTGATACCAAATAGAAGCGTGTAAGATAAGGCATCATAATTATTTTTATTGATGACTACGATAGATATGATGATGATAGCATAAAATATCACGAATAGCGAGAACATCGATATAAACATATACTGATTTCTATCGGTAGTATAATACGCCCATAGCAAAGCCCCATATACCACAAGCGTAAGCATCGAAAACCCAAATATCATAAATATTTTTTCTACGATTTGGTCATTCTCAGAGTTCGAAACAAAACCTTCATACTTCATTATTCTTTAAATAATCTTTCTTAATAATAATCTATATTTTTAATTTGCTATTCTTTTACTCTATTTACTCTTATAATCTAAATTATCTCGTATGAAAGAGAACCTAAAAGTGCGTTCGTCGTATCATACCCTCGGATATGTAGGTGTTTCGTATCTAACCCTTGCGAACCATACAGATTGTCGCTATGTAATTCCTTGTTATACTCATTGGGATTTACAATATTCGATTGTGCTGCCAACAGGTTCTCTTCGGTTATATAAGGAACTTTGCCATCCGCCGACGCTGTGGCAACCGATGTTGCAACCACAACCGTCCTTGATTTATCTTCGAGACGTGCCATATTCATCTCGCATTTCCCGTCGCCACAACCTTTGCCTTCGTGGGTGTCGTGCGTGTGTATATGCGCTTGTGAGGGGACTACTGATGCTACCTGAGCGTCCTGTTTGTTCGTTGCCACGTTTTTATTTTTGAGTTCGCTTGTATATATTCTAAAATAAAGCGTTAATACACAGATGGATAGTATGAACCCGATGATATTATCCACGAGTAATAGTATTGCCATACAGGCAACCGCCAAGTAAAATTGTATCATAGCGTCTTTAAATAGTTTTTTAAAAGGGATTTCTTTGATGATTAATATCGATACCAATAATATTACTGCCAACCCTCTAAATGAATTGAGTATCATTCGCTGCGCTCTCTATTATAATAATCCATATAAAAAAATGATACTTATATTCTACTTATATTCTATCTTCTTGAAAACGCAATACGACACGATGTTTTCGATATTATCCAAAAACGGTTATGGCATTTTGAAATCCGCTTTGTCCGAGAAGGAAATCGAGCATATAAGGAAGGATTTGACGATGACGCCAAAAGTCAATTTTGATGCGGGAGGAGGAGGCAATGCGTCACCCGAAGATTTGACGTTTATGTTGTATAGCGAGAATGAAAAAAGGATATATATTCCCAGATATTACGGGTTGCAAAAGTTTGGCGCACCTACGCTATGTAAATTGACGAGCGGCGCGGATATTAATATTATTTTCATCGGTTCTCTAAGAGACGCACAGCAAGAACCAATAAGCAACTTTTTAAAAGCCGCCAACGACCCTCTTAAAAGGGGCGGTATCATATCCGTTCCTTGCGGTTTTGGCAAAACGATTATGAGCCTGTATATTGCGTGTTGCTTGAAAAAGAAGACGATATTCATAAGTCATAAGGATTTCTTAAATCAGCAATTTTTAGATACCATCGCACAGTTTGCCCCCGACGCAAAAGTCGGGATAATTAAACAGAAGAAAGTCGATGTCGTCGGCAAGGACTTTATCATCGCTTCGCTACAATCACTGGCAATGCGAGATTATGACGACGCCATATTCGACGACATTGGGTTTGTAATTATAGACGAGGTTCATCATACAGGCGCACAAGTCTTTTGTAAGGCATTCAGGAAACTTAGCAACCCTATCATTCTCGGGTTATCGGCGACACTGAACCGCAAGGATGGTATGCGAAAGGTGTTTGAGAATTATATCGGGAAATCTGTATATACCTTGAAAAACAAGGAGTTTTGCGATGTTATCGTCCAAGTTCATAAATACTTTGAGACACACGTTGATTATTCGACGGTGAAACTAATGTGGAATGGCAAAGAGAACGGTGCGGGGATGATTAACAACGTTTGCACGTTCAAGCCACGGACGGAGTTTATAATCTCGCTATTAAAGGATATTTTGAGTAAAGAACCCGATAGACGTGTGCTTATACTGAGCGAACGCCGAAACCAACTCAAAGACATTGAAAATTACATTATAGAGCATAAAATCGCCATTCCCAAGGATGGCAGCGACGTCAGTTATGGGTTTTATGTGGGCGGAATGAAACAAGCCGACCTCGCAATATCCTCGGAAAAACAAATCATCCTCGCAACATATCAACTTGCATCCGAGGGGTTTAATGTCCCTTCCTTAAATACGATTATATTCGCAAGTCCAATCTCAGACATCCAACAATCCATTGGGCGTATTCTTCGAGAAATCCCTGAGAAGCGAAAATATACCCCGCTATGTATTGATATTCTCGATGATTTTTCGATATTTAAGCGAAAAGGTGCGGCAAGATTGAAGTTTTATAAGAACAACAAGTATAAAGTATCCTTTTATATGGATAATGTTAAAATAGAAAGCGAGGAATGCGAAGAAGGCAACGAAGATAATGACGACAATGACGCAGATAACACGAATGATAATAAAGGCGGAACTAAAAAAAAGATGCTGTTTATTGAAGATACCGACGATTAAGCCATTGTTTAACTTGTTTAACTACGTTTAACTGTCGTTTAACTTGTTTAACTTGTTTAACTTGTTTAATATATTGTATTATAGTAAAAGAAATATGAAGAAAGAAGGGGCAAATGAAGGCTATTATCTTCTATTTTTTATATTCGTAGGACTATTGATATTCTTAGTGTATTATAATCAACAGCAACAATCTGCGTATTCTCCGTATTCGGCTCAGGTTTTGCAGACTTCACAACAGGCTACGCAGGTTTCACAACTACCAAAGCAATCGATACATCAGTATCATACTCAGGAACATCAGCAAATGACTAAAAAAACAAATAATATGGATTATACATATAATATAGAAAATATAGATATTCACAAGGATAATCTTAGTAATAACAACGAGAATAAACTTGGTGGTGCGAATGCCGCAAACAGCAAATATGAACCAGAGTTAGACGAAGTATTCGGAACAACTTTACGAGGCAATACCAACGATAGCAACAACGAGCCAGATGAAATGTTTAATTACTGTATAAAACCTAATAAATCAGACTTGCCGATTGTAAATCCTCCATTACAATTACTTTTAAACAACGCACCGCTTCGATTATCTGAGCGACACTCTATGTAAATCTATTACTTACCTGTAATTATATTAATTACCTACTACTACCCGAAGGTAATTCTCGTAGTTTGCTACAATCTCCGCCTCAATCGCAGGAGAAGGTTTGTTATACCTGATGAAACTGTTGAAACACTTGATGAAACCACCTATGTTTTTTTGCCTATCCACATCATACGAGAATGTGAATGGGTCGATACTGTAATAACAGTTGAAATAAGCATACGACTTCGAAACTCTTAGACTTTTCCAGACTGTATCGCAACTGATACACCAGTGCTTCAACGGTAAGCCCAATGGTCGCTCGGGTTTCTGTGATTTTGCTGCCGCTTTCGCTTCTTTTTTCGTTTTTGCTTCTTCATCATCTTCGTCCTCCTCTATGATGCTATCGCAGTCTTCGAGGTCTTCGCTATCCGTGTCGTATGTTTGTACCAGTCGCTTTATCGACATACCAGTTTTATCATAGTAGATTGTCTGGTATGTATTCACCATCATCAGGGACAAGTCATACATCTTTTTGAGGTTTTCGTTCTTCTCCAAGACATCAAAGGGCATCACGATATTATCAATAATCTTCTGCCTACGGGTGTATTCATTCATCATCTCGATATATATTTTTGTGCCATTCTTTATAAACAAGATATAGAACGGGTTTCTGTTGCTATGATAATGATATGCCGAAAACTCCAACGAACCGACGGGATACTCTTCGAACTCATACCCGTTATCGTCGGCGATTGTCTTGATACCGTTATCAGACACTGAAACGATGTTGAAAGACATTGAAACGGTCGGTTGAAAACAGCGAAAGCGGTTGAAACCGTAGGTTGAAAGCGGTCGAAAGTCTCAAACTTTCTTTGAAAGGTCTTTGAAGGTCTTTGAAAAGTCTCTTTGATGTAAAGACAAGGCAAGACACGCAACAGCAGTTGGCGCGTAATTGTATTTATGAAGGATGTTATGTCAGTTTTTATTATATAAGGAGCGTTTTAGAACATATTTATCCTATTTTACAAGTTATCCACAAGAGCAGTGTATCCCGCTATTCTATCTTCAAAGTCTGTTTCGATACACCCATATTTCGCATCGTAATTTGCGAGAAACTCCTCGATATCTTCGATATCTGTTTCGTGTGCTACCCTAATCTCTTTCATTTTTTTAATGTTAAACAGATGCGAACATTTGCCAATCTTTGCTACCTTCGCTTCCTTCGCATTTGTCAAACTGTCTTCTATAATATATATCGTATTCGCATAGTCGCTACACTTATTTGCCCTGAGCGATAACTCGTAATACGCCTTTAAGTGCTTTAAGTGCTTGTGTTTCATAAGCATATCGAAGGGCATAACGATATCCATAATACCCATATCTAAACCGTCTGCGATATCTTCTATATCTACACCGCACGTAATTTCTATATATATCTTTTTGCCACACTTGACAAATATAATCTCCTTACAATACAAGGGTTCGTCATTCTTGACATCCTTGGCGATATAAGTGAAGACTGAGAGTTCCATTTGTTAAAAATCAAAAGATAGCAAGATAAATCATTTTTTCATAAAAATAAAAAATACATACAGATATACATCGCATTTACAACATTTACAACTTATCCACGAGAGCCGTGTAGGCTGTTATTCTCTCATCAAAGTCTTCGCCTTCATCACGGTCATATAATATTTTATTTTTAAATATTCTGTCAAACCCCATTATATCAACACCTTGCGATACAATTTCTTTTTTCATCTTTTCCAAATCAAATGAGCGATAACTGTTGCCCTTCTTTGCCTCGATAGTGTTGGTTGCTACATCTTCAACAATATACATCGTATCGACGAAAACGTAAGAGGCGTCTTTAACGTCGTTTTTACACTTTTCAGGGTCTTCGTATCCGTAATACTTGGCATCCAGATTTGGCATCCCGATTGCTTTGCGAGATAAATCATAATAGGGTTTTAGATATTTGTGTCTCATAAGCAGTTCATAAGACATATAAATATTAGTGGTTTCCCCTGTTCCTAAGATTGTTGCCTCAATATATACCTTTTCGTCGTCAAGTTTTACAAATACAATCTCCTTAAAACGAGAGGGATAGGAAGGCATTACGGTAGTTGCGGTATTGTAATACGCAAAGACGGAGAGTTCCATAGTTGGTTTGATTGTTTCTGTTTTCAACTTCAATCGATATAATCATTTTTTAAGAACAAAATAAAAATATATACACAGACTAAATCTAACCTGCTAACTACGGCTACGATGTGCTACATCGCATTTACAACTTATCCACGAGAGCCTTGTAGGTTGCTATTCTCTCATCAAAGTTGGTTTCATCAAACTTCGCATCGTAAGCAGCGTTAAACTCGGCGAGTTCGACATCCGTCGCAACAGTCGCATCATACTCATCCTCACAGTCGTTATCCTCTTCGTCATCTTCGTCTTCTTCCTTAGCATTCGAATAGTTCGAAACTGTGTGATAACTCTCGCCTTTCTTTGCTACCCTTTCCTTTGTCAAAACATCTTCAACAATATAAATCGCATCTATCGCATCTGCTTCTTTCGCACCCAAAACTCCATATTCAGGGTCAAGATTGGGCTTCCCGATTGCTTTGAGAGACAACTCGTAATACGCCTTCAAATACTTGTGCTTCATAAGTTGGTCGTAAGACATCATTACATCTATCCCCATTCCCTTCCCAGGGCGTGAAGCATTGACAATTACCTTGTCGTCATCCAGTTTGACGAATAGAAGCACCTTGACACTCGTCGAAGTATTGAGATAGTAATTCTTCGCCAAATAAGTGAAAACGGAGGATTGCATCTTGTTGTTGAAGGTTGTTGTTGATTGGTTGTTGCTTGTTGGTTTGTCTCTGCTATATAGGTTTCAGGATATTTAATCATTTTTTATATAAGAATAGTTAAAGATTAGAACAAATGTATCCAGTATATCGATAAAAATAAATAAGTACTAATACATAATATTTTGATATAAAAATGATTTATATGATTTATATTACTTAATACAATTTTCATAGATGGAAGAACAAACAGGTATGAAAGATAAGAAGCAGTTTATGGAAGTTATGAAGAATGTATATGATATATACATTGAACACGGAGCAAGAAGCAACAAGAATGTAAATTATTTTCACAATTATATAAAGAGCGAACTTGAAAAAATCTTTACGCTACCAGATTACTCGGTTGTCTTAGAATATGATGTTGTTTCCACAAACTCTTCAAAGAAAAAAAGATGCGATATCGTCGTATTAAAGATGAATACGCCATATATTATATTCCCAGTGAAAATAATTAAGACAAATTATAAACAAAATAAAAATAATGCTTGGGAAAACCTAACAGGCGAATTACATCATTTACATTGGGCGAATGAAAATATCATAATTATACCAATCAACATTTTGATGAATAAAACACCTTACTTAGATAAGAGCGGGAAGATATCAAAGTTCGAAAATATAACGATAGAAGATATTGAAATATATAAAATGCTAACGGCTAAGCATATCACATTTGATATGATAAATTATATACTTATTGTGGAACACGTAAATACCATAAATGAACCGTTTGACAAGACACCACGGATTTTAGATATCGATAGTGATACCCCATATCGCACATTATTTGATATAGTAAAGGGCTTAGTATAAGGACTTAGTATAAGGACTTAGTATAAGGACTTAGTATAAGGGCAAGTTATATAATAAACTGTTATTTAGATTAATCCATCCCGCCGAACGTTTCGAACTATTGTTTTTGATAAACTCGATATTGTTCGTTATAACATCCTTTATAACATCAATATCGTTCTCATCATTCGGTTCTAAGCATAGACAACTATAATGTAGAATGTTTTCGTGTGTAAATAGATTGTCGCATATAGCGTTCGGGTCTATGAAGCAAGGGATATATATACATTTCTTTTTCACATATTTTATAGACTGGCTTCGCCCGTAGGCATACCACATAGGATATGTTTTTTTCCCATTATCCCGTTTTTCTAATTCGTCTTTATTTTTTACCAAGTATTCAAACGTTAAGACGTTATCCCTCTTAAATGTATCTTCGTCTATTATTTTCCCATCTTTATAAGGATAGATAATATACTTCGTAGATGAACCATTTGTAATTTGTTTCCAACAAGGTTCGTCGTATAATTTCGTAGAATGAATATATATATTGTTTCTTAGCGTTGCGATACCATTCCTAATTATACAAAGCGTTTTTAGTGTATTTTCAGTGGAAGCGAAATTGAATAATGAATAATTTTTAACAATATCATTATATGTGATGGGCGTATCATTATATATCAGGTGGGACTTTTGCTCCTTGCTATAAATTGTTATACAACAATAAACAGATGCGTTGCTAAACACCTTTTTGTCCTTAAAATCGATGATTTCTCTTATCAATCGATTATCAAATAGGTATTTTCTTAATTTATAAGAGGTTTTATTATATAAATAAGAGTTCGGTGTGATACTAACCATCACACCAGTATCGCTTAGTAAATCTAAGCATTTAATGATAAACGCATAGTATATATCAATCGCCCCGCCTTTAAGCAACTCAAAGTTGCTATTTATATAATCTCGGTATTCGAGAGGCAGGTCTTGTATCTTTATATATGGAGGGTTTAATATGATATTATCATAGCGTTTGTTAATCGCCGTTTTGATAAAATCGCAATGAAACATATTATATCGCTCCGAATATCCGATTTTCTCCGAATATCCGATTTTCTTCAAATATTCTTCTTTGATTTCATACACATCAATCTCGTCATAAGCATCTGTGTTAATGAACTTCAATAAGTTTCCAGTGCCAACGCAAGGTTCTAATAAATTACCTTTATGTAATAATTTAGATGACATCAGGAGTGCTATATTGTCTGGCGTAAAAATATCGCATTTTGTAAAAATCGTTAAATCGTTCATATCCATTGTCATATACTACACATTACATATTACTTTCTATATCATTTTTTACGAGGGATTTACGAGTAGAAGCGAGGTCGCAAAATGTCGCCCGTATCGGCAATCGAATACCCGTGAAAATACGTGTTGTATTCGAACCAGTTGCGTAAGTCGATGATATCATTCATATATTCCAAGTCATACGCAGGGTATAGATGATTATACATAAACAGGATATCGAATATTTTTGTGATAAAATTATAAGCATCCAAGATATTATTATAAATATCTATCGTGTTTCTAAATACATACTCGTCCTTGTATTCGATGCGTATTTTGTCGTTCAATAAATACAGCCGCCGAATATACGGATATTCATTTTCATTATCCGCATCATAACGAAGGAAAATCACGGCATAGTCGTCGATTACTTTTTTCATAGACGTATAACTCTCGTCAGACACACGGATATTCAACGGGTAGATGGAGTAATCGATGTATCGTATCGTAGAATATCGATTGTCATTTCGTATCATCTTTGTCTTATTCAATCGCAACACATTCGTCGCATCTCCCGTATCATCTACGTAATCTCCTCCGTCGTCTGCGAAATATTGAAAGTATTTATAATAAGGGTCGCCAATATCACGGCGTTCGCATAGAAATATATTCCATATCGCTCGATTTTTATATTCATTATTCATATTATTCTTCTTATTATTCACCTTGACATAAGCGATTAACCTTTCGTAATTATCGAGAGGCTCTCGCATTTCGTCAATCACACTAAGACTATCCTTAAATAGTTTTCGGTATATAAGGGATTGTAGTTCGTCTGGCAATTCGTAAAAATAATTCACACGAAATATCGAGGCAACAGAAGCAGTCGTAGCGGTCGCCATCATCACTCTGTATCACTCAGTATTGTTGTAATCCTTGCTACTGATATCACAGATAATACCTATGGTATTACAGTAGGTAGTATCATATATCATTTTTTAAAGCATAGCAGTATAGCAGCATAGCAGCATAGCGGGTATGCTGACAAAATAAAAAATATAAAAATATAAAAACATATACATATATATACAAGACGGTTAGCAACGCTGCTAATCGCTGCTTAGCATTTTACAAACGGGTCGTATTTACTCTGTCCGCTCGTGCTGATAACACGAGAATATAGTAGGCAAAAGATATCGTCATTCATCCCCGTCTTGGTATTCAACGCAAGGAGGTTATCAATGTTTTTATTGTCTTCATCACCTGCGGACAACTTATCCGTCTCTCGTTCTATCAGAGCGATATTGTATTCGAGCATCAGGTTCGTATAATCCACGAAATGCCTAACTTGCTCGTATCGGTTGCGTTTCTTCAATTTGGTGAAAAACGTCGCAATGTCCTCGTCGCTCGATACACAGGCGTCCTTCAAACTATTCGGGTCGATATTGTAGTAGCAACAGTATTTGCCAGACTCAATCGTCCTCCTCGCATCGTGTTTCACAAAATAGGCAGTGTTGATAAACCATTTTCTTTCGTCGGCGTAAAAGCCGCTTCTTTTTTCTTCGATGACTTGGTGCGTGTTCTCGATGAGGTTGGTGGATAGTTCGTAATACATCCTTAAATACTTGTGTTTCAAAAGTCTCTCAAAGGGGATGATGATTTCCCCGATGCCAAAGACGTCGATATATATGAGGTTGCGAACCTTGATAAACAAGAAATACTTGTGAGTAAAGTAATCCGTGTTCTTGGAGAACGCTTGGTAAAACCCCGAAAACTCCATATCCTTCTTGTAGTGATAGATGTATTGGAGCATCTTGGTTTGCTTGTTGCTGTCTGCGAAGGTTGGTTGGTTGGCTGGTTTGATTGCTTTGTTGGTTGCTTTGTTGTCTGCGAAAGTTGCTTTGGTTGTTGGTTTGTCTCTGCTATATAAAATAAAGACATCAAATCATTTTTTATAATTGATAGAAGATATTAGAGCAATTTCATTCTAAAAAATGACATCCGCATATATAGTATCTTTTATAACAAATGGATAACAAACATCAAGCGAAGCAATCGCAATCAATACCCAAAAAGAAACCTAACAATAAAATCGTATGCTTTCTATGTCATCAAGAAGGACACTACGGTTCGCCAACATCTTACTATGCTACCATTCAAGTAAGAAAGAAATATTTCAATTGAAATAAAAAATAAATAACAACTAATTACATATATTCATTACATTCATTACATTCATTACATATTCATTACATTCCTTACCTACATCTACGTCGATACAATTACCGTCCTGATGGTTTTCTCGCTATCCTCCAATTTTGCCTCCAAGTTCGTCAAGTATCGAGCAAACGTCTTGGGGGCGTGTATGAGATTGCCATATATGATTTGGAATAGGTCGCAATTCATATCCTTCTTCTCATAAAACGATATGAGTTTAACGAGGTTTCGTTTGTCCTCTTCGATAACCGTGATGTCGTCGAGTTCTTTTTCCATTAGCGTAGCGTTATAGGCGATTGCGAGATTTGTATAGTTAATCACTCGTTTTTTATAAACGACTGATAATACGTATCCAATGCTGTTTTGTAAATTATAGTTGAAAAACTCAATCTCCGATGCTGTATGAACCCACTTACGATTACCAGTATCGTCTAACCACAAATAATTAGGGTCTGTCAATACATAGGGGTTTATCTCGTAATAGCAATACTGTTTGTCCGTTCTAACTTCGTCATTCAAGATATACGCACAATCCACATACCAATTGCGTCGCCCCTTGTATATGCCTGTGATTTCTGCGTCCCAAATGCAACTTCCGTCTTCGCTAATTTTTTCAACAATCTTATTTTTATCCTTCACAAACAGAAGCGATAGGTCGTAATACATCTTTAATTTCTGGTTTTTCAACATATCTTCAAAGGGCATCACAATACTACCCACGTTTTTAACATCGATATAGATGTTATTTTTACACTTTATGAAAAGGAAATATTTGAGATATATGTCTCGGTCTCCTTGGACGTTCGTGGTCTTGTCGAAAAGAGCGGAGAACTCCATCTCGGGTATATGATGAACTGCCATATCGGGATAACGATGATACTCGACAGACATCTATTGGTTTTTTGAAGTTTGTGAGAGTATGCGAGAGTAGCGAAGCGGTTCGATACAGGTCTTTCTTATGATGTTAAAAATATCACATCAGTTTTTATTGTTAGGAACAGAACTACAAAGTCCAAACAAAATGCTTACGATATTTAAAGAAAATATAAAAAATACATAACATACATAACATATACACACATAATAACATTCAAACAGTTGCTTCTTATTCGGCTTCTTTTATTTGTCTATCGCTTACGAGGTTATCATAAGCGACGCACTTCATTTCAAACTCTTCGACGATTGAGGATGACATATAATTCGCTCGAAATACTTCTAAATCTTCGAGCGATGTGTAGTCCATATTCTCCAAGTCGTAGGGATTGATTTTGTAATAAGCGGTCTTGTCATATGTATCACGAACACCCTTATCACCGTATCGGCGGAGTTTCTTTGATTTCATATCACCCACGATATATGAGGTATCAATCCACCAATACCTCGCAGTATCATATAATATATAATCACAGTATTCACTGCTAAATCGCAGTTCATTCACCACAAGATGCTTATCGTCTGTAAGCATAATCGACAGGTCATAGTAATATTTCCAATATTTCCAATCCTCGTTTTTTTGAAGTTCCGATAACGAAATCACGACATCACCAATGCCCTTCACCTCCATATATACTTTGTCTCCATATCGGATGAAGAGGTGATAATCGTAAATGTAGTCGAACCCCAAATGCGTTATATCAACCACACCAGAGAACTCGACGTTCGTGAAGATGTGATAAGCGTTTTTCTTGCTTGACGCAATAGAAGCGTTCATCTTTATGAAGGTTATCTCTTAGCAACCTATACAATCAATTTTCTAATAAAAAATATAAAAAATACATAACATATACCCTATCTATATCCCTCGCATATATTCCTTTAAGTAGTGTCAGCAGCAGAAGCCGCAGTATAAGCAGTGTAAGCATCGACGCCGCTTAACCGTTCGTTATATATCGTCTTGAAAATATCGTTATCGTCATCGTCATCCATATCGGGATATTCTTCCAATAGCAGGGCATCGCTTTCTTCCTTGCTTGTAATATACTCATATGTATCCCCCTTGATAACATTATTATAGAGCATCGTTAGAATATCGTCATTCATATGATATTTACCTTTCAGAGTTGCCATATTGTCGATAAGCATATGTTTCTTCGCCATTTGATAGTCTGTCGCTATCTTCTTGTAAATCCCCGCCCTATTTAGAAAATATCCAAACCTAACGTCTTTTCGGCACATATAGATACGATGAAATAGTTCCAGTCCTTGCGGTGATGTGTATTCCATCTTCTCCACGTCTGCGGGGTTGATTTTGAAATAGCATACGTTTCCGCTTGGGATTACCTCGTATGTTTCCTTGTAGGTTTGTCCCATATTATAATTGATATAGGCAGTTTCGAAAGACCACGTCCTTTTTTTCGTTTCTTCGTATATCTCGTCATACGCCTTGTTAAACGCCGTGTTCTGTATGACGATGTCTCTGTTATTTGCGAGGAGAAGCGAGATGCCATAGTAGTATTTCAAATACTTGTTTTTTTGAAGTTCGGCAAATGACATTACCGCATCGCCTACATTCTTAACATCGACATATACCTTGTCTCCGCTACGTAGAAAGAGATGATAGTCGCCCATTATCCCATTGCGTAATACCGTAGAATTAGCAACGTTATAGCGATAAGAATAGGCTTCGTAATGTTGCTGCCAAAACACACCAGAGCATTTGGCATTTGCGAGGACGTGAGTTGTTGGAGCGGTGGTAGCAGTGGTAGCGGCGTCGTTCATCGTGGGAGCGGTATCGTTCATTGTCGTTGGCTCGTGGTTCGCTTTGCTGATTGTCGGCTTTGCTGCTTTGCGATGTGTCGCAATATATACTCTCGATTTGACTTTGTTTGACTTTGGCAAATCGGTATATCTCCTGTTATACTATTTTAACATACGCAATCAATTTTACGATAATAATACATAAAAATAAGACATTTTATGTCGGACATTTTATGTCGGACATTTTATGTCGGACATTTTATGTCGGAACATATTAAGAAAAATAAAAATACATACATATATATATATTCTACGCTAATCATTCCTTTAAGTAGCAATGATATGCGAGATGAGGTTCTATGCTCTCTCTATATTCGCTGTCACTTCGGGACTATCGGCTTTGTCATTCTCTACAAGATTTTTATAGATAATGTGATTGTTTGTATAGTTAAAATAAAAAGATATATGGCATCCTCAATTTATACTAACTAAAAAATATAAAAATATAGAACACACATAACACATATATAGAATATTTATGTTTTCTAACATTCCGCTGCTTCCTCTGCTTCCTCCGTTTCCTCTGTTTCCTCTGCTTCTTTATTTGCGATATGCTCGATTGCGAGGGCATTGTAGTTTGCCAACACAACGTCTATGTCATCAGGCATCCTATTCGCATACTTCTGCTGAAAGATATCCAAGTCTTCCTGAGAGGTATATTCCATATCCGCCAAGTCATATGGGTTAATCTTGTAGTAGCAGACATATCCGCATTTGATAAACTTGGTATCCGCTTCCGCTGCTTCCGCTGCTTCCACCGTCTCCAAATACGCAGTATTAATCGACCAGTGCCTCGCCTCGTTGTAAATGTTAGCGTAATTTGTATTCTTGCTACTAAATACGATATCGTGTGCCATATTATGCTTGTCGTTTGTGAGAAGAAGCGACAAGTCGTAAAACTGTTTCCAATACTTGGAACTTTGAAGTTCCGAGAACGAAATCACGACATCGCCGATGCCATTCGCCTCCATATAGACCTTGTCGCCGTATTTGATGAAGATATGATGACAATCTCCTCCAAATACGCCACTGAACTCGGCATTTGACACCTTGTGATAATGATAGCAACCATCAACATATACGACACCGTTCATTGTTTTGTTTCTTTTACGCTTGGGTTCGCGGCTTCGCTTCTTTTGCTGTTCGAAAGTTGTTTGTTCGTTTGCGTTCGCTTGTGGATTGGGTAATCTCTACTACAATATTATAAAAATAATAATCAATTTTATAACTTATAAAAGCAAAAACAGGACATTTTAATGACGGACATATTTATGTCGGACATATTTATGTCGGGCATATTTACGCCGACGCCACAACAGGCTTGGCGTCTGCTAAGGGAAGAACGCTCGTATCAGGGTAATATACAGAGCATACGTTCGTTTCATCACAGTAAATGATAGATGCACCAAAATAGATATATCTACCTTTATCCTTTTCAAATAACTTCATAATCGTGTGGAACATTTTTGTGTGTTTTACTATATGCGTTTTATTTTTATATACATTTAATAGAGTTATGGCGTCGTCGAATGTTTTTTTCGACGTGAAAGACGAAGAATGTTTAGAATGGATTAAAGACCCATCCGTCTCTCCGTTTATAAACAAAAGAGAAACTTATGGAAGACCTGTAATCAAAAGCGAGATATATAATGAAGAAAATCAAACAAATCCGAAGAGCATCTTGAATAATATAAAACGCAGATGTTTTTATAATTCTGCGTTAAGGCAACAAATTGTAGATAAGATTAAAGAATATCATCGTAAAGGCACACTTCGTTTATACCCTGTTGAGGTATTTACTTATTCAAAATCTCCATTTACAGTGCAAGAATGCACAACGTGGGCTAAAAATCATTTAAAAAATCCCAGAACGGGACGTCCTATTAAAACGGATAACAATATCTATATGGAGTTATTATATACAACGCTACAATATCGTTTAGAACCACCAAAAGAGATATTAGGAGATATTGTTATCGATAATGTGAAAAAACGCTTGGCGTTAATTGAAGAGATTGATAATTATTTTTTAAATGAACCGATACCGAAAGAGACTTTTGATTTGTCTAATAATGTTCGCAAGAAGCATTCGTTTAGTGTTTCTACGTCCTCGAATAAAAGCCTTAGTCCAACCAAAAAAAGGATACTGACAGATAGAATGTTAGAGGAAGCGGAGAAACATAGGTTGGTTGTAGAACATCATCATTCTAAGCATTCGCAACGACAAATTACAGAGCAAACTCATAATGCGAACCTCTTTCAAAGTCTTAGTGAATTTCTCGTTTCTCTATCCAAAGAAGTGACAGGAGAAGTGACAGGAGACAGATTAATTACATACATTTTTGAATCATTTGAAAAAAAAGAAGATAAAGCAGCTGTTATTAATGCAATTCAGCAATATTTTGAAGATTATACCGTGTCTCCCGAAGAAAAAGGAAAAGTGTTTGATGGGATTATGATTAAATCCAAAGACCAAAATATTATTTTGAAGAAAATAATTAGAGATTATATTCGAAATATATACTCGCAAATTAAAAGTCCTTTTATAATCCCAAAGACCTATATTGAGTATCTATCCTATTGGAGTTTTAAAAGTCATTTAAATAGAACAGGGTTGCGATTAAGAATATCACAATTTTTATTGAAATTCATCGATGAGTATAATCCAGCATTGGATAAGAGGATTAAAGAATATTTAAAGAACCTTATAAAGGATACTATATCAGCGCGTGATATCGCAAAATTACCATTAGAATTAGATACGAGAGAGGAAATAAGCGAAGGCAAAGGAAAAGACGAAAAAACCTATATCAACGATTATTATACCTTGTTATATTATCACTACGATAAATTAGTCAAAAAAGAAGGAATGCGACTGCCAAAAGGTATGGGGTTTATAACAAATATGAAGGTATATGCGGTAGGCTTTTCAGTCGATGATAACCCGCAGAATAACTTTACATACAAAGAATGTAAGATGTGGGTAAGGATGCCTATATTTAATCCACGAACCTTCGCACCGATAAAGATTGATTCGCCTATATACTATCGCCTGTTATGTATTAGTTATCAGTATAATACATATTTAATACCACGTATGATAACCACAAAAGGAACAGAATTTTTGATTGCTTTAAATAAAACTATACAGAAGATATTAAATAGTTCAGGGAAACCCCCGCAAACGATGAAAGAATTGGAAGACTATATTCGAGAGACTTCGAAGTTTGATGTGAAGTTTAAGATAATTGGCACGAAGCAACCAAAGGATGGCACAGAAATAATCAATAAAAAAATGAAAATGGCGTTCATAGAATTGTCGTCGCCGCAAAATGGAAGATTGCCTTTTTATGTTTATCTTACAAAGGATGATTTGAAAGAGTTCGGTATACCCACGGAACTTGCAGAGAGGTCTTATATTAAAATTGAAGAATATTACTATATAGTTGCGTCCGATGCCGAACGTAAAAAGAAGAAGGAAGTTATAAATAAGCCGATTGCGCTACCAGCGAGGCTTGATTATAATTATTATGAAATTCAATATACGTTTGAAGAATGTGCGTATTGGACGCAAGTTCCCAAGATAAACCCGAGAACTAAGATGCGTATCATACAAGATAGCCCCGAATATAATGATATATTTATACAAGCATTACATTTCAATACGAACGCAAGACCTTACAATATTAGCCCTAAGGGAATTAAGTTTAGACGAAGTGTATTAAAAACGATACCGACATACTATGATATAGGGGATTGCTTGAAATGGATACGACAACCCAAGGAAAACCCTAAGACAGGCGAAGAAATCACAAGAGACAGCCCAAAATATAATGAGATATTCGAGAGGGCGTTGCAATATGATTCAAATATAGAACCTAACGATATTAGCCGTGCTGGAAAGATGTTTAAACGGTTTGTATTAAAGAGAAAAGAGGAGATTTTCGGGTATGAAAAAGTATCAAGACGCTCGAAACGTAAAGGCGTATGTAAAGATATAAATGAAATTAATAGCGTTGTATGTGATTTGGTTAAGAATATATATGATGGCAAGAAAGACGGAAGCGACGCTAACGAAGCAGACGAAGCAGACGAAGCCAAACACAAAAAACTCAAAGACGGAGGTAATTATATAAAACTCAAAGATAGGATGATTGGGCGATGTCAGGAATATAACACACCCCCTGAGGTATCTATGAGTTTGATTGATGCGTCTATTAAAACTCGATATCCTGTGTTTGACGACGAATACATCGCAGAGTTGTTCGACTTCTATCAACCATCAGCAATCGCATCTGTCGTCATCTATTTTTTTAACATCGAAAACCAATTATTGAATAAGAACCAATCTATATTTTCAATTAATTATACAACCTTCTATATGTCTATATTAAATATTTATGTCATAGAAAAAGATGGAGAAAAAAAATATATAGTCGAACGTTCCCCAGCAGCCGACGGAGGTGGTCCCACACGGGAGTTCTTAACAACGTTTTTCGAAGAACTCTTTTGCGACGACGAGCATCCCAAGCGTCCTTTTATAAAACCGCACGATAATATCGAAGACAGATACTATATAAATCCAAACTTCGAACCCGATGATAATTTTAAAACGGTCATCGAAGCATACAATAGTATTGACGGTGGTAGGTTGAAAAGAAAGTTCAATACGGAGAAGGACTATCTTTATATCTATGAGATAATCGGGAGGGTTCTAACATCGGCGGTTGTGAATGAAGATATCGGGCTACCGCAACAACTATCCAGATATATCCTCGCAGGATTAATGAAGCAACCGAAAAACATCACAGAAAGCGACCTATTGTATTTTTATGTAAGCGAGTTTGACGGTGCTACGATGTATCTCAGTATGATTAATAAATCACAGTTTAATTTCATTGAAGACACAGGACTTACTTTTAATGATAACTATGTGATTAGCAAAACGGATTACGAAATATCAAAAGAGAATTGTGTCAAGTTCGTTTTACAGTTGGCAAAGCACATAATCACAAAGAACTTTTTACACAAGAGCGAACCGAACTCGCATAAAAATATGAAATTGAGATACGACAGTTTGTTCGCAGGTTTTGGTAATAAGACAAGAGTATTCCTCGCAGATATAAAGATAACTATCGACCAATTAAATCAACTGATTACAAACGTGAAGTTTGACGACAAGTATTTGAAAGAGTTCGCAGATAAAATAAAGATAACAATCGAAGGAACGCATACCTTAAAGCCAAAAGAAAAAGAAGAGAAACTGAAAGGGATGCGACGATATATTCGAAATATTATTACAAATCGAAAAATGAATGGAGAAAAGCGGGATACCGACGAAGCACATCATCTTTTTATTCGCCGACTACTACGCTTCTGGACTGCGATACCCAGTTATAATAAAAATGCCAACTATACAATCTTTTATAAATATGGAAAGGATGAAACAGGTAAGGCGTATGATACTACGTATCTTCCGAAATCACAAACGTGTTTCAATCAATTAGATATGTTCGGGTATCCCGATAGTATCAATTCACCACAAGATATAGAAGACTACATCTATAATAATTTAAAAAAAGCAACCGAGTATACAGGAATGGATAATCGTTAAAGTCTTCGACTGCTTCGTATAGTTCTTCATATAGTTTATTTTTTGTATCTCTATAATATAATGGAACAGTCAAATCCGAAGCCATTTCCGTTTAATACGTGCGAGGTTCGAGGAGAACTCATAGACCAGCCCTATTCTGCGAGTATCAACATCGTATCGTGTATCATCTTGCTATATTTATTATCCTTGGCAAAGCATCTCGAAATCCAGTTCTTTATATTATCCTTATTTATATTTCAAGCATACCACGCATATTCGCATATGTTTTGGAGCGACGACGACGGCGACGGTGAGCATAGTTTAGAACACGTGTATTTCATTCACGCATCTTCGTATCTCATCGTTATCGCCCTAATCACCGCAATATCGTTCATTAGTGGCAAACCTCCTTATATCCCTCTCATATTTGCGGCTATTCTACTTGACTTTTATATATTTCTGAATTATATCGGCACAGTATATAATGCGATTTCTGGAATAAACATTTGGGTCATCGTATTGATTACAGGATTATGGAATGTGAAATTGCCAACGGTCGTTAAGCGACTACTACCAATCTTGCTATTGTTATTCTTAGTCATCATAGGATTGTTCTTTAACGAAAAGTATAACTGCGAGGCGATGATGAATGCTTACCCGTTCCCTTACCATACCGCAATCGAGATATGCGGTCTCGTGATATCGTCGCTCTTCGCCTATATATTTCTATTGTTGGAGAAGGAAAAGGATAAAAATTGATTGAGGATGTGCTAAGGATATAGCACAAGGATAAGCAGACGAAGGCAGACGAAGGCAGACGAAGGCAGACGAAGGCAGACGAAGGCAGATACACCCAACTACGCAGACGACGACACAGACAATGAGTTTCAATGACGAAGATATCAAGAAGGCGTTTGAGAAGACAGACAACAATGCTAAGCATTCGCAGCATTCGCAGCATTCGCAGCATTCGCAGTCTCCACCATCGCAGCAACAGCAATCGTCGCAGCCATACTTTAATATCGCAGACAGAACAATCGACAAGATAAGCGAGGACAAGTATTTAGTAAAAATTAGTTTTCGTGAGTTGATGGCTTACGCTACCCCTATCGTATTTAACAGAGACTTGGAAACATCAAAGATAGATGAGTTGTATGCCTCGATTGTCGAAGGCTACGAAATCCCCTTTACGATTGACGCAATTTATGACAAGAAGGCTAAGATTGAAGAGAAGAGCATCAAGATTATCAACGGAAACCACAGACACGGGGCGATATGTAAGTATATCACCGAACACGACCATAATTTTAGTTGCGAATACAAGGTATATGTGTGGGTATATGAGGTGGATGAGTGTGAGACTACCAATATGAAGCGGAGCATCGAATTATATACGAAAATAAATAATCATCTGCCTTTCAAAGAGCCTGTAATCGTGGATATAAATGTGATGGAGTTTATGAATAGACTGTGTAAGCAGAGGCGTTTCAAGGGGCTTATCTTGGCGAACCAGTGCGAAACAAGTAGGCAACCTCGTGTGAATAAAAAAGAAATCTTTAATCTTCTAAATGCGAACAAGGATGTTCTCGAACACTTTGTATCTACGTATTCGAATAGTAATAACAAGATTATCACCGAAGAAATACTCTCGCAATTCATCGAGAATATCAATATGATTAACCATCGCCTATCGCTAAAAGGCATTGTAGATTTGTATAGCGAAAGTCTGTTGGCACAAAATAGAGGCGTTTATGACCAAGCGGTCGAGATGGGCTTCTATCTCAATCTAAAAAAGTCTAAATATCCCAAGGAGGTATGGATTAAATACCTCACGAACCCGACAGATGTCTAAGGTATATGGGATGAAAATCGAGAGGATATATTCGGTATTGTATATATTTTTATATTTTTATTAATAACCTAAACAATTAGATTTTCTTTTTAGAAAGTCTAAAAGTTTTAGAGAAAATAAAAAGATTGTTAAGAACCTTCTATAACCGCAAAGTTGTCTCTCGAAGTTCTCTAAATAACTCTCGGGATGCTCGACGCATCTGCCGACTTTTAGGTAATTTATAGTAATCTTTTGTTATCAGAATGGTAAGAAGAATATACATTAATTGTATCTTAAAAGTCGGCAGATGCGTCGAGCATCCCGAGTATTACTAAGCATATACTTTGGGATATTTAGATTTTCTTTTTTTATAAAGTTTAAAAGTTTTTAGAAAGTTATAGAAGTCTAAAAAGATTTTAGAAAATTAGAAGTCTAAAAAGATTTTAGAGAAAATAAAAAGATTGTTAAGAACCTTCTATAACCGCAAAGTTGTCTCTCGAAGTTCTCTAAATAACTCTCGGGATGCTCGACGCATCTGCCGACTTTCAGTTATTTATAGTAATCTTTTGTTATCAGAATGGTAAGAAGAATATACATTAATTGTATCTTAAAAGTCGGCAGATGCGTCGAGCATCCCGAGTATTACTAAGCATATACTTTGGGATATTTAGATTTCTTTTTTATATTTAGAAAGTCTAAAAGTTTTTAGAAAGTTATAGAAGTCTAAAAGTTTTTAGAAAAATAAAAGATTGCCAAGAACCTTCTATAACCGCAAAGTTGTCTCTTGAAGTTCTCTAAATAATCGCCGCTTCGACGCAAAATATCCACCGACTTTTTAGAAACAAAATAAAGCATATTCATATTATAACGATGATATCCCAATCATCTTATGCTATATAAAAATTGATATAAATAATATCAAGCAACATCTATTATAATGAATAGAGAAACTATTACCGCTAAATCAAGAGCAGAATTAGTATCCATCTGTAAAACAAATAATATCAAAGGTTATTCAGGAAAAAGCATAGCAGATTTAATTTTATTACTTATGTCATCATCCTCTGACAATGACAATGATACCGATACCCATAATAAGTTTGTATATCAAACGATGCTAACGTGTATCGGTAATAAAAGAAAGTTAGTTTCATATATTCGCAATATTGTCGATGAAGTGCGAGTTATTTTATCGAAGGATAAATTGAATATCGTGGATGGATTTGCGGGTTCTTCTGTTGTATCGAGAGAACTGTCTTATCTATCCAATAATCTTTATACGAATGATATGGAACTGTATTCTTATTTGATGGCATATTGTTATCTTGTAAATCCATCCGAACATCAAAAGGAGCGTATATCATATCATATACATCGGATGAATGAGATTGCCGATAACGGACCATATCACGAAGGAATTATAAGCAAACTCTATGCTCCAAAAGATAGCAAGGATATCAAGGAAGGTGAGCGATGTTTTTATACACGAGAGAACGCCCTTATTATAGATACGCTACGAAAATACATATCCGAACATATAGAGACAGAGTTGGCGAATTATTGTTTAGTCCCGCTTCTAAATAAGGCAAGTATAAATACGAATACTGCTGGGGTATTTAAGGGTTTTTATAAAAAGGGCAATATTGGCTGTTTTGGAGGCAAAGGTGAAAACGCATTATCTCGAATTACAAAAGCGATACGATTAGATATTCCTATATGGAATTATTCAAACTATACGGCGTATCCGTCGAATAAGGATATCAACGTGTTGGTAAATGAACTCCCGAATGATATCGATATTATGTATTTAGACCCGCCATATAATCAACACCCTTATGGTAGTAATTATTTTATGTTAAATATTATAGCAAAGAACGAAGAACCCGCCGAAATATCTACTATTTCGGGTATTCCGACAGATTGGACGAAGTCGAATTATAATAAACATCGAACCGCAGTGCTATCGATGGGGAAACTACTTGCGGATGGACTTGCTAAATCGACATATATCCTGATTTCTTATAATAACGAAGGGATTATCACGGATAGCGATTGGAATACATTATTCGAACCATATAATGTCAAAAAATACGAAATAAAATATGACACCTACAAGGGTAGCCGAAATCTCAAAGAAAGAAGCGACAAGGTCGTTGAAATTATGTATCTTGTTTCAAAGAGATAGCCGTTACGGCTATTTATTACATTTTTCTTTTTTCCTTTTATAACTTAGACATCATAAAGAACCCCGCAAACGACGAAGTCTCGATATCCCTTTTCCTTATATAGCAAGGGTCGTGTGGGATGATTTCAATATGGTTGCGATATACGATGTGGTCGCTAATCGCATAATAGAGTTTCTTTTTGATTTCGGTTAGGTCATTGATGCTATTCAGTTTATCGTTTGTAAATACATCGTCTGTCTCGTCCGTCCATACGCAATAGCGGTTGAGTTCATAAAGCAGTTTGTAGCATTCTGTATAACTGAGTTTATTGATATTTTCTATAATAACTTTGCGATATACAAAGTCAATCTTATCTTCGTCTAATATTTCCCAATAATTATCACAAAAACAAAAGTCGGTGAATACAAGGGATGCTTCGTAGTTCATCATTTTTATAATTACCGATACATAGAATATAAAATAATCATCGTCATATTCGGTATCTGATGTTGCGGCGGCTTCATTTACGCAAATCTCGAACAACCTAAATTGATTATCGCTATCGTCGGTCTTCCAAATGATTTCAGGCATAATAAAAAATAAATAATACTCCTTATATCAGTTTTTCCTTATATCCTTAAAAACTGATAGATACAATAAATATGTATATAAAATATAAATGGATTGCTCTACAAAAACTCATAAGTTTATAGATTTGTTTTGTGGTATAGGCGGGTTTCATCAAGCATTCGCAAATATGAATGGCGAATGCGTATTCGCTTGTGATATTGATGAGAAATGTAGAACAATTTATGAGAAAAACTATGGAATAAAACCGCACGGTGATATTACAAAGATAAATATAGATGAAATCCCTTATTTTGATGTATTATGCGGTGGGTTTCCGTGCCAACCGTTTAGCAAAGCGGGATATCAAAAAGGGTTCGATGATAACCGAGGCAATCTATTCTTTAACATTTGCGATATAATAAAAAAACATAAGCCTAAATACATATTATTAGAAAATGTTAGAAACTTAGCATCGCACGACGGAGGTAATACGTGGAAGGTTATATACGAAGCGATTGATACATTAGGATATTATACCTATGAAATGCCAGTAATCTTGAATACGCTACATTTCAACATTCCACAAAATCGAGAACGTGTGATTATAATGTGTAAAAGAAAGGATTTAGGAGAATTGAAAGCGTTGCCAAGTATTCCAAAACATCCTAAACTTACTTTAACAAAACATCTGAAAGACTTCTTATTATGCGATGAGGAAGATACGAAGAAATATCAAATAGATGGTAAATTAAAAGAAGTTGCGTCTGTATGGGATGCGTTTATTCGATTATTGATTGATAATAATATAGATATTCCTAAGTATCCTCTATGGACTGATTGGTGGGATAATGTATATGAAAAGGACGACATATTTTATAATAAATATAGGTCGTGGATAGATAAAAATCGGGATTTCTATGATAAGAATAAGAACGTATTAGAAGGATGGCTAACAAGTTCAAGAGAAAACAAAAGTTGGACTGGTTCAGTAAGAAAGTTTGAATGGCAAGGAGGGGATTTATTATGCGACGATAGTATGAATAGCGTTTTATGGAGTGCGAGAGGTTCAGGTATTCGAGTGAAACGCTGTGATTATATTCCGACATTAGTTGCTATGGCGATGATACCTGTGTATGGTCCCGAGCGTCGTAAATTAACGCCACGTGAATTATTAAGATTACAGTCATTCCCTGATACATTTCAATATAACGAAAAAAACATATATAAACAAGTAGGAAACTCTGTAAATGTAAGAATGATTGAGCGTTGTGCGAGATTTTTAATCGATGACGAGCCTTTATTTACATAATTATATTATCATATTATGAAAACGCATTCAGTATATTAAATACGAGCGATTTATTTGGTGCGGGTAAATCAATACATAGGTTTTGAGAAATACTACGTTTTATCATTCGATATACATATTGGCTTTCGATAAGTGTATTTGTTTTATTGTTAGAAGATAATTTGACAAAATATTTACAGAATTGTTTGTCGATGATATATATACCTGATGGGACGGTATCGTTATATGTAGTTTTAACATTGGAGTTCGTTTTCGTTTGAATAGGGTTCTTTTTCCACCATTTTTCGGTTTTTAGATTTATAATTAGAATATCACTTGTAAAATGCTCTCTCGATGTTGTTGTTTCATTCTTAGACCAATCCAACGCAATTGTAGATTTGCCATTTATCTTTTTTTGCGACAACGGAATATCGCATATTTTCATATCACTTTCTCCGTCGTGATAATCACAGTATAATGGTAATTTTTCTTTCAAGAAACAACATAAAAGCATATCAATTAGTGTTCCGCCAGATAAACCTGCACCATCGCCTTTACAGTGCTTCGTTATAGAATGACATTTATTAGACAAATCTTGTAAATCTTCATTACTTAAAGAAGTGCTTAAATACCTATGTATTTTTCGGAGTTCCCTTATATTCGAGGTTCGTCTCCACCAATTCTGTAATATTAAAGCAGACTTTTGACACATTGACATTGACGATATGATTATAATTTATAGATTACTATATTATTCTATTTGTCAGTTTTTAATAAAAAAATATAAAAATAATACAAATTACTACCTACGTCTATCTACGCATTACCTTTCCTTATATAACAATAGTAACATTATCAATCCTATTCATCCTCTTCTTCTTCGTCATCTTCCTTATATCCTATGCCGTTCCAGCCCTTCGTCTCGTAGGGCTTGTTGAGTAGTTTTTCCAAGTATGCTTTGAGTTGATTGCGGTCAGGGCATTTCTTACCTTTAACAACATTCGATATACTCCATAGCCTGAAATCCGTATAGAGTTTCGTGATGGTGATACGTGGTTCTTTGATTTGCGGGTCAATCACAATGCGGTCATTCACGAATTGCCCGATAATATCGTTATTCTGCTTATAACTCTCCGTAGCGACACGAACTTCGCTTGGCTCTGGGATTGCCATCGGATTAATGTGCTTATGGCGGTCAATCAGTAGGCTGATAAATACCTCTTTCCATCGGTCAAACTTGTCAGACAACTCTAAATCCATATAAAACTCATTCGGCTTATTGATATCAGGGGTCTCTGTGAATTTGCTCGAAAAGTTGCATACTTTGATACGACGCCACGTACCGCCATCATCACTTGGTATTTCGGGCAATTCATTACACGTCAAAATCATCTTGAATTGAGGCTTGAACTCATACGGCTCTTTAAAGAGCGTTCGCACTAAAATCCTATCCTGTCCCGACAATTCTTTCATCAAACCGATATTGAGCCTATCGTTTTCACTCGGCTCTTGCATCACCGCAAATCGACGCCCCTTCGTTCGCTCCAATTCACTTTGAGCGGCATTACTTGCTGCCCGTTTCTGCGTTAGCAAGGCAATCGGCAAGATACAATAATATTCGCCAATCGACTTTTGAATCAAATCCAAGAGCCTCGATTTCCCGTTGCTACCCTGTCCTGTAAATATATAGAAGCGTTCTTGTGCAATGCTACCATCGATGATACACGCCAACACATCCATCACGTAATTCCGCAGATTTTTATTGGTAAATATTTTAGAGAAAAACTCGTTGATTTCCAATACTTCGGGCATTTCGCTGTTATACTGAACGTAGTTGAGTTTCGTGCTAAGCAGTATGTAATCGTCGGGCATCCCGTCCCGAAACATATGCATCTTTAAATCATAGACGCCGTTGTCGAACCCAATCAAATGCGAACGGCTATCGAGCAACTCCTCAAACTTCTCGTCGATAAAGAGCGTTCGGCATTCTTTCATTATTGAGTCTTTGAAGTTGGAGTTCTTCAATTGCGTCGCAATTTTCAGGCATTTCTTGCTACGCTCGTCGTTGATGGCTTTTAGCGTAGGGTCTTCCGTGTATTCGTTATAATAATTCGAACGAGCCATATATTTCGAACACACGTCCGTGCTGAGGATGCGACGCAAATCCAAGCCTTCCCTCGCACGAACCCAGCGATGCTTCTGCTTGTCATATTTATACCAAATGTCCTTCGAAATCGCCTTGAAATCGTCCTTGTAGATAGCATACACGACACACGCAATGTCAAAATGCGCTCCATCGCTATTTACGCTCTGGTCTATCTTGGGAATTATGCTTTGGTCGAGGATACTAACGTATTTGACGAGGTTATCCTGCTTCGCCCACCACCTGAGCGTTCCGATACCCATATTGTCCTTTCGCATTTTGTCCCACAACTGCTGACACTCGCCCTCGATATACGCACTGCTAATTTTTGAAAAATCTACCCACGTTTCAAGAAGCCGATAATCGATATTACGCAATACCCATCCCAAATTAATCCAGTCCGTGTAATTATCGGCACGAGACAATGATAGGCAATCCACGAGTTTCTTCGCAAAATCCAATTCATCCTCTGAAATATAACAGCGGTTCATATTTAAGGATTTGCCGAAAATATTGTTCTGGACTTTGCTCTTCAACTTCTGGTCAATCGCAGGTAAGATGTGCTTACTGTATTGGCTTATTTCAACATCAAATTCTGGCTTCACAAAGTTTTGAATATTATTAGAAAAATTACGCATAGAAAACAGTTTGATAAAGTTAATTTCGTCCGCAGCGTTCAATGTATAATCGGTTCTCACGGTTTCTTCATTCGCATATCGATAAATACTCGAAACACGATAGGTATCGCAATCGGGCTTTCGCGAACCATACATCTGCCAACAATTCACGTCGATAATCGCCTTATCGACAATCGAATCATAGTCATTACAGATTGGCAAATCCTTGAAAATATCCGAGGCGATGTCTAATATCTTTCGCCGAATAAAGTGATGCACGTTATTATTCACGACGATATGCGGGAAGACAATATGCAACCCGTCTTTCAGTTTATTACGATACTCGACGGGCTTCGGCTTTTCCATCACGTAGGCGACGTTCGCTTCCTCAGGGACATCCAAATACTGATTGATGACACTGAAATAGGCTTTGACAATCTTGTAGATATTGTCAGCGGTATATACACGGTCATATTTCCTCTTGCTATTTAAGGACGAGTTTGAGTCTTGTGAATTATAAATGCCAGACTTGTCATCGGGCATAGTGAAACGGAAATCGATATCAACACGGAGCGAACTGGGTTCCGTGGGTTTTTCTGTAAAATGTAATGGGATGGCATTCGTAAGAGCCAACCCGTAAATATTGATGAAATCAGCATATTTATCCTCAGGGACACAAATGGATATGCGCGGATACCCTATACTTGTATTTGTAAAAGGCTTACCTTTCTCGACCTTGTATTTGTTAATAAATGAGCGAAAATCTTCATTTATGCCCATCTCTTTATTGTTTTAATATACTTATATATATATCAATTTTTATTTTTATACATATTTATTTTTATGAAACCGAGAAATACTTTCTGCTTATTATGTAGAGAAATAGCATAGCCATCGCATATGGCGGCGAATGAAGATATAAAATATAATAGCCCTAAGAATGCGAACAATCCCTATATATTTTCTAAAAAATCGTTGCTTTTTCTCATTGATACGTGGAACAAATATAAGCCCGACAAGATAACCTATAAAAAGACGGATGCGATTGCGAAATTATCGCTATTGCTAAATGAGAAGATTAAGCCCGTGTGCGACGACAAGCAATACTGGTGTTGGACGGGAGCAATCGCGCGTTTCGCCAATGACACGAAGGCAAAGGAGATTATCAAGATGATTGAGAAGGAAGAATTGCGTCCCGAGATGCCCGTCGAGTGGTATGCGAATGGCAAGGAATGGCTAAGTAATTATGACATCGAAGACGTGATGATGCAGTATGACAAGGGACGCCAATATAAATACGCATTCTTAGGCGTGTATCCGATTGATTTCTCAGAGGAGGATAAGTTCGGGCGATGCCTATATAGCCAGATATGTTCGCTCGACGTCAAGAGATATATCAATAAGAAAATTAAATATCTGGGATTAATCACGAACCTCGACAAGCATAATCAGAACGGTTCGCACTGGACTTCTACGTTCATCATCATCGACCCGAGGAATAAATGCTACGGCGCACATTATTACGACAGTAATGCGATAGGCATCCCCGCATATGTGAAGAAGTTCATCTTGAACCTTAAAAAGCGTCTGCTTGTCATCTATCCCAATCGTAATTTTAAAATCACCTTTAATACGACGAGACACCAGCGAAAGAACACGGAGTGCGGTATGTTCTCGATGACACACCAAATACGATGGCTAAACAGTCTTTTAAAATACAAGAAATTAAATCTGCCCGACCCTTACAGAGACGAGAACTTCTTACAATGTATTACAAACGATAAGAAAATCACGGATGATAATATGAACGCCAGTCGCAAGTATTTATATCGCCCGAACCTCAATTACTTAAACAAAAAACTACGTGTAAATAATAATACATAATATAATACATAAGAGAATGGCGATTATAGATGAGTTTAAATCGGAAAAGAATAGGAGTTTGATAATTCAGGCATCCACGAAGATGTTGTTTGAAAAATACAACCTATCTTTGAATGCTGACGTATTACAAAATATCATTCAAGCAATCATAACGGCGATGAGTAAAGATGCGGTGCTAATGAATAACACCGTGAAACTGATGGAACTGAACACGATAACCTTGGCGAAAATGAAAGATTACATTACAAAAAACATAGAGGCGATGAATGCTCCTGCTGTTCCCGTTCCCACAGCTCCCACATCGATACCTGATGCGTCGCCTCAACAAGGCGTCGATGATACAACGGCTACGAATGCTGCGAATGCGGCGACACAGTATTCAGGGTATAATAAAGGCGATATATTAACAAACGAAGAGTTATTACTTCGTGTGAAAGAATACGAACATAGTCGTGTGATGGCAACTACAATCTTATCGAATATCGATGCTACGACGGCGTCGGCTGCTACTGCTGCTACGGAAGGGACGATGGCGAACGCAACACAATCCAACGCATCCCCCGCCGTTCCTACAATTGCCGTAGCGGATATTATGGAAAAAGTTATAAGTTCTATGAATACATCTACGAATACCTACGTAAATAAGAAAACACTGATTATAAATAGTTATAGCAGAGATTGGATAAACAACCCCAGTCGCAACCAACTTTCTTTCACCGTCAATATTGATTTACAAAGTAATATTATCGAGCCTTTGAAGATACTATTTCCTGTCTATGTGAAGGATATGTCTCCTTATATAACAATGGTGATTACGGACAATCACAGGACGTTCAAGTATAACTTCTTATATAGCAAGACGTCTGGAAAGTGGGATATATGGAAGTTGATAAACAAAGGGAATAATATCAACAACAATATCAATCTGGCAAATAAGAAATGGAAAATCAATTTCTTTGATTACTTGAACCACGAACTCAACCTCGGGCGTGATGATATTAAAATAAGCCAAGTATCAGACTATACGACGCATAAATACGATAATCAGAGTATGGATACAAATATCGATACGATACTAATGCCTGAGACACGTAAGCGTCCGCAAGAGCAGCATTCGCCCAACTTATATGAAGTGGCTATCGATTTTTCAGACCAATTCGAATATGATGAATACAAATTAAATAATATATCGAAATATGATTACGTGCAATTAAAAACCTACCGCAATACCTTTGTAAATATGAAGGTATTAGAAGTTGATAATGACATTGGAAAAATAATAATGCTAAATGAGAATAATTTAACAAAAGAAGACTTTGTGAATGCCTCGCTTTTAAATTACGGTTCTCAATATTCTCTAATATTGACATATTACCCGATACGAAACTAATACATTACATTATCAATATCAAGAGCGACGAGAAGATGAAGATAATCATCGTGATAATATCCATACGGTATTGTAATTTCACTTTTTCTTTTTGCGTTAATAGGAGGTCTGATGTGGGCTTCGATTTCTCAGCGATTTCATAGATATACTTATATACGTAAGTGTAGTTAAAGATGTTATCAACGCCTTTAAGGTTGTTGTCGCCTTCCCTATCATTGATGATGATGAGAATTAGCCCGATAAACAGGGCAAATAACAGGACGTGAAAAAAGATGTTGGACGAATTAATATGAACGTTGAGGTAATTCACGAGTATTCGCAATTTATAAGAGTCATAATTTATAATTAGAACGCTTGTTAGTAGTAGCAAGACGTAGAGAACCGAATACACAATGATACCTCGGCTCAACGTGCTTACGAAATTATATTCGATTAAGAGTTCGATTAATACCATCGCAAACGTGCGTATAATTAACACGATACAAATGAAAATCACCTTGTCCTGAAAGGTTATCTTTAAAACGTCTTGCGGGTCTAATTCGTTCATCTTAAACCGCTCGTATAGCCGATTGTCCTGCTTTAAACTGTCGAGCGTTACGCCCTTGGATTTTATTTTATTCATCTCTTTTTTGTAATCGTGCCATATGGTATTATAAATCGAAGGCACGTCATCTTCTGCGTCGCCAAACATACCATATTTTTTACTAAATGGGTCTTTGTCGCCATCCTCCTTCCCTTCGGTCTTTGCGATTTGTTTTATCAGGTCGTCAATCGCCTCTATTAGGACGTTTATTGGCTTATACTTGTCCTCGTAATACTTCTTCGGTTTCCGTTCGCCTCCGAACATCTTCTTTGGTCTGCCGTAGCCGCCATCGTTTCGTTTCCTCTCCGCCCTGTCCCTTTCTAACTCCATTTCTTGTAATTTAATCTTCTTTTCTAATACTTCAAGTTCGCTTTCAGTTTTTTTAATTGAATTTTTAACATCACCTTCTTCATTCACGACGATACTTAGGATGTTGTCTTTGTATTCCTTTTCTTTACTATAATCTTTGAATGACTTTTGGATGTTTGTTATTTCCTTGGTATATTCTTGCTTATTTGAATCAACTAAAAACTTAACGATGTTATTTAAAGTGTTTAATTGCTTATCTAAATCTTCTTTCAAGTTATCTAATAATTTACGCCTCAAATCCAAGTCAATCTTTTCATTTCGAATATCGTTTTGTCGCATTTCTGGGTCATCGCTCCGTGCGTTGGTGATATTAATAAATCTATAATAGATGTCTTGTTTAAACTGTTCTATAAAATCACTTACTGCTTGTTCTTTTTCTTTTTTTCCTTCATCTTTCTTTTTGGGTTTCGCTTTCGAATCATCTTCGGTTTCAAGTTCTGTTAATTCGGTATATCTCTTATCCACATAATCAAAGATTTCAAAGGATGATAATTGAATATGATTGAGGGTTCTTTTATATTTATCTTTGTCTATTTCGATTTTTGTCTCTGCGAGTTTTGCTTCTATCGCTTTTTTTTCTTCTGGTGATGATGTAGTATTTAATTGGTCTGTTATACTTTTTATTTTGGCTTTATCAACACTGGTCTCTGAATTTTTTTCAAAAAGAGTTTTACAATATGTAAAAATAAGGATATGTCTTATAATCCCTTTGTAAGTCTCTTCTATTTCTTTTATATTATCATCTATTATTTTCAAATTATGTTCATATGTTTCACTTTCATTTAATTTACTTATAAGAGTTTCTAATTTTGGTTCGTTATCGGATGCTTCATATTCTTCATATGCTGTGCATGTTTTTAATAATTCGATTAACAACACTAATATCTTTGTTATTTTTGGATTAAACTCTTTGTAAATGGGTTTTGTTAAATTGGATGAAATGAACGTTATATTCTTATTAAGGATTTCTTGGAAAGTTGCTATCATCTCAGAAAACGTCTCATCCTTCGAAAGTTGTTTATATATCTTTTCAATCTCTTTTCTTACAGTTTTGAGTTCCTTGTAATAGTCTGTATTTTTTTGAGCATTATCTTGTATATTCATACGTCTCCCTGCTTAATATTGATTATTTTTATTTTGTGTATTTAATAGTCATAAAAAAATAAAGGGTTTGTCTATCTATCACAAATGATTATGATGATTACGGTAATTGCTTACGACTACTTAGCAGTCGCAGTAGCGGCGACAGGCTTTGCGGTAGTCTTACTCGCACTTGCGGGGAAATGGTGAGAAATCAGCCTTTGTAGGATGAAATAATTAATCTCCTCGCTATCGCCAACATTAAGGATTTTTTTGAGTTTGTCATCAGGGAGAATAAAACGCTTGTTCTCGGGCTTATTCAGGTTATGCTCTTTAACATAGGCATTGATTAGTCGTGTAATATCAGTTCTCGACTTCTCAGTTCCGTGAGGGACGCCAATGAAATCACACAGTTCGTCAGAGATTTTGTTCGGCTTTGCGAACCCAGAAGGCGAGTTCTTTGCGTTCAGACGCTTCTTCTGTGCCTTCTCGATAATCTTCTGTTGCTTATCGTATTCCTTGGAAAGGACTTTGAGATTGGCTTGAATATCCTTAATCGCAGCAGACAAAGTATTCACCTTGTCAATGATGGATGAAAGGACGTTATCAGGGGCAACCGCATCGGAAGCAGCCGTAGCAGGTGCGGTCGAAGAAGCCGCCGTAGCAGCCGAAGCGGGGACAGTTTCGGAAGCAGCAGTAACGGCAGTAGCCGCAACAGGGACAACGGGAGTTGCTACGGTAGCAGGTGCGGGAACGGTCGAAAGAACAGTCGGAGTAGCAACAGGCTTCTTCTTCTTTGTTAGAGTATCCGCAGGTGAAGAGGTCGCTACAACTTGTACGGGAGAGACTGATACTGGCTGCTTTTTCGAAGGAGGTGATGGCATTATTTATTACTTTATGATTACATATATTATCATTTGTTTATATAATTTTATTGATTATAAAAATAATATACATTAGTTAGATTAGGCAATTTCGAAAAATTATTCATATTCGTATTCATCCGAGTAGCCGTCGCTATAACAGTCGCACTCCGTATAACAATCGCTATCATACATATTGTAATATTCGTCGTAATAATCGAGATTGTGATTGTAATGATTATTATAATTATTATTATTATTATTGAAATTACTTTCAACATCGTCGCAATCGCTTAGGGCATTCTCGTTCGCAGAGTGAGCGGTGTTAGCAGCGTTAGCAGCGTTAGCAGCGTTAGCAGCGTTAGCGGCGTGATGATTATTTACAGACATCTTTGTCATCTCTTCATATACCGCCTCATACATTTTTTTGAGATTAATATAATGCTGAGCGACATCATCGGTTTCAATCTCTCTCTTTTCACGGGCTTCCTCCATTCTTACTTCGTGAAAGAAGCACACAGGAGGGTTTAATTTCTTATTAAAGGTATCCTTGATGTTCTGAGTATAATAAGCGTCCAATTCGTTTCGAAACGAGTTATCCAACTTCTTTTCGGTAATATAAAAGTCGATGATGGCGTTCTTGCGATATGTTTTGATGGTTTCTGTATTGTATTTACGAGATACAAGGTAGGAGCAATACGCATCATAGTAATCCTTCAATGCGTCATCGGCGTCGCCGTCGGCTTCCCATTTTTCCCCAGTATCATTATACAAGTCTGCGAATACCGCAAAGTCTGCGTAGTTAATTGCTGTCGCTGCTGTCGCTTCTGCCATCATCGTTTATTATTATTTATGTCCTTACTATATAAAATATCATAATCATTTTTTATATATAAAAAAGAAGATATCTCTGATATCGGATATCGGGAGATATCGGGATATACTATATAAGGACGTCATTACAATGTATGTGCGTAGGTGTTTATGATATTATTGACATATTCGTTGATTTTATCAATCTCGACGTTTGGCGAATGCCTATACTCAATATAGAATGATTTCGCATTCGCAGCAGAATAATCATAGCGTATCATCAAAGAAATCCTGTTATTGATTTTAAACTCCTTGATTGTATAGGTCGATATGTTGTCGATATCATTGGTGCATGGAAAGATATACTGCGGGAACTTGTCAATCTTGGAAGATAAGATGAAGATGTTTGGTTTTGCGTAGATGGAACTTGTTGTAATTTTCGAAGATACATATTGGTTATCGTTCGACAACTCGTATGTATATACCTTATCCTTGTGATGATATGATTTATATTTCTCTTCCTTGTATTTCTTGTATTTCTTCTCGACGATACTTTCAATATCGCTTGTTATACGAACGTCAATCTCTGTTCCGTTGCCGCACCCCGACTTATAAAAGAATATTTCAATAATATTAACGTCGTCTGTTAGAAAGTCGCTTAGGTTGATGATGTTATTAGACATTGACATACGCACACGCAGACTATCGCACTATCGTTCTATATCTATACATAGAATATGTCAATTTTTTATGTAAAAAATGATATAAAAACATTATTTACCTTGACAAGTATAATAATTTGAAATGACGAATGAAACGGCTATCGCAACTGCTGCTAACGCTGCTAACGCTGCTACTGCTACTGCTTACACCTATTATGATTTAAATGCTGAGATTGAAAAGTTTAATAGATTAAGTGAGGAGAATACGAACGCATCGGATACTGCGAACCGATATAATAAAAACAAGATACGTGAGGATTTCAAAGAGTTGCTTATGGAGAAGTCGCAAATGTCAGAGTTGGAAGTGGGCGATTTAGAGATTGGGATTTTCAATGCGACGCTCGACTATGCGAATAATGCGAAGGTTCAGTTATCTTGGAAATGCCCGATGTTCTTAGAGATATACTCGAATATTGCGAGGAGCATTTATTCGAATATTAAGAACGACAGTTATATCGGGAATGAAAAACTATACGATAGGATGATACATAAAAAGGAGTTTCATCCGCATATGCTTCCGTATATGCAGTGTAAAGATATATTCCCCGAGAGATGGAAGGAAATCGACGAACGTAATCAATTGCGTATGAAAGCGGCGTATGAGATTAAACTTGTGCCGATGTCTGATATGATTAAATGCTCCCGTTGTAAAAGTAAAAAAGTCAGTTATTACGAACTACAAACCCGTTCGGGTGATGAGGCATCTACGCTATTTATGAACTGCTTAATCTGTGGCAAGAAATGGAAGCAATAAGGACGCTTGTGTGGCTTCTGGGATATTATACTGATACATATTCGAACGACATATATTCAAAGTATTCGCTTATGATATAATAGACAATTCCTAAATAAACCTTCTTTTCGTCATTATCCACGAGGTTCATAATGACCTCGTAGCATTTTTTATTTAAAACAAACTTTTCAATCGCCTTTTGTATCCCATATTCATAGATAATCTTCTCAAAGTAATCTTTTTCGTTTTCGTATAATGGTAGTTCGAGGTGTGCGAAGATATACCCGTTCGTGCTATTCACAAGCCATTCCTTATTCTCACTGCGAATATTCTTGATTTTGTCATAAATGCACCTCGCAATATTGTTTGCCTTGTTATTCAAGATAATCTTGTAATACATTTCGTTGCGTGGGATGATGAAGATAGCCGAATGTCAATTTTTTATTTTTATATAAATATAAAATATCTATATTTACTAAGATACGTTACTAAGAAATAATAATGAAACTCGCTATCATCCGTCGGGCTATTATAACGGCAGCACATAGCAGCCTCGGCAATTCGCTATTTATCAATCTAAATCTAAACAAAATGCGTGATAACGTATCTGTCAAGATATGCGACGATTGTGATGGTTCGTGTGTTAAAAAAACATATAAATAGATACCCTTATATACTATGTAATACAATGAATACAATGTATTTTCAAGGAGAGGAAGGGTATGTTAAGTTATTAAAGGAGACGCTCGGGAACGGCGAGAGCAAAACGACACGTAATGGGGTAGTCATTTCGATGTTTGGCTGTATGATTAATTTCAAGGATATCGCTACATCGTTTCCATTGATAACCTCGAAAAAGATGTTCTTTCGTGGGATTGTAGAGGAATTGCTATGGTTTTTGAGAGGTTCGACAAACGCAAATGAGTTGAAGCAAAAGAAGGTTCATATATGGGACGGAAACTCGACACGTGAATACTTGGATAGCATAGGACTTGATTATCCCGAGGGCGAACTGGGACCGATTTATGGATGGCAGTGGCGAAAGTTTGGAAAAGAATATGACGCTACCGTTTCGGACGCTGCTACTGCGGACGCAGACACTGATATTTATAATGATATAAATGGGGCTGATACAGATACTGATGCGGATACCTACTGTGAAGACGCAAAGGGTATCGACCAGATTAAATATGTGTTAGAAGAGTTGTCAAAAGACACAAATAGCAGACGTGCTGTGTTATCGGCGTGGAACCCATCTGACCTTACAAAGATGGCGTTGCCTCCGTGTCATATCTTGTATATTTTTAATAGGAGTTCGAAGGGGCTTTCGTGTCATCTTACATTACGTAGTTCTGATTTATTCTTAGGATTGCCCTTTAATATCGCAAGTACCGCATTGCTAACTCATATATTCGCTCACGTCCTACATATACCCGCAAACGAAATCTCGCTGTCGATTTGCGACGCCCATATATACGAAGAGCATACGCCACAAGTCGCAAAGCAAATCGATAGCGAGATGTATGATTTGCCAAAGGTTCTAATAAAGAAGGAAGCCCCAGACATTGCTTCGTCAATAGATGAAAAAATAAAGTGGATTGAAGAACTGGCGTTTGAAGACTTTGAACTATCAAACTATACGTCGGGCGTGTCTCTACCTGCGGTTATGAAATAGGTGTTATTGAATTATTTTTTTAATTTTTATTAAACTTACTTATAACAATAAATAAATATATAATATAAGTATTGATATAATGAGCCGACGAAGAGAAATTAAACCAATACCAAGTGGAGCATTAGAAGGTTTAGGAATAAAAGTTGAAGTAAGCAAACAAAATAACGAACCTGTTTCGCAACCAATTACAGATATAGACGAACGAATAGCCTTTTATAACGCAAATATTAGATTATCCGATGAAAGAATTAAAGAAGTTGATAAAGGTATTTATGAAAGCCAAAAAAGAATTGCGGAAACTGAGAAAAAAATTGCGGAAATGAACGCAGAAGCCTCAACATCGTCTGGCGGAAATAAAAAGAAGGATACATATACTGTAAAGGAATTGAAGACAATCGCATCCCGTAATAACATCAAGACGACTAAGAAACTGAATGGGAAAACTGTTCCTCTTAACAAGAAGGGATTGGTCGCAAAGTTAAAAAGAAACAAAATTATTTAAGTATTATACGTACACGCATTTCGTGTCGTATTTTTATGTATTTTGGAAAACTAAACTTAAATAAAAATATAAAAATATAATAGATATCTTATGTTAGCATCGATAAGTTCGTCATCGAAGAGTTCGTCATCGAGGAGACGTATATGTTCTCAGGTTCTAACACCAAAACAAGTGGGTCCGATTTGCTGGTTTATGGCAATAATTGTCTCGATGTTTTACAGTCAACGTAGTCGTAAAATACTATTGGATGCAGCTAAATATAATTGGGATAAAAGAGATGAATTATTTAAATTATTAAAGCACATATTACATCATAAATATATGAATAAAGATGGTGATGATTACATAGATTATAGTGACGATACTTTTAACAAGGTGTTGTCTCTCTTATATGATAAAGACCCTAATTCATTTCCATATGACCCAAGAAAAGGGGATGTCGCTGCAATTCCTCCTCAATTATATATAGGACGACTATATAACTTATTAAATATAGATTATAAAATCTTTGATTATTCTCATACTTACGAGAATTCTTACTATACTTATATGTTGGCATATTCAGATTTAAATAACGAATTTGATATTGACCCTTATAGTATTAAAGATGATACTATCATCTTTGGAATAAAAAGTTTAGAAAGAAAAATAAAACTAAAAACATATAAATATAAAGAAAATAAGGTTGCCCCACGAATATTATTAATTATGATTTATGATAAAATTATTGACGTTAAAGATTATTTCCCGAGTAGTATAATAAGTGAAGGAAGTTATGTTATTGATATGTTCGAAAAAAATACTGAAAGATATATCGAGGGAAATCCCGATAATCTAAAATCTATGCGTGATACAATATATTATAATGGATATGCGTATAACTTAGATTCCGTGGTATTGGCAAATTGGAATATAGATGATGGCGGACACGGTATAGCGGGGATAACGTGTGAGAAAGACAAATACGTCTATAACGGGTGGGAGAAGACGAGCATTAATCCTGATACGAAAAAAGAGATTACGTTAAATATCCCTTGCGAACTTATGAAATATGATTGGAATATTCAAAAAGATGCTAATTTTTGTTTAAATAGAAGTCAGTGTATTCCAGAAGTATTTGGACTTTATCCCCCTCGACGTGCTTTATGTTTTAATTTTAACAAAGGAAATAGAGTTCTCACATATGTTCGAGAAGAAATAGAAGATAAAATTAAAAACTTACTAAAAAATAAGAAAGAACAAGGAACAAAAACATCAAAGATTACAGATATAGAATATATTGATAGTATAATGAATAAATTACTTTCAATGCCTCAAAATATTAATACCCCTTCATTATTATGGTTATTGTCAAAGAGACGAGGGGAATTACGAAAAGAGAAGAGGGATGAATATATACGAAAAATTGAAGCAGAAGATAAAAAACGAAAAATGGCTATGATTTTTCCAGGTGAAGATAAAATTAAAGAAGAGAGACAAAAAATGATAAATACTGATTTAAAAATACAAAGGAAATCATTGAAGAAGGTATATACGGAAAGTCTTAAAGATAAATTACAAAGCCAGAAGAGATTATTGAAACACGGTATGTTTCGGTTCTAAATAATAAAGAAGAACCAGACATTTGAAAATAATGGTTGATTAACCAAATAAAAAATGACTTAAACATATACTACATCATAACAGATAACAACAAATAATGTCAAAGGAAGATTTCAGACAATACGGAGGTTCGACGCCTGAACTATCGGTTAATGGAGTAAAAACCTATGGGAGATTAGTCGATATATATGACGGCGACACGGTAAAGGTTGTCTTGAATGCATTTGGTTCTTATTATAAATTCACGATACGATTAAATGGCATCGATACGTGCGAAATTAAAAGCAAAGACAAGGTGCTACAAGAGAACGGTATAAAGGCGAGGGACAGGTTGTTTGAGATTATAACCGATAAAAAGGTTATTGCCAAGAATGATATAAAGAACATATTGGATACGGAAGTCTATTTAGTGTGGGTCGAATGTTGTGCGAAGGATAAGTATGGCAGAGTTTTAGCGAATATATATAAGAACAAGGATGACGTCAAGAGCGTTTCTGAAATCTTATTGGAAGAAAAATTAGCCTATAAATACGAAGGGAAAACGAAACTATCTGACGATGACATTAAGGATTACTTGGAACTTGAACTGGCGACGAGAGGTAGCCCGTAATCCAACCATCCCGCTACTGGAACGTGTTTGACGGGAGATAGCCCATAACCATACTTTATGCTTATGACATTGTATCCCAGTAATTTTAACAAGGTTAAAACTTGGCTACTCGTATGTCCCACATAACAGATTAAAAATATTGTTTTGTTCTTTGGTAATTTCTTCAAATTTTCTTCGTCTAATATATGTAGCCAATATATATTCTTCGAGCCTTTAACGTGTCCTTTTTTATACTCGGCGTTGCTACGCAAATCGATAAGATAATATGCGTTGCGGACGTTGTTGCGTTTTAGATAATATTTATTATAAAAATCGATGGGTGTGATGTAATTCCAGTCATCCTTTGTGCTACGTAAATAGTCTCGTAGTGTCTCAGGAGATAGCGGAGTTTGTGGAGATATCGGAGATGGCATAGTTCTTTTTTAATATTATATGAATATTATAATTGCGATTAATGTCCCTTTATTTATTAAATCGTTGTCGTGTATATAAGTATAATTCATGTATTAATATTGTATCATAGTTATGAATAAAACAGCAAAAAGAAATCATTTCAAAACTATTTTAAATAAGGGACTATCTCCGTCTTTGTATAATGAACGAAATAATGATTATGTTGAACTTGTTGAATTATTTAAAAATCATCCAGAATATCCAAATAAATTAAGAGAACTTAAAGATATATGTATAGTACGTAATAAAAGAACCCCTAAATATTATGAGTTTAATTTGATAAGAACTGATGGGACACGTGAAGATATATCATATATAGAATGTATATCACCGTCAAATAAAAGTTTAAACGAAGCATTGCGATATTGCGTACAACCTCAAATAGACCACTTTCGTGATACTAATATTATGAAATGTAAGTTTTGTAATAAAACAAGTAGGGCAGAAGAGATACAAGTAGACCATATTATTATGTTTAAAGTTTTGACTACTAATTTCCTTAAAAATAAAAAACATATACCGACAGAGTTTGATAGCAGTTATTTTAACGGTGCTATGTTTAAAGATGATGACAAAATGTTTGCGAACGAATGGTATGAGTACCATTTAAATAATGCTAAATTAAGACCACTTTGTAAAACTTGTAATTTAACAAGACCTAAAAATGACAAAATTGAAGAACTATAAAATACAAGTTATTCATCTTCATCGAAATCTAAATACTCGTCGATAGAATTTATTATGATTTCGTGTAGTTTAGTTAAGAAAAAGTCCTTATCATCATACAATTCTAAAATCTCCTTTTTGTTTTTGGAAGATGATATATCATCCTCTATTTTTTGAAAAAATCTTAACATAAAAGGTGGTAAATAATCATATTTTTTTTTATATTTTTTATAATCAATTAGAAAGTCCCTTATAAACTTTTTTGGTTGCGCATCTATATTTTGTTTTCTATAATAATTATAATATCTAAACGTATGTTTGCTTTCGCTAATATATTTCTTTATCAGTTTTGGTCTTATTTGCTCTATAAAAACCTTATTATTAATTAAGTCCGACGTCTCTTTATACCAATTGTATATTTTATAATCTTTATTATCTAATGAAAATACGACCGTTAATATTTTTTTATTGTTGAATTTAGCAAAATCGCCCACCCCCTTCTTATCATTTTGGTCTAATGGTTGTTTAAAATTTTTAATTAAGAATGTATCATATATACTTTCGATTAAAATGTTATATAGGTTTAATTCGTTAAACTGTGGTTTAACATATATAATGAATACTGTATCTGTATCATACCCTATAAGATGAAAATCCTTAGATAATTTAAAATCTTCATTAGTTCCATTGTATATAATTTTATATTTTCTTAACCAACTTACCTTAGGATACTGTTTTAAAAATGTATCATATACTTTCCCTACATTTTTCATATCTTCATAATGCTTTATTAAGTATTTACTCATCTTTTCAATATTTTTATTTGGTTCGAAACACTGTGTATTAAAATGTGTTTTACATAAGCAATTATTATGACCTTCATAAGAGTTATTAAACGATTTACTATAAATTTCTATAATATTATATAATTCATCAATAGTTATATCTGTCATTATACCTACATGTGTAATATTAATCATGTAATATAGGATAATGCTTTCCATAGGACATAGGGTAGTTATTTTATTAGATAATATAGCGTGTAATTTTAACTTAACAGCATCCATAAATGATACAATAATATCATAATATCTTACATAATCCTTGCCATTATTTGTAAATTGTAATATACAAATCTCTTTTTTTTTTAAGTATGTGTAATAATCTTGCCAGTTTAAAGCCTTAAATATATCTTTGCCAATAATATTATATATTATTGCTTTAAACTGTTTTTTTACATCACTATCGTCAATATTATTTTCATTATTAATAATTTTTATATACAATTGTATAAGCATAGAGGGATACCTTATGTTATGATGGCTCATATCTATTATAATTTTTTCATTTGAATTATCAAAGTCTGCTGTATAGCCTGTTTTATTTAATATTTCATTTAGTAATGTTTGATAATTTGTTTTCTTAAAGTCTTCATCAATTATATCATTATATTTGATATGTTTATATATATTAATACTTGGTGGTTCAATACTAAAAATATCATTATCATTATCATCCATATATTTCAAAATCCTCGATGATATATCATCTCCGTTTTTTATAAATCTAATATATAAACTCTTTTTCATTCTTGTTAATGCGACGTGTATTAACGAATCATACTTTATATTATTGCTTTTACTAAACTTATTCAATGTTGCTTCTTCTAAACCAATAACAAATACAACGTTTCTTCCATCACCTTTGGATGTATGTATCGATACAATTCTTGTAGAATTATCTGAATCCGCTAAATTTATCGAACTTCCCTCTTCCGATTTATGAAAAACAGCATATCTCACATATACATCACTCTTGTTTTTATTTATCCAATATGTTTGAATTGCGGTTTCTAACGCATTTACTAATGCGTTTTTTTTAGTAAAAGGTGTAACTATTAAAAAGTCATTGGGTTTATAGTTATTTAGTATAACCTCATTATCGTAATATTTTAAGATTTTTTCTACTTCCCTATTTATTATATTTTCATTTGTTTCTGTTGCATAAACACATTTACCTTCAAACAGTTTTAAATGCGATTTAAAAGGTTCGTCATCTTCTCTATACTGCTCTATTTCTGGTAAAGAATATTTAGAAAACGGTATAATATAATTAATAAATTTTACTAAATCGTTATGATAGAACCTTCTACATAAGTTTGTTGGTTTATACTGTTTTTTTTGAATATATGAGAATTCGTGATTACTAAAATATTGAAAAGCATTATCTTCCAACGTAATACTTTGTAATCTATCACCAACAATATACGTGTCGATATATTTATTTCTCATTATTGTTATGATTGCCTTTGCATAATCATCGCTTAAATCTTGCGTTTCATCAACAAATAGACACATCTCTTTATTTAACTTATAACTTTTACCGTTACAACTTATAGACCTTATTTTTTGTTTTTCTATATAACCATCAATAATTGATGATATAATACCTTCAAACTTATTAATTTCCTTAGTTTTTATATCCCCTAATGAATACATCAATGAATCAATTGTCGCTATTAATATATGACAAGTGGTATTAGTATTAGTATTTTTATAAGATATTTGGTATTTATTATTTTCATTTACATATATTAAATCGCTAATATGTTTTAGATGATTATTATCAATTTGGTTTTTTAGTTCATTATATATTACTGTCTTTGCTGAGTGTTGTTTAGTTACAATTATAAAACATTTATAATGTTCGAAATCCTTACTTTCAATATTTTGAATCAGTCCAAACGTTTTACCATTACCTGCTCCTTGTTGTTTAATATATAAGGAACATTGCAAAGGTAAATTAACGTTATGAATGTTTTGATTATTTTCATTAATATATTTTATAAATGTTTCTTTATCAAGAGGAGGTTCGACGTCAATCATACAATTCTTGACTTGTTTCGGATATATTTTATACAAGATATCGTAGATGTCAATAAATATATATTCATAATCAATAAAACTTTCATATTTCCATTTGTCTGATATAAAATCTAAATAATATCTATCTGAATATTCTAAGTATTTTACCTTTATTGTATCATTGCCATCTATAATCCATATTATTTCTCTATTATGTAATCCATAATCGTTTTTTCTATTTTTTACTTCTTGAAGTTCAATCTCAGAATGCTGGAACTCTAAATTGTATATACTGTTATCTAATGATACATCTGCTCTCCTATCTTTAATTTGTTTATCTTTTTTCTTATACTCAACCTCTGTATTTGGGAAATTACCTTGCCATTCACAATGCCATTTTGTCATAGGGTATGTATATAAATCACTCGTATTTTTATGTCTAAAATATGGTTTATTTTTCAAACCGTTCGCACATATTAATTGATGTCCGTTTTTACATTTTATATTTTGTTTTGATACCTCCTTTTTTATCTTAATATATTCATTAATGTGAATATCCAAATTATCAATAACAGCATATTGAGATTGATAATTTATGTTGCATTTTTTCATCACACTTGTTAAGTAATATATATATTAAACCTTTAAATATTACATCACAAAGTTAAAAAATGTTATACAAATGAATTGCCAACGATTTACAATAATAATCATTATGATATTTGACGAACCGCTCTCCATTTCTTAAACTTTTCGACGAATACGCACACGAACTTAATGTTGGTTATCGCATTTTTATCACGGAATGAATCACGTAGCAATTTGCTATCGCTCAGTGTTTGAACTAATGCGATGCCGATACTTGGCTTATTGAGGACATCTTCGTTGTCATAGACGTTATAAATATCAGGCTCATTCGTTTTCACAATATAGAGCATCTTTTCTTCGTTATTTAATACGTTTGGCTTATCGGTTGCTACGGGTTCTATGGTAGCAACGACGGTTGCCACAGTTGCCACTGTCCCTGTCGCCCCGCCCGTTGCGGCGTCCATACTTTTAAACTCTGTTATATCCTTTGTTTTTCTTACGACATTGATGACGGAACTCTCGTCAAAGTTGTATAGTTTCGGTTTATACTTCAAATCAAACGGACAGATGTAGATGCCCCTACACGTATAATTAAGATTATTTGACAATTCCATAATATTCTCGATTGACTCTTTATACATATGAAAGTAGTTCTTCACTTTATAGTCGCATACGTCTATGGTTTCATCGGGCGTATATTGATGTTCTAAAAGATGATAGATAATCTTCAACCTGTCAGGGAGCATCTTCTTATTGAAATAGACGCCCTCGTAGCAGACGATGTCGTTGATGAGAAACGTCCAGCGATTATCTTTACACTTCACCATCTCGCCGTCCAGCAAGGTATTCTTAAAGAGTTTCTTGTCAAATAAGCCTCTTCCGAATATTATTCGTGGGCGTTGATACCCTGGATGGATTTTCTTATCGATAAAATACATCGTTTCGATGTTATTATAGTGCGTGAAATAGAGGTAGTATCTATTGCCGTTTGAACGCAAGTTCATCAGGTGATTAGACAATATAAAATTAACGTTGTTCGCATCGAGATTATGATGATGCCTTTGTAGGATTTTGATATTATAAAGCGTTTTCATTTGCTCTAAAATAGCATCCTTATGTTCGTTGCTTTTAATATTAAAGGCAACTCTGTCTGAGAAACTGATGATACCTTGCATTACTTACTTTACTTTCTTTACTTACTTAATAGAATAGTTAGTAGTAGTTATATCATTTTTTGTATCTTATAAACTATACCATTTCTACCCTCAAAAGGTCTATAATTTATATTATTATATTATAGTAATATATATGAGTCGGAGGAGTATCCTACAATATATAACAGCGTTATCACAAAATAGCAGCAACAGCAGTAGTTATAATAGTAAGAGCGAAAATGCTAACGAAAAAGTAATTAAAAAGGTAAATAAGTTATTAGAAGCAGATAATCCAGTACCTATAATAGAGAAACTTAAAAGTATATCTTATATCAATAAAATACGTACATCGATGAGAGATGATTTGCTACTCGCTAAAAAAGAGAAAGGAATAGTAGTATATGAACTACTCACAAAAAGGCTTTCAGAAATAAAAAAACAAATGATAGAAGAAGAAAGACAAGAAGAAATAGCAAGATATATAGAAGAACTTAAAGAATTAAAAACAAAACTTAAAAGATTAGATAAAAAACTGGAAAAATCACATTCTAAAAATCCAATTTACAACGCAACAATTATGGAAAAGAATAGTCAAAACACAAGAGCAAAACTTGAAGAAATAGATACTATACTTGCCAATCTATTAGATGTTAAATATTTAAAATATTTAAAAGTAGCAATATATAATATAAATTTACATATTAATTTTCAAGAACATCTCATAAAAGGGTTGAAAAAGCAAGTATGTTCGAGAATACTAACACCTAAGCAAGTGGGACCGATTTGCTGGTTTATGGCAACCTTTGTGGCAATGTTTTACAGTCAGCGTAATCGTAAAGTATTACTTGAAGCATCAAAAGGTTGGAATAAACAAGACGCACTTTTTACTTTATTAAAGCACGTATTAGACGATAAATACTTGATGTCTGAGAACGAACAAGAGGATTACGAGAAGTTTAGCGACGATACCTTTGGCAATATATTAAGATTATTATATCAGAAAGATGCTAAGTCCTTTCCATATAATCCGGAACTTAATACTGGATTTAGAAGTGAAGTTTATATATGCAAACTATATAACTTATTAGGTGTCGATTGCGAAATGTTTGATTATATTGGGGAATCAATATCAATATTAGCATATTCATATCATAATGTGGGATATAATGATATTATGGGTTATACGTATAATGAAGACAAAAAAGTGTATGATATTTCAACAATAGTCTCCTTTAATTCTATAACAGATACTTATTATACAAGAAAAAAATCCAACCCTACTATATTAATTATAAGGCGTGTCGGTAGAGACCGGTTTATTTCAGGTAATATAATATCATCCTACAAGTCTAAAATGTATGATGAATTAACATCTATGCGTGACGAGATAATATATAATGGCAATAAGTATATTTTAGATTCAGTTCTATTGACAAATTATAATGTAGGCAATAACAATCACGTAATCGCTGGAATAACTTGTAAAGGAATAAAATATGTATATAATGGCTGGGCGAGGACGAGTATGGACCCTGCTATGGCAAGTCAAGAAATTACACGAAATATACCTTGCGAACTTCAACAACACGATTGGAATGTAAAAGAAGGAGATGGCTTCTGTCTAAATACAAAGGAGTGTAGCCTCGATATATTTAAGCAAAGAAAACCAGATGAACCACGTCTTTGCTTCAATTTTAGCGAAGGCAATAGGATATTAATCTATGTTCGCAAAGATGCTAAATCCAAGTTATAAAATGGATATTTATATCATAACTTCTTTTTACAATACCATTCAACGGTTTTTTGTATTCCGTCGTGGAAATGGACGGACTTCTTCCAACCTATTGCGTTCAACTTCGTTGTATCAATCGCATAGCGGAAGTCATTGAAGTTCCTATCCTTTGTATATTCTACCCAATCCTCGATTTTCTCGGCATCCCCTTTCATTTGATGTAGTAAGATGGTGGCGATTTCAAGCACGTTGTATTCGTCCGTCGAACCGATATTATATACGTTGTTATCCACGCCTTCTGCGACAATTATATCAATCGCTCTCACGACATCGTCGATATAGATAAAGTTTCGCCGTGTTAATCCTGTGCCGTGGATGGTTAATTTCTTGTTTTCTTGTAGCAACGTGATAAACTTGGGTATTATCTTTTCAGGGTATTGCCTTTCGCCATATACATTGTTGCATCGTATAATCACGATAGGAATGTTATACGAATAGTAATAGGAGCGAACGATGAACTCCGCTCCCGCCTTTGTGGCTGCGTAAGGGTTCGTTGGATTTAGCAATGCGGTTTCGTCGCTATCCTTACAATGGATGGTTGAGAGTTCGCCATATACCTCGTCGGTCGACATATGGATAAATCGCTTGATATTCCCACGTCCATACAAACGACAGCATTCGAGGAGTTGATGCGTCCCTAAGATGTTATCGATTGTATAATGGATGGAGTTGTCAAACGAGTTATCGACGTGAGTCTGTGCGGCGAAATGGACGACATATTCGATATTGTATTTCTCAAAAATAGATTGAACGAGTTCCTTATCGCATACGCTTCCTTTTACAAAAATGTATTTCGCTTCTGCTTCGCCTACGTCGCCTACGTCGACATTATCTTCGGCGGAGCAATAATCTAACTTGTCGATATTTATCACATAGTCGAACTCCTTGCCGTTAAATAGTTTGGTGCGTAGCAATGCGTTAATATAGTTTGAACCGATAAATCCACATCCTCCCGTTACGAGTATAGCCATCTTGTTATGATATTATGATTTATATTATGATATTACTATCTTTTATCTCTTATCTTTTTATATAATATATAAAGGATATAGATACATAACCTTTTATGACTGAACCGATGTTTTATTCGCAATATAAGCAGGACGAATATTTAGAGACGACGATTTTCAAGGGATACAAGGAAGGTTTCTACGTAGATGTAGGGTCGCACGATGGCGTTTCCTTAAATAACACGCTATATTTTGAAAGAAATAATAACTGGCGTGGGATAAATATAGAACCCATCAAAGGCGTCTTTGATAAGTTGGTAGCGAACCGCTCGGCGGACAGGAATACGAACATAAATTGTGCGATTTGTAATTATGACGGCGAAGCGGACTTCTACCTGAACGAAGGATATACCGAGATGCTCTCAGGGATTATAGAGAATTACGATGCGAGACATTTAGAACGCTTGAAGAATGAGAATACGGAGATGTTGGCGACGACGCAGGTTGTCAAAGTGAATACGAAGCGATTACAGACGATATTCGACGAACACGAGGTATCGCATATACATTATTTGTCAATCGACGTTGAAGGTGCGGAGTTTGAAGTGATAAAGTCCATCGATTTCGACAAGGTATTCGTCGATGTCATAGGGTTCGAAAATAATTACGAAGAAGTTAGCATACCAATCATACAATATTTAATTAAAAAGGGTTTCAAAGTTATCAAGGTATCGACTGACATATTTATGATAAACCAACAAAGCCAATTTATATCTTAATCTTAGATATCTGATTTCTATATCTAAGATATCTGATATATAAAGAATATTCTCATATTTTAATATAAATGAATGATACGAATGATAACAATGGAAACGCTAACGTTGGCAACGTCGCTAACGCAGCAGCAACGGATTTGTTCTTAAATGATTCGTGGAATATGTATTTTCACGACCCATACGATAATAACTGGGACGACAAGAGTTATAAGATGATAGGGGTAATCTCAAATGTAGATGAATATATCCAGTATTTCAAGGCATATAAGGAATTGTTTAAGAAGGGTATGTTTTTTATTATGCGATTGGATATAATGCCACGATACGAGGATGAGTTGAATATCAAGGGCGGATGCTTTTCGTTTAAAGTGATGGCAGAGGAACTGGATAGCAAGTTCTTTGCGTTGTGTGCGAACATTATTGGCGAGAACTTTGCCAACAATAACGACGAGAACATCATCTATAATATCAACGGTATCTCGATAAGCCCTAAGAAGTTTTATTATATTGTTCGGATATGGATAAAAGACAAGAAATACGCAAGAAAAGAATACTATAACTTTGACATCCCAAAGTATTCGACGCTGATGTATAAGAACCACGTTTAACCGTTAAACGTATAACATAAATAAAAATTGACTTATCTCCAAAAGTATATAAGGAAAGAAGGACACAAAGGGATGGTTGCAGACTTTACAAAAATCAATGGGTATCTATTTAGGAAGTTTGAAGAGCGTTTGATGAATAGGAACAGTGCCGTTGGCGACGGTGTTGGCGTTGATATGATAGAGGTATTTAGAAAACATTTATCGCCTAACCGTTATCATAGTGAAAAAATAGCATTTGTATTAAATTATTTCAAGCAATATCCGCCATTTCGAAACCCTCTATTAGATAATGATTATTTGACGAATGAGGAATACTTTGATATATACATAACCCCTTGCGTAAAAGACATTTATAACTTTAATAAACAGGGTTCTCTGTTTGCGGAAGAACAGGGACGTAGTTATAAGGCATTTATGACTGAACTACAAGACATCATTCACAATGAAGAGTTTGCGAAGAATAATAAGAAAAAAGCAAATGTTTCAGACGTCTGTGACGCTGCAAGGAACGACACAGCCGAAACAAAGAAAAGGAAGAAGAAGGCTATCCCAGCAACTATCAAAAGGCTCGTGTGGAATACGAATATTGGCGAAATGATTGGTAAATCGAAATGTATGTGTTGTAATTCAACGGATATTACTCAGATGTCTTTCAATTGCGGACATATTGTAGCGGAGGCAAACGGCGGCGATACAATCGTATCGAACCTAAAACCCATCTGTCAAAACTGTAATTCCAGTATGGGAACTAAAAATATGGAAGAGTTTATGAAGTCTCTTAAATAATAAATATAAAAAGAATTAACAATATGATTTGTAATGAAACGAATACATTATTACAATTTTTATTATCTACTAATAGAACAGTAGTCTATCTATTAGTAGATAATGAATAATATTTTTATGGCGATTGATAAACAAAGGATAGATGGACGAGTAAGAAATATATACGTGAAGAAGAATGACAAATCAAAAGTGCCTGTAAAATATATAAAATACCACGGACAATATATAGTCTTTTATTCTAAACAGGACTATAACATCATTACAAAGAAGAAGGAGAAAGACGCTGTATATCATCTTGTTAAAAAAAGATAATTTCGATTAGATTATATCAATGTTTTTTATTCTTTGTTTTACTTTGCTACTTAAAGAAATTAGATAGCAACATTAGCGTCGGTATGATTGGCTTCATCGAGGCTTATTAATATAATTGCGAGGCAACCGAATACCAAACCCGCCATCGATTGCGTAGATAAGTCGGATACTTTGAAATTTCTTCGATGTATATAGAGCGTTATTAGGAATAGCAAGATGATTTCGAGTGTTGCGAATACCCTGAAATATGCGGGGTTAGGGCATATCTTTATGATATAATAGGCAAGTATGGTGATGAAGAGAAACACGACGGCATATAGGTAATACTTTGGTTTCGCAAACTCGGTCGTAAAATGTTCTCTGTAATAAAAGAGAAAATATACGAGGCTCATCGCTCCGACAATGATATTCACGATGATAGGAAACAATAGATGCGGTGTATTGTCATATCGAATATAGAGTATCAAGAGAACTACAAGAATACTATGTATCACAGATAGATATACCCAGTTCATTGCTTCGTCATTCTTCTAATAAATAAAAATAAATAAATAATGGATTGTGTTGCTAAGCGACGCCTTTGCTATTTAGAAGTATCGAAGTGGTAGCAGTCGAAGCGGTAGCCGACGCAGCGATAATTTTATTTTTATCATCTTCTGTTAAATAATGAAAACGGTCTAAGTTCTTATCTTTCCATACGTGATAATGAAAGCAGATGTATAGCGGTATGTCGTGTCGAACACATATATCATAGAGTTCGTCTAATCGATTTTCTTCCTCTCCTCCAATATCTACGTTGATGAGCGAAACGTCCGTGCCGTCAGCGAGTAGCGAAGCATCAGCGAGTAGCGAAGCATCAGCGAGTAGCGAAGCATCAGCGAGTATCGTCTCCAAGTTTGTCGTCGCATAATCGAGAAACGTATAGTTCTTCTCGCAATTCTCTTTCATATCTTTTGTCGCAAACTCGGCGATTTCGGCATCCGTCGTGATTGCGTAGATATGCTTCGATTTCCGTGAGCCATACATTGCGGTTGGCGTAATCCACGTGCCGATGTCAATAAATACCTTGCCTTTCGATAGATATTTATCAAACACTTCAAACATCTCTTTTTTCCAATCGCCATAGATATCCTTCCAGAACGGATTATTAGTCCTCTTGGATATCCAAAAGTATTCGTCGTTTTTATGAACTCGCAAATAATTATTTTCGACATAAGGCTTGACAATCCTCGAAATCGTCGAGATATGCGTGGTATTCGTATTCAATATATAACTATCATACAAGTTATACACCTCGTTCTCTATATACCACGGGATGTGCTTCGCCGTAAAGTCTCCTGCAACCCGTATCTTATTATCATACCCCATCATTATGTTTGTCTTATTCATCAAACAAAACGTGGTATCGATGTCTGCATCATACAGTTCGTAAGCGGCGGTAGCAGCGTCGCCTGACGCATCAATCTTCTTTTTCCAAAATTGCGTTTCCCATTCACGTATTGTTTGGTTCGCCATATACTCCTTGGTCGTATGAAATTGCTCGTGGTCTGATATATCCAACGCGAACCCGATTTTAGAGGTTTTATACGTATCCGAAAGGTTCGCAAGTATTTCAATAAAATTACAAGGTATCTTTTCGTTCAACTTTAAGTCGGGGTCGGTGATAATGTATTTATCGGGCAGAAGGTCGTAGATATGTCGATTATTCATATGGGTAATCCACGGACCCAAGTTGCCTACGTTGTTTATAATGCTAACTCCGTTGACGCTTTTTAGATACGCAATCGTATCAGGACACGTACTGGCATTATTCAAAATAATAATATTCGCATAATAGTCCTTGTTGATTTTCGCAATTTGCGCCAAGGTATTTGCGACATATCGGTAATTATTATAACAGATGATGACAATCGGGATATTCATAATACATAAAGGTATAAAAGAAGTCTTTATATGGAATATAAAAGCGTGTCTTTATATGAAGTATAAAAGCGTGTCTTTATATGAAGTATAAAACGTGTCTGCGATTATATCACTGTCTAAATATTATTACGATATATTAAATATAAATATTAGATGATTTAATATGCTCTCGCTATTATTATCGTGCTTAACCTATATTACGATGCCTTTTCGGTTTATCTTATTTATGCTGATGATGATTATATCGATACACGTTTTACAACCGCTCACAAACGAAAGCAACATTATATGCGGTATCTTGTGGTTCGCCAAAATATTTATGTATATCCTTTCATTCAACATTAATATATCCAAAGAGGACTTGGTGAAATATATGGAGTATCTATATAGTGATACGAAGTTCATTTGCACGTTCAATCACACGACGCTCATCGACGGGTTCGTGTTGATTAGCACGTTTCCACGCTCGTCCTATTTGATACTCAAAGTCATCATCTATTCGACGATAGGATACACCGAAAAGATTCACAATCAACTCGGGAATATATTTGTAGAAAAGGGGACGACGAGCAAGAAGATAAAGGAACGTGTGGATAGCCGTAAGTCGGGCGACAAAATCCTATTTATTGCCCCAGGGTCAGGGAATACCTCTGCAATACCTGGAAGCATAACGGAATTCACGAGCAACGGTGCGTTCGTCCATAAATACCCGATATTGCCGATTGTCGTGAAATACGAAGACGAGTCACTAAATTACAATCACGACAACGGCGAATCAATGCTACACTCGTGCTTAAAGTTGTTCCTTGTCAAAGACTACACAATCAACATCAAGGTATGCGATATGGTAGAATACAAAGAAGGCGAGACAATCGAAGAATACAAGAACCGTGTATATGAGATTATGAACGAGACATACAAGGCGATGTAATAGATAAAATACATATAAAATAAAAACACGTATCAGTATCTATATCATTATGAAACCGCTTAGTATCATCGTTGCTTCCAGTTTAGAATACGGGATAGGATACGAGAACAAGTTGTGCTGGAATATCCCGAATGAATTAAAGCAGTTTAGGGATATCACGATGCGTCGCCACGACAAGAACAAGAAGAACTGTGTTATAATGGGTAAAAACACGTGGTATTCTTTGCCGAGTTCGGCGTCCCCGTTGAAAGACAGAATAAACATCATCATATCCGCAAACGATTATGACAAGATAACGAAGGAGATTGCCGAAGGCGATAAACACGAACATTGTCGTGTATTTAGAACTATCGAAGACGCCTTGTGTTATATCGACAGCAGCGACAGCAGCGACGGCAGCGACGGCATCGAAACCGCTTTTGTGATTGGCGGTGCGAAGATATACAACGCATTCCTCGAAAAGTATATAAGGCGGATTAATTCCATCTACTGGACTATCGTATATGACAAGAATTATGTATGCGACCGCTTCATAGCCTCGAATATCATTTATAATCATTTCAGTTTCTTGAAAGAGGACATCATCATCAATGACAGATACGTTTCTATGTATGGAGTGAATAAAAACAATTTAAACACGGTGATTGACGAACCGCCCGATTAATGACGGATGACGTCGGGGCTTAGAGAAGCAGTTGGCAAAGCAGGTTCTCGATATATAGCGGTTCTTTACATTTGTTCGTTTGCGATAGCAGGTAATCGATATCTGTTCCTATTTTGATGATGTCGCATTTCAATTTATTTTTATCTTTATCGTGGCAACCCCGTATATTTATATAATAGTTTTCGAAATCAACAAGCCTCACGAAGTCTTGGACGATTTGTAAGATGGATATATTAAATTGACAGCATTTATAGGACAGTCCTCGAATATCTTCTAAGTTATTTTTGTTTTTATTAAATGCCTTGATAAACTCGACGAATGGCGGGAAGTTAAGTTCGACAAACTCTTTTGTCAATAGTTCGGCGGATGCGGGGTGTCGCTCGATTTCTGAAAGAAAGAGTGCTTTGATGATGTTTCGAGGTTTCGTTTCGACTAAATAGTCGTTCATCGATATACCTAAGTTATTGCGGTATATCGTTTGTATTTCTTCAAATGTGAAGAGGGGTATTCGAAACTGGCTGAAACGGCTCTTTATCGGTGCGTCAATCCTTGTGATATAATGCGTCGTGCTTATGAATACCACGTTGTGCGAGAACTTCTCTAAAATGATACGGAACTCACAGAATAGCGTAGAAATCAGGTCGATATGCTTGATGACGATAACGTGCTTTTTCATTTTGACGTTTTTCGAACTGATGATGTGGAGCAGGAACGGGGTTATCTTTTCGATATTTTTAATATTCTCGGGGTTCATCAAATCAATCTCGATGTAATGCTGGTTTTCAACGTAGATTATCGATTTCTCCCATATATGCTCTGTATTATTAAAAGGTGCGTCGATATTGAGTATCCGTAGTAATACGAGGTTTAAATAAAGGTCGATTGGAAAGCCTGTCGGTGCGAAGAGCAGTTTGTTGTTCGGCGACAGTTGTATCTTTTTCAATATCATTTCATACCGCTCGTGGTCTCTTATAATCTCTGGAAAAACATCCTCTAACTTGTCCCATATCGTTTTAATCGCCATTCGAAGAAGATAAGAAAGAATAGATATTTATCTATTTATATATTTATCTATTGTGTATAACCCTTATTTCTTATTTCTTCGTATATGTAATATAAAGATTACACAATCAATATATTATAAGCATAAGCAATTTATATGAATGTATGTAGAAGCACTCCATTTGAATATTGAGAATATTGATAAATATACACGGGATGAGATTAAGGGCATCTATAAAAAGATAGCCTTAGAATGCCACCCCGATAAATTAACGCACGTTAGCGACGAGGGCGAAAGGAATGCCAAGATTGAGCGGTTTAAGATGGCGACGATTGGGTATAAAAAGGCGATGGAGGATTTTGAGAATTACGGTAAGTTAAATTATCGTGGAACGGAGTATAACTTTGACAATCTTGCGGACGACTATGAGATATATAATAGTTTTGATTTGAACTTTTGGAAGAATACCTATGACGGGATTTTCAAAGACAAGGACAAAATCAAAAACACCTTTATCGATGTCGCCAGTTATTTCTTCAACAAAGGCTTTAAAACTAAAAATCATTACGAGCCATCCACGAAGATTGTGAAGCATTCCATAAATCTACCCATAACCTATTATGATTTATGTTCGCAAACGAAACGGAAACTTCGCATATTGCTTAAAAACGTGAAAGAACCCGTATTTATAACGATTTGTTGTAAGAATGATTACCCGTGCTTAACGAGGCAATATATCGACGACGACAGCATAGAACACGAAATCATCATCCAGATGATACTTGATAACTCTGACGAAGAAGAAGACGAAGCCGATGGCGAAGGCAACGGAAAAGCCGAAGGCGAAAAGGTTCGATATACACATAGCATACTTACCACGAGTAATACGAGTAGCACGAGTAGCGATGATACGCCTATAATCGACTTACATACCGCAATCGATATTAACATCGTAGAGTATTTGTCGGGAGGTGTTCGAAAGATACGGTATGTCGATGATAGTATTATTGATGTCCCGATTGAGCCATTTAGCACGGCTGATATTGTGATACGAGACAAGGGATTGTGTGGCGGAAACTTACATATCAAAGTCGTATTTCATAATATAACTTTGAAAAAATGGAAAAAGATTAGTGAGAAGAAGCGGACGAGAGTAATCCATTTATTGACGAAAATGTATTCTTAGACATATCATATAAGGAATATATACATAGTCATTTATAATTATAAAAACGAAGGGAACGAAGGTAATGGAAGAAACGAAGGAAACGAAGGTGTTTTGTAATGGGTTTTGGACGGGTTTCTTCGAGAAGATTGACCCGATTAATATCACGTTTTTCTTTAATTTGTTAGAGGATGTATATAAGGAAAAACCCGTGCTTACGTATAACATCGATGAGGCGGAAATATTGATGGAGTCAGTATTTACGGATATCACGTATGTTAATCACAAGCCGTGGAGGGCGTCGTTTTTATATACGGGCGAGTCATATTACGCAAGATGTATGTATAACACGCTACCATCCTATTCTTGTATCTTGGGTTTCAATTATACCGAAAGAAACTTTGTAGAACTCCCGCTATACCTGCTCTATCTCAAATCCATCCCTGATATGGATTTAAGTCCTGCGAAAACGATACCGAATAATTATACGACTGCCGTGATATCCAATGGGTCGGCGAATGAACGTGTCGTATTTTTAGACAGATTAGAAAAGCGGTTGCCTGTTCTATATGGCGGTTCGTATAAAAACAATATTGGGGGTAAATTGACGGGTTGTTATGCGACGGATAACTTGACGGCTTTTTATAAAAATAGCAAGTTTGCGATAACGATGGAGAACACGAAGATAGGGCATTATATCACCGAGAAAATCATTAACGGGTTTAAGGCGGGTGTCGTGCCGATTTATTGGGGTTCGCAACACGTCGCCGAGCATTTCAATAGCAAACGCTTCATAATCCTCGAAGATACAAAGGAGGAAACGATAAATCGTGTCATTGATAGGATGGCGTCGATGAGCGACGAAGAATATTTTGAAATGGTGAATGAGCCGATTTTCAACAAAGATATGAGCGTCGATACGATTTACAATAAGGCGGTCGAGAATATTAAAAGGTTGGTATTATGATATAATATAAATAATAAAAATTGATAGTGTCTGTTATACATTTACAAATCATATAAACAATAACTAATAATAATATATGTATATAACACGTTATTAACACGATAACAGTCTTGACGATGTTAGTATTCTGTATAGGATACATCCAGCAATCTCCAAAGATATTCGATAACAGTCTTCTCGATGTTAGTATTCTGTATAGGATACATTCCAGCAATCTTCCAAATCATAAAAAGATTATATTTACATAGAATATTATGTGTATTAGCGTATTGTATATGATTACTTTATTTTTATAAATCAAATATAAAATGTATTCATTTTTATATTTTCTACATTTAACGTATGGATACCTTGATATATATTTTGCGATGTTTGCGGCACTTCCCGTATCTTCTTTTTTATTGATATAGTTGTTGCTAATATATCTTATACATCTGTATCGCTCTTGCTTGAAGTTTTCGATTGCGTAATGATTGATGTCATAATGCCTCTTGTCAATGATAAGAAACATTGATATATAATAGGATAAAATAACGATTGCTAATTTCCGTAATATCATTATATAACTTAGATATAAAAAACTATCTTGGCATATTATGTAAGGTTTTTTGAGACGGTTGTTTCTGACGCCGCTGACGTGGCGGTATGGGGTTTTGCGATAGTTTCTGTCGTGGAGATATAGGTTGTGGCTGTTGCGGTGGCGTCGATGGCGGAGATATTGAAAGTGGCGATAGTGGTGGAGATATCGAAAGTGGCGTCGATGGCGGAGATATCGAGAGCGGTTGCTGTGGTGGCATATTCTCTTTTCCATTCGAGTATCTACGTGGTTTAAAAGACGTGCGTTCGTGTATAATACCGACATTGACATACGTACGTATTATTTCAATCGCAACTTCGTGTTTGTATGCGGTAGGGATTTTTTGCGGTATGCTAATATTCGCTGCGTCAGTAGCGGTAGCGTCAGCGTTTATATATTTGAAGATATCAATCATAATTCGAGATAATAATGTGTTTATACAAATGAGTAAATCATACGAAATCTTTTCTGTTAGAGTATTATCGGCGTTTAACGCTTGTATGATAGACGGCGTTGCAACATTATACCATCTATTATTTATCATCCAATAGGATAACAACTGAACGGGTTTATGTTGGGCGTCGCCTACGTGGTATTTTTGCCAATTGCTAAATATATCTTTATTTGCGTATTTACGAAGCAACAGAATAACATTGCCGATTGTGTTCGCCATTAAATAGATGTGTCGCAAATCAATATATAAGCCTTGTTTCGTAATTATAGGGGCGTATATATTATAATCACGTAGTTTCTCAGGCTCTGCCGTTATATGAATATGTGTGCTAACATTGCGACTGCCTGTGTTGATGCCGGTGTTGCCGGTGTTGATACTGCCTGTGATATTTCCGGTGCGACTGTCGGCAATATCTGTGAAAAATTGCGTGATATGAATGGGTATTTCAATCCATAATAATGTTTTATGTTTAGGATGTCGCCATCCGTCGTATGCGAAAAAGAACTTGAAAATTATATTGTGTCCTTCCTTAATTTTTATAAACGGTCGAATATAATACTGTTTGCCATTGATAATAAAAGAATATTCGAAATTACATATTTCGTCGTATTTCTTGGCATTATCCTTGTTATCTAAGGTTTTCAGTAACGCTTCAATGTCTTGTTTAGGAACACGAATATCGTTTTCAAACTTTACATCGTCGAAAAGCCCTCCGCCCTTCCCATAAATAAAATACAATACCCCTTCTGTCGGCTTCGCAGGTCTCTTCTTTATTTTCTTCACAGGCTTCGCCGTCTTCACATACTCTTTTAATTTCATAAACTCACCCTTGTATTTGATATATTTCGCTTTCGTGTTTGCTTTCATATAAACATTTCTTGTTTTACCAAGCACCTTTTCTTTCCCATAAAGAGTAAAGACTTTCTTCATCACTCTAATAATAAAAAATAATAAAAATAAATAATATGTAGTTGGCGAAGTCCGCAAAGCCCACGTAGCCCCTTCGGGGACTTATTCACGCATCCTATCTCGGATAGCCACGAGGTTCAATTCGCATACACGGAAATACTCTTTCTTTTTGTTCGACAGTATCCTCTCTATAATGTAGGGTAATCTCCCCTCTTTGAGTTCCTGTAAGGCTATATTGCGTAGTTCCATATTACTATCAATCGCCAATTTACCTGTGCCGACATCTATAAAAGGCGTAGCACCCGATGCCAATTGTTGCGTTCGCATCCCCATAATCTTATTAAACTCATAGATTGTCATTATAGGCTTCGATATTCTATCCGTCTTATTCAATAGTTCATTGATTTTGCTAACATCTTCGATATTTGCGGTTTTATATATGAGTGTCATTTGTAGCCCAATTGTCTATTCTATTAGTATCATTTTTTATTTTTATATAGGATTAGGGTTGCCCTTGATTAACCTGCTTCCAAGTTTTCCCGCAATTTTCGCATACATAGAGATACTTCATATTCTTTGAATCATACTTTATATAGATGATTTGCTTATTTGCGTTCTCTTGGATACACTTTTCATTCACGCAATAAATCTGCGGGTCGTTGATGCGACGCAACGTAGGGTCGAAGCGTAGATATTTATTCACGTGTTGGTTATAGAGCAGGTCATCTTCGCTATAAATCGTCTTTGATATCTTCACCGCACACTTTGCGTTCGTCTCAACCTTCTCGAACTCGCAATGCTTACAATACTTCACAAGCATATTTTCAGCGTTCGACTTAACATAAAGCATATTGTCGCATATTTCACAGAACTCCATTTTATATAGTTATAAGAAAATAATAAGGTTCATATAATCATTTTTTAAAAATCAAATATCAAATATCAAATATCAATATATAGACAATAAGAAGCATTTCAATACTTGGTGTCTCTTAGCGTTTCTCAGTGGGAAAACCCTATCAGGGTTGCGACGTATATCGTCTCGCAAAACTCGCTTCGTTGTCCGCATCTCATATCTCCCCGCTACTAAATCATAAATATTTATAAACACCTTTCTTCTAAATAATTTCCGTGCTTTTGTTAGCGATGGTTGCGGGTCTTCCTTAAATACAAGTAGCAGGTCATTGAGTAATACGAGCGTGTTAAATGTATTCGCAACAGTAATCCCAATCGCATCTCGTTCCGCAATAATCCCATCGATTAAAGTATTTATTACGTAATCATCGACAATCGCCCTTATTTCATCGTATTCTTGTCGATTTATCAATCGAATAATTCGTTTATACCCAATCCTACGAACTCTTAACTCGGTTTTCAATTCATTAAGTAGATATTCATATTGTGATGTCATTACAATACTATAATAAAAAGTAGAAGCGTAGCCTTATATCCGCTTCGCCGCTTCGTATCTTCGCTGCTTCGTCCCCGTCTTCATTAACTTCGCAACTTCTTTTTTAATTTCATCATATCGATTTGAAGTTTGACAAGATAACTTTTCAATTCTATCTTCCTCTTGTCAATCTCAAAGGTGTTGATATCATTCGCCGTCAATTTGTTTGTTTCAAATATTGTTTTATACTTAGAAGCGAGTTTATACAGTTCCGTATTTTCGTCATTGCTTGTTAAAATATTTTCAATTGTTAAGTTTAACATATGCAAACTCTGGTTATAGCAACCTTTTAATTGGCAATTTATGAGTTCGTTGTGGTATTTCTCCTCGATTATTTTGATGTCTACATCTGCGTTCGCTTTGATAGATTTCATATAATATTTTCCAAACTCGATGTCCCCTCTTACTCTGTCCTTTTTGTATCGTTCATTGTTGTCCTTCATCCTTTTTGTAAAGTCAAGCATCAACTTTTCTTTTTCAACGATATATTTACTTTTCTTCGATTGCTCTTCTTCTTTCTTACATTTTATGGTAATACATTCGTGTAAAGCAACAGTCGCATCATACATCTTGTTGAAGTTCTGTAAAAAAACAACCTTTTTCTTAGGCTGTGGCGGCGGAAGCGTAGGCATTATCTTATGTTTTTATTTCTTCTACATATTGATTTTATATTTTATATTATTTTTATCGTAATCACACCCAGACGCTAAGCATATCGTCGGCGTTAATCGTCTTTATTTCCAATAACGTGTCGCATTCTTGTTGCGTAGGTTCTTCGAGTTTCTTGTAATATACTCGCATCGCCACAATCGGAACGTGATAATCCTGATTTTTATACTTGGCAATCCTATAATTATCCAGATATTCAACAACCGATATAGGGAAGTTCATCCATACAATCGTTACGTGATAGGATGCCTTCTTTGCTGCGGTTATCCATTTCGCCCTCGCCTCTTTCGTCGGGTTCGTGTTGTCTATCACGATGTTTTGCCCTTCTTTTATCCCTTTGTTAAAAGCAGTATCAATCGCCTTGTCGGTTTTCATAGTATCTTTGTTGATACGAACAAAGCCCTTTGTTTCGAGTTCTTGCGAATAGTAAGACTTTCCACTTGCGGGTGAGCCAACCATCACGACGAGGTGCTTTGTAGAAGAACGTAGTGGCGGGAGGTTATGCGATGTATTTGAAACCCATTTTGTTAGCGGATGTTCGGCGTTTTCAATCTTCGCAAACTTCGCATCTTGAATACCTAAGAAGAAAGCATCCGTGTGTATAAACTTGACGTTCGTATTTCTGGCGAAATATAAGTCCGCTTCGCTATCGCCTATAAATACGCTTGACGTCATATCAATATTCTTAGCGTCTTTAAATATATATTCTATTAACATTTCCCATAACCCGAGTTGCGGTTTCCTATAATACATATCGCTATGCCCTGATATAAACACAAAGGGTAGTTTCAAATCCTTGTATATCATCGTTGCCTTTGTATTCACTTCGTGTTTTGTCATCTTCTTTTGATTGCTAACAATCACAATCTCATATCCCTTGTCATACATATCTTTCAGTTTCGGAACGACAGCGTCGTTTTTCCACTTCCAATCGTCAAGCGACTTTGGGAATACGTGCTTACCCTTTGGCGTTATGAGCGTATGGTCGAGGTCGGCAAATAAAACCTTGACGCCTTTGCTTCCGACAGTAGGCACGACGGGACGAAATTGATTTTGAAATGTTATAAGCGTAAATCGGTCTTCGCCATTTGGCACATCCTTAAATATGGAGGGTGGCGTTTCATTGGACGACATAGACGGTAGATAAATTGAAGAACTCGAAGAATGATGCTGCGAATGCTGCGAATGCTGTGAATGCTGTTGCGAAGATTTACGAGGGGATGGTATCGGTGAGTGTCGAGGGGATGGTATCGGTGAGTGTCGAGGTGATGGTATAGGGGTTGCGTCTTTCTTCTTAGGTTGCTTTGGGATATTAATACAACGATTTGTGATAGGGTTTAATATCTTACCGTCAGGACATTCCTTCGCTGCTTTCGCTTCATTCTTCTTGGGTTCTTTAACATCCTTTGCCGCTTTCGCTGTGTTAGCATCTTTCGTCTTAGGTTCTTTTGGGATATTAATACAACGATTTGTGATAGGGTTTAATATCTTACCGTCAGGGCATTCCTTTGCCACTTTCACGGCTTTCGCTGCATCCTTCTTCTTAGGCTCAGGCGATGGCAAAGACGGAGGCGTCATACGACGAGGCGACGGCTTCGGTTCATCGAATACTCTGTTATCACGAAGGATGATAGGGACGCCTAAACTTCTCGCCTTATCTACCTTGCCACTATTGTCATTTAAATCGGCGACAACAAGGTAATCCGTGTTTTTACTCACAGACGTCTTTACGAACCCGCCCATCCGAGTTATATACGCTTCTAAGTCCTTGTCTCGAAACCCAGTGAAAACAAAGGACTTGTCTAATATATTTGTATTTTGGATTGTTGAAGGCTTATTTGTCGTATCCACGCCATTGGGCGACGCTACACTTTGCGTCCCTTTACATTTGATACCTAAATTATCATAAAACTCATAAAACTTTGGCAAGTTCGCTATAAACAGGTTCGCAGATATTTCGGCGATACCATCCACATTCATTAAATCACTTGCGGTCAGTTCGGCAGTTATCTTTCTATTCTTTTTGTCGTGAAGCAGTATCGACGGGTAAGTGTCGGTAATTAATTTAATCTTTTTATAACTGAAACCACGTCCCATAATATTCGAAGCATCCATTAAGAGTAAGCAATCGATATTCTTTATTTCTGCCAAGGCGTTGATGATATTCGTCGCCGTCTTCTCTTTAAATCCATCTACGGTTAATAAGTCCGCCTTCGTGATGTTCGCAATCTTCTTTATATCGTCAAACCCCGCATCGTATATCTTGGCTATATTTCCGGGTCCCATATTCTCGATGTTTGCGGTTTTCATAAAATAGAGGATGTTTTTAATGTCAAAGTCTCGGTTTTTGTCGCCATCCTTGTTAATCATAATGATATCCACGCGCGTATCATTCCACTTGTAATTCACGCCTTCCACCCCAGGCATACTTGGAGAACCATTTGCGGACGGCGAAAGGACGCTATGTATATGCGGGATAACATTTCCCGAGCGGATGATGACAATTCGAGAGCCGGGTCCCACGACATTCTTCGTGATATACTGTGCGTTAAACCCAGTCGCCTGTTTAATCTTGACGCCGTCCAAGTCGATTTCGTTAAACATCACAGTCGGCTTCATATACATATCCTTTGATACGTTCCATTCGACTTTGGATACGATGACTTCAACCTGTTCGAGCGTGTGAATGGATTTAAAGGCGAATGCGTGGTCGGGGTTCTTGCCTTTTTCACTCTCGTGATACCTACTTATATCCTCTATGACGATGCCGTCAATCACGTAATCGCTATCCTCACGGCGTTTCTCTAATACTTTCGAGAGGTTTGCTAATGTCATAAAACGTGCGCCAACGCTATGAACCGTATTAAACCCCAAGTTTTTGACTTTGTCAATCCCGTCGATGAGTTTCGGATGAACGAGCGAATACGCCACGAAATCTATCCTTGACAATATATCCTTGTTGAGAATGTCGCTATTGATAGCACCCGACACGGTATTGCGAGGGTTCGCCCCTTGCTTCCCCATCGTTCCCAGTTCATCCCAATTCACCTTTGAAATGATTAATTCACCACGAACCGCAATTTCGGTATTGTCAAGTCCGAATATTTTGATGTCATCGCCATAAAATGGCGGTATGATATCATTCACATAACTCAGAAGGTGCGATATATCCTGTCCTTCTGTGCCGTTCCCTCGTGTATACATCTTGATTTTTCCAGGGGTATATACAAGCATACAACTGACGCCGTCTAATTTATCACTAATCCTATATTGATTTCCTGGGAACTTCACCTGATATTTTGCGATTTCTTCTTCGCTATCCTTAATCTTATTGAGCGAACCCATATAATACGGAAGCACCACCTTGTTCTTGACGTCCGCCCCAATGCGTTTAAAGTATTTATTCTTGGGGTCTTTTGTTCGCACGAAGTCTTTAATCAAGTCATAGGTGTCGTCTTTAAGCACAACCCCGTCTTCATCGTTGTTGAAAAAGGCGTCATCTGCTTTCATAAGCAGTTCGATAACATCGGTCTTCTTGTTCTTCTTGATAAATCCCATAGGGTCGCTGTTGATTGAGTCAATATCAAACTTCATTTCTATTATTTTCTATTATATATTAATATTATATATCATTTTTCAAAAATATTAAATATGAAATAATAAATATCTCATATTCTATATATAAAAATAACGCATAGATATAAAAGTAGGATATACAATCAATGCTTACACAACTGAAACAATTCTATTACTTCTATGAAACCGAAGTGGCGGAAGTAGCCAAAGTAGCAAATATAAAAAGAAATGACGTCGATGATGATACCGACACCGTCAGGGACACGAGCCTTAGTTATGCGACTTATGCGGAGATAGACTAATATGTTAGATTAGATACGTTAGTTATCTTAGATATGACTAAGTATATTTTATTTATTTATTTTTACATACACCAAATCATACCCCATTCTTTTTTAGGAGTTGTTTGTAGCAACTGAGCCTTTATCTTTTCTAAATCGTAATAATCGCATTCATTTGGGCGAAATACATAGTTATCTTCGAATTGTAAATAAAACTTAGAATATCCCAGACTAAACAGATAATCCAGACATTTGAAACTAACATCATCCAGTTCAGACGCCCATTCGAAACATAGCGTGTTCGCCTTTTTTGTCAAGGATGTTATACATTCGTATTCACCTCCTTCGACGTCAATCTTGATAAGGTCAGGGACGCCATATGATTGTATGAGCGTATCGATAGTTATCGTAGGGCAGGTGATTTTCTTATAAGGCGTATTATGAAACCTGCTTTTACTATCCGTTATCCATTCCAAGTTTAGCGTCGATAAAGTATGTATATCCAAGGCATCATAGAAGGTTATCTCTTCGCCGTTATTATTACATACCGCATAATTCAAACAGACAACCTCAGGATAGATTGCGGTGTTCGAACGTAGCATTTCAAATGTTTTCGGAATAGGCTCTAATGCGATTATTTTGTTGTTATGGTTATTATGACTATGGTTGTGATGTAGATTATCAATCGCCCATCTCCCAATATTCGCCCCAATATCAAAGTAAAGCATTTGTGTGTGTTAGAATATAATAGTATTACCGTGTAATACTTAAATACTTATTTCTTATCTTTATCAACGCCGTTGCCACTGCCGCTACTGCCGCTACTGCCGCTACTGCCACTGCTTACGCAACTGCTATTTTCATAATCGCTTGGCATAAAAGAATGTAATACGCCGTTATCGTCTTTAAATGCTTCACGTTGCAACCGTTTGCTATATTTGAAATTAACTTTGGTAATGCGACTACTATCATACAATGAGAGGATGATGGTTTGTAAGGGGGCGTCGCCCCATCTACAATAATATATATACCCGTGTTCGTCGATTTTATTTACGACATCTTGTATCTCTGGTGTATTCCAAGTATCCACGCTAATAATATTGAAATTATTGTAATACATAAGAGGCATATTCAGTTTCACAGTATCGCCAACGTATTCTTCGTTATGAATGCCATTGTAGAGTTTCTTAAAATTGGCAAAGTATCCGCTGTCGCTCGATAGCGAATGTTCCACAAACAACTCGTCGATTTTCTCTTTCTTGTCCTCATAATGCGTTAGAAAGAACTCTTTCATTCCGTAATTACAAAGGCTACAATCAAGGTGTATTATGTTTGACATATAAATGTAATCCTTGTCTCTCATTAGTTCAAATAAATCATATTTAATCGGTTCTTCAATGATGCTATCATCGTCGATACGCATCACATACTCGTATCCATTCGTATATTTATAAAAGTTCTTCAACCAAAAATTACACATCGAACGATACTTTTGATTACGCCAGTAAGGAACGATGCGAAGGTCGATTATCTGGTTCATCTTGGCAACGTCTATATGCGACGGAATACAAAAGTCCGTATCGTCGATTTGCTTAAACGATACTAAACCTCGGCATTCGCTTCGTATTCCTGTGAGTATCTCGCTCTTCGCTACGTCATCATTATAATCGCCCTCGTGAAGTATAATAACAGGGTATTTGTATTTCGCATTAAAGTTTTTAAAAAGAAAATAAAGGCTTGTTTTCAAATAAACCTTCCTCTCGATGGTATTCTGTGTTAATATAAAAATCCCCGCATTAATCGTTGGCATCGTTTGTTTGTTCCTTGCTATTCGTCTGTAATTATTAGATATAGTTTAGGTTTATATAGATATATATTTAGATATCGAAATCTAAATCTAAATCTTCTTAATATCCGCAATTTCCTTTGCGGCGATTAGCGTATTAACTTCGGTATCTTTGACGTCCTTCACATTTAACACGGGAGGGAGGTTGATTTCGATATTACCGATGGCGTTTATAGTCTTCTTGTTATTCGCCACAGGCACTTCGCTGCTTTCGTTGCTTTCGCTGCTATGGATGCCATATAATCGATATTTATTATAGAGTTTGAAGGTTTTCAAATCCGCATCACGTATCGCTTCGTTAAAGAACGCAAAACTATACAAGACGATTTCGCAACTTTTATGTTTATTGATTACAAAGGGTTCTTTACCTATCTTAATGTTCCTGTCGGTATTTCTTTTAAACTCATACTTCGTATTATTCAAATGAAATACGACGTCCTCTTTATTCATTATTAACCCGAAAAACGTGATGTCTCGCTTCAACGTCTCCATATTGATATCATTGATATTATAGACGCTGTCGTCGATTATTATCTCGACGGTGTATAGTTTCTCAAAATACGAGAGTTTATACGACTTCTGCTCCTTCGCCTTGTTAGACAATATGTCGTAATTCTCGTAATAATGATAATTATTCAATAGGTTTATACTTTTGTTGATATCATACTTATCATACTGCCCGTTCATATCGCTATTATCATTGATGTCGTTATTGACATTATAGTAGTTGTTATTGTTAAACTCGTTGTCCTTGATGTTAATCACGATGTTTTTGTTATCTACGCCATAGAGAATAAACAGGTTGTTCTTCGTTCGATGAAACTGCTTGTGCATAAACATAAACAGCACAGAGAATTGGCTGAGTTCTTTCTCCTTCCCAAACGTTTGTGCGTTCGCTGGTGCTTGTATGCTAACATTATGTATATTGTATCCATTTACAAAGGGGTTCATATTATTAAACTCCTTGACGATATCATTGCTACTTAGGTTCAAGTGAAGATTTTCATTATAATTCTTGTTGTCTGTAATCCATTTTAAGTTTAAGTTTTCGATATTCTCATTGTTATACGAGGTTATCAAAATACGCATCTCACGTTTTCGTAGTAATTTATTAAAATTATAATTGTCGATGATTTCGGTATTCGTTGCTATATAAGGAACGGGGTCGTCATTCGTAGGTGCGATGACAACCTCTTTTAAAATGGGTGGTGGAACGAAGGGAACTTTGACGAGGTCGCTTTCTTCATATATCTTCGCAACGACGCCATTTACTGCTTTCGTTGTCGTAGCGTCGTTAAAGGGTTCTATATTAAAATTAAACTTAAATAGTTGCTTATAGTCGCCTTTATCTGATATAATTACAAGCACTATAAATATGCCAATCAAAAACCCGATAATAAATAAAAAATAGTTAATCATTATCAATCTCTTAATATAATAATTTATAAAAAATATATAAGAAATATTATTTATATATAAGATAGAAGGACAGTGAAGCGAATATGAATAAGGATATGTTGAATGATTTAAACGGTATTGATATTATGTCATTTTTACAGAGTATGCAAGGGAAGCACGGAATGCCAAGTATGCCATCAAAGCCCAAGAAGACTAAGAAGTCTGCTCGTTGCACTATCAAGGAAGAGGATAACGTATATATCAAGGAATGCGAAGAACACGAAGACGCTGCCGAAGACGAGACAGAGGAACACGAGGATGGAAAAAAAGAAAAAAAGAAGTCGAAGTCAAAGAAGGATGATGTAATTAAAAATGTCGAAAACATCGATGATGACAACGAAGTTGATGAGGATGACAACGAAGTCGATGAGGATGATGATGAGGACGATGAAGACGACGACGAAGATGATGAAGAGGATGAAGAAGACGACGAAGATGATGAAGAGGATGAAGAAGACGACGAGGATGATGAATGCGAAGTTGCGGGTGGTATGAATAGTGAGGATTTATATAATATTTTCAATAACTTCTTTACTGATGAATACGGTGTATCCATTGCGACCTCTCTGTCGAACATCGCATTCGAACTGAATAAACTAAATAAGAACCTTAAATCAAAGAAGGAGAAGTAAAAATAAAAAATAAACATAAAATAACTTATAAATCATATAAGATAGAGGTTGCTACATTAAATCTATAATGGAGGGAGACAATTTAAAGTGGCTATGTAAAAAATGTAATCGATGGCTCGATAATTGTATAGATATGGATTATCATTATGATACGATACATCCAGACTTTACAAATAAATATGTGTTATCTTGGTATATGAATGGCAAGAAGGGGATGTCGGCATACGATTAGTTAGTAATAATCCCGATTAGTAATAATCGTTCCATAGTTTTTTATCGAGTTTGTGATTATTATTTTTATTATCTTTTAGGTAAATGCCATATTTACCTAAATGTAAATTATACTTTTTCCCTACATATTCAATGGGTTTAGGGAGAGAACTTATAAACTTAATATCTCGCTCTGTTAGTTGCTCCTTTGTTATCTGCTTCCATTTGAGATAAGGTTCTATATTCGTGTATTTGTCGGTATCCTTGTTGTAATAGCAGACGCCATAACGAGTTGTTAAGATACCTGTTTTCTTCTCTTTGTTTCCATTGCTGCCATTGCGACTACCGCTACCACCCTGCGTATCAGGGATAGAAGCGATAGAGGCGATAGAGGTTTTGATTTTCGCATAGAGGTCATTCAAGATATCCTCTTTGGTGATACTGGCATTTATGATTTTATCCAACTCGTCCTCCATCTTGGACGTGAATTGTAAATCACACAAGTAAGGAAATAATTCAAAGATATATTTGATAACCTCTATACCCAACTCCGTGGGAACGAGAAGGTCTTTTTGTTTCCCTCCCAGATTAATCTTCTTCGTCGATTGAACGATACCAGACTTCTTTTTCTTAAAGCATTCGATTTCGTATTCTTGTTGCGGGTTTGTCCCGATTTCCACATATTTTTTCTCTAAAAGTTTATCAATAATAGACGCATATGTCGAAGGTCTCCCAATGCCCTCCTTCTCCAACTCTTTAATCAACTGAACTTCGTTATAAAGAGAAGGGATGTCGTCGATTGTTCCTTGCGAAGAATATTCTTTGGATACCGCAGTCATATTGCTCTTTTTCAAGATATCCACAAAGCCTTCAACCCCCTCAACGTCCGCAGCATCCGCTTCTTCAACTTCCTTATATACGATTTGAAATCCCAGTTCTTTTAAGAATGGCTTGGTGGCATAATATGTATCCATATTCCCAGAGGTCGTATTCCCAGAGTTCATATTATTCCCAGATGTTCCCTCGAATTTCAAGCATATATCGTGATATACCGCATCGGACATTAAAGACGCAAGTGTGCGTTTCCATATCAACGCATATAACTTTTCGTGATTTTTTGTCGTTCCTTCAAACGTGAGGCTTTTGTGCTTTGGGTTTGTTATTCGAACCGCCTCGTGTGCCTCTTGGGCGTTTGCGACTTTCGTTTTATAACTTCTATATTTAGAGTATGTGTAGGCGGACTTTGGCGTATCAAAGGTTTCTTTAATATAAGATAAAATCATCTTCTTTGCGTCTTCTGCGATACTCGTTGAATCAGTTCGCATATATGTAATATACCCGTGTTCGTATAAGTCCTGTGCCAGTTTCATCGTCGTCTTCGCATTAAACCGACATTTATTATAAGCGTCCTGTTGTAGCGTCGTGGTGGTATATGGCGGTTGCGGACTAACATTCCGAATACGTGTTTCATAACTGATTTTGTATTTTGTAGAAATCGTCGCATTATTTAAAACTTCCTTCACGGTCTTCACATCCCTTATTTTATGGTCGAGCGTCCCTGTGATAGTTATGGCATTGCCGATGCCGATGCCAAACACACAGTCTATCGTCCAGTAGGGTATGATTTCCTTGTTTATGATGCGGTTTCTCTGATTGATACATAAAATAAGCCCTGCGATTTGAACTCTTCCAGCACTAAGATAATTCTTATTAAACTTATTCCATAATACAGGGGATACCTTGTAGCCGATTAGCCTATCGACAATCCGTCGTGTTTCCTGCGCATTCACTTTATCCATCGAAATCGTTCTCGGGTTGTCAATGGCATTCAGCACGGCATTCTTTGTAATCTCATTAAAGGTTATGCGATGACACACTTTGCCACCGTTTCCGCTTCCGCCACTCCCGCTACTTCCGTCATTTATGATACCTTGAAGGCATTTAAAAAGACTGTGGGCGATTGCTTCGCCTTCTAAGTCGGGGTCGGCTGCGAGATAGATGATGTCGGCACTTCTCGCCAACACTTTAATATTCTTGATTATATTCGGATTTGTAGGCACATAATGGATGTCCCACGTATCCGTATCGAACCCCAATGTATCTTTTGGCAGATTATAAATATGTCCCGCAGAAAATGTAACGACAACATCACGGTCTCCTAAATATTTCTTGATAGTCTTGGTTTTCGTGAAACTTTCGACGATAATAAGAGATTTCATTGTGTGTTCCTTTGCTTACATAGTGCCTTATATCATTTTTTTAATCATATAAATATTTGGAAATATAGTATATATGTGTATTCAGTATATCTATGACGCTTCCGTCGCATTCGCCGCTATCGCAGCATCCGCTCCCGCCACTTCGCATCCCTGATGATATAAGGGAAGGTGTTATCAAGGAATACAATGATAACCTCGCAACCCTGAGCGAACAAAGAAAGATTGTAGAGGATTATAATGATTATATCACGAGTTATGAATACCACAAATCTCTAAATGTCGAAAGCGTTTGCGAGGAAATCGAAGCATACACGAAGGCACGAGGGAATTACTATGAACTGATACTTTTTCATTTACAAGAGTTTCTATTATCCTTCAATTATAAACGATACATCTATTTACGGTTTTACAATAATATCAAAAGCGACCCTTATTATACGGATGCGACAGGCGAAATTGGCGATGCTCGTAATCTTGTAGCAACACTACGTGATAGCAAACTCCAAGAGATTTTTACGAATAACTACAAAACGAAAGAGACACTCGCTATATTTGCGGACGTGATTTACAAACGCATAAAGGACAACTTCGTATTCTACAACTATTATCGCAATGGCATAAAGCATCCGTATATCTATAAATCGACGATTTATAATTATTTATTACGGGATATGATAATCGATTATACGTCGGTTCTCGATACGTATATGTGTATCACGCCTCGTGAATACGACGATATATTTCTAAATTATTCCAGTATATGTGCGGGTATCGGCAGCAAAGGCGATAGCGACAATGGCGACAGTAGCGACAACTATGACGACGACCTCGCAAGTTATAGAGATGCCGTCATAAGAGATATATATAGCATAGACTTTGAAACATTTGTGGATTTATCTTTTATCATTAAATATTACGCTCAGCATTTTTCGAATGACGGAACGAATACGCTTATGACGTTCTATTGCGACACGATGAAATACTTGGCAATTCCAGAGTTATACAAACCGTTCTTAAATAACATTAAAAACTCAAAGGGCATTTATAATCTATATGAAAAAACCAAGTATTCATACAGTATCAATATGAAAGAAGAACTGCGTAATCTAAATAAAGAGTTGTGTCCTTCGTTATCAGGGTTGAAGTTTATATGTAAATGTAATTACGTCCATAACTTATGGCGAATGATATTTAATAATAGCAATCATTATTACTATTACTATCCAGAGAAAAAGGTAATCACGAGAATTACCGAACGGATTTTACAGTCATATAAAAAATTGATAACGAAGGATAGAGAGGAGGTGTAGAAAAATATAAGGACGTCGCAATGAAACGCTCTTATGACTCATTTAATTCGCTCACGTCCCTTGCGACGTCCCTTGCTTCACATTCTTCGATAAACTCACGAACAAAACTATACAGCAATCGGGATTTTCAAAAGTATATTGCGACGATGGAAGACGACATTCTTCGCAACTCGAACCATTGCTATAAGATTGATAAAAAAATAAACAATATTGTTAATCGCTATGAAAACAGAACGAACCAGTTATTTATGGATTTGCGACGGCGTGAAACCGAACATAAAAGGTTATGTAATAAGATGGGCTATCTACTCAACAACAATATATATATTGATGTCAATGATGTTAATGTTGTCAATGTTGTCATCGAACGGCACTATCGCTATATGTTAGTTTTTCTATATGCTTATACGTTCGTTGTGTTGGCGATGGTATGGAACTTGTAATATGCACATTTAGTATTCTGTATCAGTATTCTGTGATATAAGAGTTTGGATAGGATGCCCTCAAAGTCCGTGAAACATCATTAAGGTTCGCAAGTTCATTTTTACGTCGCTCAATCGTTTCATTGAGTTCCCTGAGTTCTTCTTTTCTTTTTACAAAGTCTGCTTCTAAATCATCGGCTCTTTGAAAAAGGCATTCGAGCATTCTTTCTTTAAACGCCTTCATTTCCGTCTTTTTATTCTCAATATCGGTGTCAGTGTCATCTCCTACGTCATCGACTACGTCGTCCAGTAAATCAAAGATGGCTCTTGCTTCTTCGAGAGACACCTGAAAGAACTCACGTTCTGGGTGAATACGGTATTTCGCAAGAAGCCTATGAATAGCCGTTATCTTTTTGTCTATATTACATACACGTTTCGCAAACTCGCATTTATACGGCGTAGGCGGTCTCCATTTTCCAGACAACCCGTTAATGTCGTCAAGCCTAACCTCGGGTGCGGTCGTCGTGATACCGATATTCAGCATAGAAGGCATTGAGACATTGGAGACGCAATAGATGTATCCTGACATAACTTGATTTATATTATGTATTATATATTTTATAACAAATCAATTTTTTAGTTTTCCTTCTAACACGGGGATAATCTTATGATTATAAATGTAGTATCCTTCGAACCGATTGTTGTTCTCAATCCATTTGAAAAGTTCTATCAATTTGCTAACCATCAGGACGTTTTCTTCGCCATATATCACATTACTTAAAGAATTGTATAACACATTGTATCCTACCATAATATGATAATAGATGTCGGCGTTGCATGTGAAATTGTGCGTAAATACCAATTCCACACGGTCTTCCAAGACTTTTATATTCGATATCATTTGCTTATCATAATAGCCGAGCGTCGTTAAGCGGTATGCCAAGTAATTTCGAAATGTTTTATTTGCGGTGAAGAGCGGGAACAAGTAGAAACTGATGGTATCGCTATTCGACTGCGAGATGTCCGCCAGTAAATGTTTGCGGTCTAAATAAATTAACACATTTGCGGCATTCGCAGCATTTGCGGCTGATGTCGCAGCATTCGCTTCTTTCGCTTCTCTCGTCGTCCGAAAACCTTCTAACGTAGCGAGGTGTTTGTATGTATCAAACATTTCCATCGGTTGGATAGAATATACGCAGGTATTACTTGGGTTATTTACGGCACGATACAACCTGTTTAGATATTTGATACTTCGGTCGTTTGCGAAATAACGAATACAGTTTGAAAAGATGTTTCTATAAATCACAGACTGTATGTCATCGGGTAATTCGTAGAAATAATTCCTTTTAAACATTTTCGTTTTTGTTATTTTGTTGTTTTGTTATTTATTTAGTATCAAAATAATCTTATGTAAAAACTGATATATAAAGATTAGGTTTCTTCATCAATTGCCGACGCCGTTATCACTGCTATCGCTGCTATGGATACATTAGTCGTCTCCCGCATTATAACTGCGTGGATGATATTGATATTAACGATATTGCTAAGTTATATCTTTGCGAATACAGAGCAATTTACAGACGATACTTCGTTCTATAAGTTCGGTCCGAACCCTGATTTGGTAATTCTTGGCATAACAATCGATACGCCAGATAAATACGGGTTAATTGTGTTATACGCAGTTCTCAATACGATTATCCGTAATCTCGACCATAACGTGATTGCACCTTGGATAACTTTGAACGTCCAAAATATAAACGTGGCAGAACAAATAAAAATAAGGAAACAATATGAAATATCCATCATCAACACGATTTATTCGTGGTTCGATTGGCTCATCTATATCCATATGCTTCTCGCTCAGGTGGATATGTTTTTACTCGAACTAATAACGGATACGATTGCGGTTTACTTTGTAACCCGTTGGTATATAAGGAATAGAGCGATGCTCCCCGTGATAACTACGGCGACGGTTGCTACGACAGTGGCTGCGACGACAGCCGCGACAGCGAATAGGGAGAATACAGAACAGGTATTATAAAAATAAATTATTTCATCATAAGTGCTTTTAACTCGATAATATCGCTTTTTATCTTGTGTATATCAAGCATAATCTGTATCTGTTTTTTGAGGTCATCAATATCATCACGTTTTATTTGTCCCACAATTGCCTTTAACTCCATAACTTCTTTTTTCAAATTAGAGATTTCTATATTTGTATTCGTGGTGTCCGAAAACTTGGTTTCATATTTGCTTTTGTTTTTATTCTTTCGTTCTATTGCTTCCCGAATACTTCGTTCATTCAATCTCGTTGCTTCCTCGATATGTTCTGTATCATATCTATTCTCTTCATACATTCGTATAGCGATTACTTCAAGTCTCGCAGTAATCGCTCCTCGTGTCCTACTGTGTTTTTTGGCGATTTCGTCAAAATCTAAATGGTTTCGTATATTTTCTAATAACTCCATCTCTTCAATATCCGTCCATTTACTTCCCATATTTTTAGGTATATCCTTGTCAGGGTTCGCAATCTTATATTTTTCAATACATATGTTTTTATAGTTTGCCAAAGACATTCCTTATTGTTGTGTTGTGTATATAGGTTGTTAAATAATCTTATATATTGTATAAATATGCTTGATTATCTCATCAATTATAATAAATATTGATAGATGTCTATAATGGAATAGCAACACAAAGCAAAACAAAAACAATGACGGCAAATGCAGCAACGAACGCAACGAATGTTGATGCGATGTTTATTCCCGTTATCTTTCTCATTCTCTTCACGACACACGCTATCTTGTGGCTAATGTCGTGTTGTTGTAGGCAGGGATATGACGATAGCGACGACGACAATGCTTATACCAATCCGTATCGAATTATACCTCGCAAAGAACACGAAAACTATATACGCTATGAACGCCAAGAGTATCTTGACAGTCTTAGAAAATAAAATGAAATAAAAGTTATGAAATAAATGTTATGATTGATGATGATATCTATGTATGTATATTTCTTTTTATATCCGTCGTAGCGGCTACGACGCTACCGCTACGCATTCGGTAACAACTCATATATGAAATTGTTTAGGTCGGCGTAGGTACTCATTGGGCGATAGCAATGGTAATCTACGAAATGTCCCGCAGCGATGGCGTCTCGTAATTCCGCAGTCATTCGAAACGTATCCCTCGACAACCGATTGAACCCCGTTTTTTCTTCGTCGAGGCATACGAGGTTGTTCGTCCTCTTCTGCCACTCCATCACCTTTTTATAAAGATACAGTTGGTCTATAAACCAACCTTCTTTCCCGATGCCCTCCTCAATCACATTGTTTCTCGAAATATCTGCAATCATATATCGAATATCCTCGACGCTATGGATATCGAATATATCCCTCCATATTTCAGGCGTAGCCGCATTATAGCACATTGCGATGGACTTATAAATGAAACAATGGTCGCCCCGATAATAGATGAACTTGCTATTGTCATATTCCTTTATATGCTCCGTGTAATACGTTTTATTCGTCGGCAAGATATCCATATCGGTAATCAATACGGCGTTTTTATAATTCAAGATACACGGATACAGTAGGCGGATGAATTGTGAAGTGAAACTGGTTAGCACATTCTCTACTGGCTCGAACAAAATAATATGACGCTCATATTGCTTATATTCTGCGGGGATTGCTTTTGCGATTAGAACGATTTTAACGTCCAGTTTAGGGTATAGTTTGTTCCATGTTTTAATAAATATGGGGATGAACTCCAAATACAAGGGATTTTCATTCACAGCCGTCAATACGCAATCTAATTTCATATGTGTAATATCTATTATATTATTGTTATATGCCAAGGTTTTATATATGTTTCGACATTATAAATGCTCGTAATCGTCGTTAATGCTAAGGATATCCCCTTGTGTATCCAAGATAACGCAACCTTCGTTATGCTTCTTTTTTAGTAAATTATACTTCACCGAGAGCCTATTGTAGTAGTCTCGGTTATGATGCGTATTTAGTAAAAGTTCGTTGTATTTCCATTCCAGATTGTTATAGCGACGACACAAGTCCTCGTATTTTTTCTTTACATATCGCAATTCCCGCTCTTTGCTATCGCTCAGGATTTTTTGCTTATTAAGTTTATCCTTCATATATAACGTGCTATTACTGTAATCCTCTGCGTAGTCTTTCGTAAAGATATAGTAGAGGCTATTATACATTCTTTGCGTAGTTCGCTCTTACGATGATGTATATATTATATATTTATATAATAATAAAAAATAATAAATAAAACAAAAAATAATAAAAAAGAATTATTCGAATGATGGCACAATAACCGTATAGCCGTTCTCTATTACAGTGTCGAAACGATACAACGGGAGCATATCCATATCCAAGTTGCTAACTATCAAATACTCTTTCACAAGTTTATTCGTGTAATAAATCAGTTCAATCCAAGTTGTTATATAGTCCTTTAATAAGTAATATAATGGCTGGGTATTATGATAGGATAATGCCATTCGAATACACGATGCTTCTTTGAAACTCTCTGGCAGTTCGGCGATAAGAATATTGTAATGAAGTCGATTGAAATTAGCCTCGGTTATCTTTGTCAAGTAATACATTTCTTCGTCCAAGTAATCGGTATCGCCATCGCCATTGCTAATAATTTCAAGCGAAACAAGGTTGAAGATTTCGAGCGACGTGTAGTGTATCCAAATATCATCATTGATAATTCTTCGTATCACCTTGTTTTTATAATTGCGGTTTCTCTTGTCGTTATAAGAAAAAACGATATCTTTCATACAATCGTCGTATATATACTTGTATATCTGTGTGTATATATCCGATGGGATGATTTCTAAATAGTTCCTTTCTTTATACATTGCAGCTGCTACTGCTACTACTGCTACTACTATCTATGTTAAATAAGTTCATATATATGTATGAAAAATATAAAAATATAAATTACATAATACATATTATATAATACAATACATATACATAGGTTATGGGTGGGCTACCGTGGGCTACCGCTACGCTACGCTTCATTCTTCATTTACTGATTGTTGAAATCCTTCCAGTCCTTGTTGATGCTACGACGGTTCTTGTAGGATAGACGTGCATCCTTGTATCGCAAAACATTCTTCGAAGCCGTCTTGTTAGCCTTATTATCCATTCTCTTTAAGTAGCGAGGGATTTTCCGAACATCTTCAAAGTCCTCTGTGCGACTTGTGTAAGAGTTGAAAACACGATAACTAATCTTGTTGTTGTATGCGGTTGCGTTGCCGTTCATCTTGCTTGTTTTTGTTAATTATAAAAGGTATATAAGGACTATCAATTTTTATAATTTTTATTCATAAAAACTGATTATCATTTTCTTATATATAATTAAAAAGAAAGAGGAAACAATGATGAAACACAACCCGCCTGTAAAGGAACTTGACGACACGATGAAGGATTTGCTACGAAATATCAATCGTTGCTGTATGAAAATCAGCGAACAACAGAACCTAAACTGCGAGTTCAAGAAACTCGACTTTCTCGAAGCGGAAGGATTTTATGATGATAAGAAAAATTGATATTAAAGTATATGAGCGTAAGCGGCGTAAGCAGCACAAGCCTAACAGGTATGTCGAAGTCGCCTAAGCAGCACAAGCAGCAGAAGCATTCTCCTATATCTTATCCTAAGCCATTGCTATTAGATGCGGTAGATAGTCGATTTCCAGAGGATATTGTGATAAAGATAAATAATATCATTTGCGACGAATATATACGCAAAATCTATGCGCGTCTTGAAACAAACCTAATACGAAATGTTATAAAGATATTCCTAAACGACAAGCAACTCTCCAACTTTCTATATTACCTCGGGTATCAAACGTATTACTTTAATTATAGCACTACGCCAAACTATGGGATTTATGGCGAACCTCTTGCGAGTTTAGAATGGGGCGATTACGAAACCGAGCAATCGCTCGAAGATTACAGAGGTATCCGTGATGATTTAACTGTTCCTTATATGCTAAATATACCAAATGATGCGACTGACGTTCTCTTAGAAGAAGTAGATTTTTATAAGTTCGACGTGAATATATATTCCACGAAATTGACATTAAACGAGACGATGTGGATATTTAACAACTATGCCAAGCACGACAATGATATCTTTAAAGATATTGTCGATTGCGACCACGACACAGGAGTTCGAGATGATGACGCTACGGATACCATCGCAAACTTTGAGATACATTTAGAAGCCGCTAACGCCGCTCCCGCTTCTTACGCATCTATATATGATTATGACAAAGAGGAGTTTGCGACGATATGGAACTTGTTTAATCGTGGATTTATAAAAATAAATATCTTTAAAATCGTCTATATCTATTGCTATAACTCGGCGATAGAGAATGTCATACAGCAATACTATACTATGATTGGAGGGATTGGGCGTGTCCCTTTGCGTATCGACCATTCAAAGTTATTTCATAAAACCTGCTATAATATTATTAAATATTTCAATACAAAAATAAAGAAGTCTGCGAAGGATATCATCACGCTCAGTTATTTATACGCCATCTATGCGGACGACGATGTCGGCGTGTATTTTAACGAAGAACACGAAGATGACGAAAACCGTGCCTACGATATTCTTTATGACAATGGATTGCTAACCACGAAGTCCGACGACATCGCCGATATACTCGACTTATTATACGTATTGTATTTACAATGAACCATTCGAAGACGCCGTTGCCTCATTTTCCTTATATCGTAAGATGCTCTTGTTATATACCTGAAAGTTTAGTATGCCAGAGAATACCCTGTATAGCATACCCTTCTCACCCTTCTTTTTTATATTACCTTCGTGTTCGTCAGGGAACTTATTATACATTGCCAAGCGTCCTTGACCGAAATAAAAGGTATCAAATCCGTCTTCCATTTCTATACTATATAAAGAAATGTATCAATATAAAAACATTATCAATAATCAATTTTTATTCGCAGCCACCACAACCACCACGAAGACGCAAAACAAGATGCAAGGTGCTTTCTTTTTGTATATTGTAATCGGATAGCGTTCGCCCGTCTTCCAATTGTTTCCCTGCGAAAATCAAGCGTTGTTGTTCTGGCGGTATCCCTTCTTTATCTTGGATTTTTGATTTAATCATATCAATGCTATCCGACGCTTCGACTTCGAGCGTGATTGTTTTGCCTGTCAGGGTTTTTACGAATATCTGCATCCTATATAGTTATTATCGTTTCTACTTCTTATATTCATATATATTTTTTATATATTTATTTTTATATTATGAACTCTTACTTGACGTTTCCGAGATACTATATGCCTTATAATAGTATAAAAATAATAAAAAGTGATTGAAAGTCTTTTATAAAAATCATAGAACGAATGACAAATGTAAATGATACTGAACGACTTAAAGATGTTAAGAATAAAGGCTTATTATGGGTTAATACTAAAATGAAGCAAAATAAAATACATACACAAGCAGGTTCTATATCATATCTGCTGTATGGAGAAAAACCAAGCGAACAATCGATAAATATAAAGTTTGGACACTTTGGAGAATTTCTATCAAAAGAGATGATACAATGTAATCAAAACTTAGAACTGCTTCCCTGTGGTAATACGTTGATAAATAAAAGGCTAAGAGATGTCGATTTAATATTTATAGATAAAACTAAAAACGTTCTATATTATCGTGAGTTAAAAGCGAATATCAATCTTGATACTGAAAAATTACCTGCTACTATTATAAAATGTAATGATATTGTTGCGTTCCTTAAATCTAAATATGAAGATTATACCATCGATTATGCTATTCTAAATTGGAGTATATATGATAGAAATAATTTAACATCTGGGATATCAGGGATAAAAAACATTAAATGTTTCGAAAAAGAAGGTATAAATGTAGAACATTTTGGCGACTTTTGTAATATATTAGGCTTTGTATGGAGTGAAGAAGACTTCTATTCGTATTTTAGAGACATTGGAGACAGTATTAAAGCGTTGTAATTATATTAATAATTCTTGATGACAAGATGCTTCGTATTGATTTCATCACCTATGCGATTATTATATAGTTTGAACTTATATTTTTTGTCATATTCTTCTACGATATACCCGTCGTATAATTCTTCGATGAACCTTGTTTTCCCGATTATCATCAAGCATTTTATTTTCGTGCTTTTGAAGAGGTTCGCTAACTTGATATGTTCTTCCTTGTCAAACTTACAATATCCATAGTCTGTAAATTCGCTATCGTAAGGCGGGTCTAAGAACATAAAGTTCTTTTCATCATTATATTTCTCAAATATCACTTCAAACTTACTATTATAAATCTCCGTTCTATGTAATAACGTTTCATACTCTTTATTTAATAGTTCGGTATAGTTAATCGTCTTATACCTGCCATAAGGGATGTTAAACTTATTATCCTTATTATATCTTAGCATTCCCCGAAAGCAAGTTTTTCGCTGATAGTAAAATCTTTTTGCGATGTCTAATTCGCTGTGTATTTCCATTACATCCCTAACATTGTAATAGGTCGCTTCGTCATTTGGTGTATTACCCATAAAATCATAGATTGCTTGTCCGTCGCCGTTTCCTATACATTTATAGAGGGCTATCAACTCGGAATGAACGTCGCTAATTACTGCGTTGTCTGGATTTAGATAAAAATAAACAGAGCCTCCGCCTACAAAGGGTTCGATATATATATCATAATCTTCTGGAAAGTATTTTGAAAATATCTTAATCTCGTCTGTTTTCCCTCCGCTCCATTTTACAAGAGGTTTCAAACTTTTTGAAATCGGAACAGTCCTATTTATGATATGTATGATATCGCTTTTCGTTTTCGTCTTCGACATATATCCTGTATCTTCTGGGATTTTGTTGTCTTCGCATATTTTTATTAGTTCCTTCTTCGACTTTTTTAACAAATCCATTGTTATTCTATTTATATCAAGTTATGTTTATTTATATATCATTTTTTATATTCTTATAACTTGCCTGTATAGCCTAAACTCTTGACGTTCGAAGAAACTTCACTTGGGTTCCAAGAGATATAAAGCAAGTTCTGATTTGGCTCAGGTAATATCTGGACGTATAGCCCGTTCTTTCGCAACGCATTCACGATGTATTCTATACAGTCGGCGATTTTATATAAGGGCTTTCCGTAGATATAATAGGGGACTTCATAGAATATATTCATACCACCGATTGTAGCGGTTTTCTTGATTTTCTTATGGCATACTTCGATGATATTATCAAACGTTTGATATTTTGCGTGTTCCTTCTTGTCTTTTAGTGTATATAATTCGCTTAGTAATATTCTTGGAGGCATCGTTATTTATTACATATTTAATATAATTTTTATTAGGATTATAACTTAGCATAATGCGGTTTGCCTATAACACCTTAATCCTATTGTCTTCCATATCTTCTACGCTTACCAAGTTGTATTTCGATAACTTGTTATCTATCGTCGCCGTCACTGCGACTTCCGAGTTAAACCCCTTATTATATAAGGACGTTATCATCTCCTCGTTAATTGCGTAGTTATAATATTTGACATCGGCGGTTCGCAGGACTGTTCCCTTATTAACCTTTTGATAGGGGTTCATTGTGTTCTTTACAATCTGCTCGTCGATTAGTGGATTAATATAGAACGGCGAACTGTTGTTTTTAAATGTAGCGGAATATCGCTGTGTGCCGTATTTCGTCTCCACCTTCTTATCCAACAACTTAACGCCATTAATATACATTTTACAGGACGCCCGATTTAGCGACAATATATTGTTGCTGTCGGCAACTTCACGCATCACTATCGTAACCATAAACCATTTGTTATTAAAGTCGATATCGTAAATACCGAGGATATTCTTATTTCGCGTGTTCCAATCCGCACCACCGCTCATATACGCACAGTTGTTATACTTCGAGCCGTGCTGATATGAGTCACTGCTATGTATATTATTGTAATCGACGGCGAGTTTCTTTCCGTCTCCGCTCAATCGTATAAGCGGGTTCTTCGTTAATATAATGGGGTTCGACGTGGTTAGGGTATTCGCACAATTGAAGTTCGTCTTGCTATTATAATACAGGTTCTTCTCTCCCTTTAAGAATAATATGATGTCCTTTTTTCCATTTGCGTCGCTTCCCGCTACCATATTCGAGAGTTTATCTTGGTCGATATTCAGCCAGAAGTTATACGTATATTCTGCTCCGCCTTCTTGATTGATAGACGGCTTAATGTTTTTATAATTTAACTCGGACGGGTCTGCTGTGCTATACTTTATCTCGCTATTGCTAAAATCATACGTCCCGTTTAAAATATTAACCTCCTTGCGTATATCATTCTCTCCTTGAAACATATTTTGTAATTCAATTAAATAGATATTGTATCCAATATATCCCATCAATAACAATATGATTAGGGATATAATAACTTGAACTAACGGGTAATTTTCTAACATTCTTTTATCTTATTATCTATCTTATCTATTTTAAATATGGAAATTAAAAAAATAAGTAATCGTTGTTTATGTTTATGTATGGCATCGCCTCGTCTTGCCGCTTCGCTGCTTCGCTGCTTCGCTGCTTCGCCCTTTATTGCACACTGTTTATTTTATATACGGGGTTTCGTAGTCCGTAACTAACGACGCCCATACTTGTTAGTAAGCCGTTGAGCGGTCCTCTCGTGTATTCTTTGTAAATATCGTTTTTATTTAAGTCATAGTTGTAAAACGAGAACTTCGAAAGTAATCCCGAAAATCCAGCAGCGCCAATCGTCGAGTTCGATATATTGCCTCCGACAAACAAAGTATCCACCTTGTTCTCAAAACCGAGTTCGTGAAGTTTTAATGTTTGCTTTTCTTGTTCCGATAATTCACCGTCGATATACGTATAGATGATACCGCCATTCACATCCGATACGACGATAACAATATGAACCCATCGTTGTATCGGCACATATTTAATCGTTATACCGCAATTGCCACCAGAGTATGATAAAAGTGTCGACGGCTCTCCGTTGCGGTAATGGGTTAATAGGTCGTCTAATGGTATAGTAGTATCCTTCTTGGGCGAAAAGCGGACGTGTATGCTATTCGTGCGTTTATCTAAGAATATATACGGACAAGCACCATTAATCTGTCCTGCACCTTGTCCCAAATGAGCGATATGCCTGTAATCACCAGAGTATTTATCAATATCATTGATATAAATCCAGAACCCATAAGAACGCTTAATACCGTTCGAGTTGGGTAGAGACTTTGTTATTTTAAACTCGGAAAGTTCATTACAAATGATAGGCACTTCCGTTCCCTCAACCTCTATCTTCTGCTGAAACAGAATATTGTCAGTAATGATATAATACAGGAAATATGCGACGATTGCCATCACTAAAAATACGATAACGATTAAATAAAAGATGCTCTCGTTTGTGCTTGTGATGTTGGCGAATGCCTCCTTTACAGAAGCGGTAGCCGCAGTAGCCGCTGCGGTAGTATCGGCAAGTGCGTTTGATGCTCCCGTCCCCACCGCTCCCGCTGCTCCTAATGCCCCCTGAGGGGTATTCACGAGTTGCTGCGTTCCGATTGCTGTCGCATCAGCGGTATTCGTCGATGATAGTAGCCCTGTGTCATTATTTAGAGGTATCTTAGGTGCTTCCATATTATTTTATTTAATTATCTAATTAAAGGAAATAAATTTTCTATTACATAAACTAATATGATAATTTGATATTTGATATAAGGGAAACCTCTTTACATTATAGTTATTCTTTATGTTCTTTTTCTGTAAGGATAGATAACTTAGCATCTTTGTAAAGTTGCCGATATTCGATGCGACGGAGGCGTTCTTTTTGTATTTGAATAGAGACAGGTAATATACTTTGGATGCGAACAACTCGACGCAAAACTCGATGTTATTCTTAAACATATAGTAATCGTATAAACACATAATATACATAAAACTTTTATAATATTCATTGTATTTATTTAGCGATAAAAGGCGATTATTCAAACTCATTATTAGGTTCTCGTGAAATTTCAGAGGTATCATCCACGGGTCTTTAATGAGTATCGCCTTCGTTTGATGGCGGTTAAACTCGGTGCTATATAATATATTGATATCACTTGTATTCTCGATACTGTCGCTATATAAAAGGTCGCTCACGCTGCTCGTGTTGCTCGGGCTGCTCGGGACGGCGTTAGCCATATTCATATCACGAAAGAGTTTATTCAAGTTGCCGTTTGAGTTTATACAGCATATCTTTGATATCTCCGATGTTCCCGTAATCTCCGTGATTTCATCGTTGCTCGGGGTGGATAATAGATGCATCACGCATAGTTTCTTGATGTCCCCGATTTTCTTTATAATATCGTTATTCGAGATACAAATGATAGGGATGTTCTTTAATTTATTTTCTAATAATATTTTCAACAGCGTTATATTGATTGTTTTGTCCGACATAAATAGGGCGTCAAAGTTATCCACGATGATTACCTTCTTTTGAAAATTATTAGTGAGTATTTGGATAAACGAGGATGATGTGGATTTATAAATAATATCCTTTAAAAACTGCGAGTTATAGCAGTTGTTATTATCGATTAAAATAATCTCGCAATTTAAATACTTGCTTATGCTATGTATCGAATAGGATTTACCGATACTCGTGGGACCCGCTACAATGATACAACTTTGAGCGGATATCTTCGTGTCATAATTAAAATTACGCAACCACATCAGTATATCACTATATATCCGATGATTACCACACAACCCCTTTATAAACTGTGTGTCATCCTCTGATAACACGGTCGCCACCGTTGTTGTCGCAACAACTTCGATGCATGTGCCTGTATCTGTGGGTTCGGCAACGGTAGCGAAAGCCGCTTTGGCTGCCTTCGTCGCTTTCTTCGTTGTCTTCTCGGGTTTCGCGGCTTTCGCTACTCTCACTGTCTTCACAGGTTTCACCGCATCCCCGTCAAGTATCTTTTTCTTCGCAGCCATTTGTTTTTATAAATGAAATTATGTATATATCATTTCAATAATTAATATTAATATATAGGATAGTATTGCGATAAACGGAACAAACAAAATCAGCGGTAAAATAGAGTTTGTGTCGCTATTCTCAATCCCGAAGCATCTTATATTTCCATCCTTGTCGAAGAATAGATTAGGTTGAATGGCAAACAAAACGCCGAGAAATACTATATATATTAAAAGCGTTATGATTTTTCTCGAAAGCATTCTTTATCTATTATTTTAATAAGGAAAGAAAAAAATGTATAAGACGTATATCTCTGTGCTACTTTTGTTTATTATTTCGATATCGATAATCATCCAATATAATATCGCAAAACCTGCGGTAGCGGAAGCAGCGTTAGCGGCGGAGCATTTTATAAACAACCCCATCACCATTTCAGAGAACGTCTTAAATATCGACGCAAAATCAGGAGACCACATAATCGCCAGTGGCAAAAATATAGCGGACATCGTGGATAATATGAAGCGAACCAATCGGTTCAACAAGGATACCGTGAGCGTCGGCATAAAAGAGTCAAGCATATTAGCGACGATACGGAGCGACACAAACCTTCAATTGTTGATAGACCCTTATATCAATTATTATGTTTTAAAGAACACCGCATCTGTCGGCAATTACAAAGAAGGCATCTTCGTATGTCTTAGCCACAAAGTATTAAGCGACAGCGACTGTATATGGGACTTGAAAAACAAGGTCGTCGCATATTTATTTATGAGCGATTATTTATTCATACAAGCCCTCATCAAGGGATACAACCTCGATATAAACGATGTGTATATAAGGAAAATAACCTACACCGATTTACAGAATACCGAGAAAATCTTCGATTATCTATTTACCTATATGGTGATGGATAGCGAATATATGAACTTTATTTGCGAACAGCGATATTACATAAACGGCATAAAGGATGTAGATATCCATCGTATCAAAGCATATTACCCTTTTATTAAAGAAAACTATAATACAGTGAAGTATTACTATGGCAAGAGCAAGGAAAGCAAAAACGGCAACGACGGCAGCAACGAAATCAATAATAAAAACGATATATATGTTAGTTCCGTTCGTAGCCTACTGCCGATTATGAGTTATACGATTGTTAGTTCTGTCGAGAACTTTATCACCCGCTTAGAGATGCCCGACGATTACTTAGAAGCCGTGAAAGAAGCCTACTATACGAGCGATAAAAAGCCGAGCGGTAGCAGCGGTAGTAAGGGCGGGTATTACGGATGCTACGGGAATAGCGAGATTACGGGTAAGTTCGAGTGTGATTCTTATTATAACATTGATGGAACGCCAAAAGCCTATTACAGTCTATGGGACAAGCGATGCGTAGCCGATGCGGAATGTCCGTATTACAAATCGAATACGAATTACCCGAATAATCGTGGCGGGTGTATCAATGGCGGGTTTTGCGAGTTCCCTGTTGGCGTGAAAAGACTGGGCTATACGAAATATAGCGACACGAACCTAAATACCCCATTGTGCTACAATTGCGAAGACAAAAAGAAGCCAGATTACGTATTCGAAAATGATTTTAACGAGCGAACAAAATATAAATTAAATACAATAATTTCCTTATTAGATTATAGAGGATATGAGTAATAATAGTAATATAGATATACTTATTACAATAAGTAAGGTTTTATCTATTCTATTGATATTAACAGTATTTAATTTTATCATCTATCAATACTTGACAATGGATAAGGAGAAAGATAAGGATGTTAATGTGGGAGCGGGAGCGACGGCGACGGTTGTCGAGAAGTTCAATCAAGACACGGGGGCGATAGATTACAATAACCGTTCGAAATACAAGCCTTACAACGCAAGGCTTATGTATGAGAATACGGGCGAATATCCTTGGAATAGACACTCCATCAATTCGAGCATTCCTTATGATGTTAATGTTAAACGTGAGGCGGTTAATGTATATTACTATGAGTTTGATAACAAGACGTTTAATGATAAATTAAAGCAGGTTTTTAAAAGCAATTGCGAAGAACTCATTATAGCGGTTGAAGGGAGCGAATGGAATGCTTGGCGAAATCCTAAAATATTGCGAGATACTGTCGAGAAAAACAGGTTGAAGTCGTATTACGATGCGATATTCGAGTTTGTTGTGAAAAAACTACAAAGTAGCATAATGGATTTGCCAAGCGAAGACAAGAAACAGAAGATGCAAGTGGTGCATGATATTATGTTGCGATACAGGACGCATCGCAGATACCCTTCCTATTATATGTTTGATATCGATATGATACTCTATCGTGCCGGTAAGTTCCAAGGAAAACACATTAAACTCGTGGCAATCACAAACGGCACGACGATTAACATCATTCTCACGCAGATTGTTGGCGTTGTATCCGAAGATAACATTGTCCTCTACCCTTACAACCCCTTTGATAAACTAAATGACACCGACTATCAACAATTCATTCCTTCGAGATACGGAACGGTCGAAAGCGATACAAAGAATAGCAGTGAGAATACCTTTAATGTTAGCGATGCGTATATGAATAGCGAAATCGAAAAGATAATGTATAAAAAACTATTAGAAGAAAATATCCCCGAAGATGTTGATATAAGCAACAACAATTTTACACCGAGAGCAGAAGAATTAGTGAAGAAAGATAGATGCCTATTGTAATTATAAATATAATTTGAAATTGAAAATTGAAACTTATATAAATAGATGATACGATATATATCTATATAATGACTAAACCCGAACCCACTCAATCGACTACATACACCGTTCCTGCTCCTGAAACACCACGTGGCTACCCTCAATACCCCGTATATCAGTTCCCGCAGCAACAACAGCCTCAGTTCCCACAATACACGCAGTTCGTTCAGCAACAACAGCCTCAGTTCGTCCAACAGCCTCAGTTCCCACAATACACGCAGTTCGTCCAGCAACCAACACCACAGTATTACGAGCCACAGTTTATTCAACCGACGCAGCAGCCGCCTCAATATGCTACTGAGTATCCTCAGTTCGTTCAATATCAACAGTTCCCTCAATATCCTATCTACTACCCTCAGTACCCTCAGTATCCGCAATATCAGTATTCACAGTTCCCTCAATCGCAATACTATCCCGACGGTTGTTATTGCGAAATCCAATATGTAGCCCCGCTCATTGTATCAAAGTCAAACAGTTCTCGTAGTTCGCATTCTTCTCCTGTATCTTCTTCGCAACCGCCAGAGACACAACAAGATAGCCTTGTCGTTTCTATGTAAATAAAAATGAGGAATGGACGAAAGAATTGAGAGAACGAATATTATTTTTAATTTTTATTATAACTTTATAAGAATATTCTTATAAAAGTATTCAACAAGTGTTTCCCAGCGATAATGCTTCAAGATGTTATCACGTCCTTTCGTGCCGTGTTTATTCGCCAGTTCAGGGTTGCTAAAATATTTCCAGAAACCCTCTGCGAAATCGTGAGGGTCTGTGATTTCCGCTTTGCCACCTATACCAGTTCCCTTGTTATCTAAGTATTGATAGATAGTCGAGCGTATCGGCGTCGAATTATTGTCCGTCAAATACTCTCGAATACCTCCGACAAACGAGGATACTTGGGGTTTCCCAAGCGCCAAGCATTCAAACACAGTCAATTCATAGCCCCCGCCATTACAGTTATTACACCCGACATCACAGCAGTTATAGAGAATGTTGATTTCTTTATCCGATAACTGTTGCGGGTTTGCGACTTCGATTATCGTATTCTTTACATAATCAAAAGGCACGTTGCGAAACTTCACTTCGTTCTCCAACACATCCATTAAATCCCAATAGGCATCCACGCTCGTTCCGATAATCAATTTCACAGGTCGCTTCGTATGTTTATTCGTAGCAATATTCGTTTTTTTATTCAATACATTTACGGCGTAGTGTCTTTCTACAAACTCCACCCACGCAATGATTGTGTGGTCCCAGCATTTGCGAGGTTGATTTCGATTAAGATTTAAAACCATAAAGGCGTCGTCATCGTAATTAAAAAAGGTTCGAGCAATCGTCGTCGGTATCGGGTAATACACGTTCGTATCGAACCCGTGCGGAAAACTATACATTGGCATATCCGCACGGATACCTAACTTCTTCGCAATCTCCATCCAGTATGGCGTGAAGGCAATGATACCATCCATATAATTATTTAGTAAATTAATGTAATCCTTCTTCTGATAAGGATAGACTTGGTCCATATACGAGATTAATTTAAACTTATCTTTGTGTGTCCCGCAATCACTCATAATATTACTCACTAACGCCGAGGTTACGACGTTGTCATTAAATATGATAATCGTGTCCTGAGGATTTTCTTTCAAATACTTGCTTATCTCTAATTCGCCGAAGCCATTGCGACGTGGGTTCTCTGTTGCCATCGCATCGTGTATCTTGACACAGACAGGTATATCATTGCGTATCGCATAACTATCCGCACATTTGATATTCTGAAATCCATAGACTGTCAATTCGATATCCTCGTATATACCGAGATATTTTGAAATATAATAGACAACCTTCGAATATCCATTACTCGCCCCGACGGGATACGTTCCACATAACATAATCCGCTTTTTACCATTTCGTGAAGGATACCACCAATCTGCGGAAGCCGTCGAAGCGACGGTAGCATAAGCAGTCGAAGCAGTCGAAGCAGTCGAAGCAGTCGCCACTACGGCTTTCTTAGTCTCCGCAATCGTATCTTCGCCGACATCGATTGATTTCGAAAATAAATTAGATAATTTCAAGGACATTTATAATATATATTATAAATATTTATGTAAATCTTATATAACCCCAGTATGTAATTTATATATAAAATATATTTTTAAAAAGTAGTAGTAAGGAATAATATTGATGTCATCTATATTAAATGTTGGATATGGAACTACTAACCCAAAGAAGTTAATTCATTTAGTACAGAATAACGTCGCATTAAGAGTTCAAGATATTCGAACATCCTCAGGCGATAGAACAGCAGGTGTAGAGTTTATGACTGGAAACACCGAGATTTTCTCTTCCAACAACTTTGAAACCGATTGGCGTATCATAAACTCGAATGCCCTGTTTTGTATTCAAAGTGGCACAAGCAATATTACCAATAATGTTATGAACTTTACGAAGGCAGGATATGTAGGCATAGGCACAACGCAACCACGCTCACGGCTCGACGTCGTCGGCAATATGACAATCGACGGGGATATAATCCCTGCTATCAATAGCAATTATAACTTAGGGTCTCTCGCAAATAAATGGAAGGACTTGTATTTATCTGGCAACAGTATCTTTCTAAATAACACAGTGATTTCGAGCGATACCGACACAAATCTCAATATCAAGGATACATCTGGCACTTACAAAAATATCAATATCAATACTTTACAATTGAATAATTCTGGAAAGCAGATTGTATTAGGGTTAGACGAGAGCGGTAGGCTAACCTATACGAATGCCTCGAATATAACCTCGTATGCGATAACAACCACGAGCGTCGCTTCGGCAAATCTTGACTCTTCTATCTTGGCAGTGGATAAAGGAGGCACAGGGGTTGGCACTTTCGCAACGGGGCAACTATTGATAGGCAATGGAACTTCTAATGTTTATCAGAATGCGAACCTAAAATGGGACAACGCAAATGGCAGGTTGGGTATCGGAACAGCAACCCCTTCACAGAGATTACATATCGTCCATCCAAGTAATAACTTAGTAAGAATTGAAACTGACACAAACAACGCATCGCAAGTTTCAGGCATAGAGTTTGGTATCCCCTCATATTCGTCGGATACACGAAGTAAAATAACATCGACGACATATTCGGGAGACGCAAGTGATTTACAATTTTATACGTCATCATCAACCTCGTCATCCGCATCACGAATGATGATAACATCCAATGGAAACGTAGGCATTGGCACTTTGACAAACTTAACAAATCGTTTAAATGTAGATGGAACAGTTCGTGCTACGCTATTCTCTGGCACAGGCAGTAATTTAATCGACATCCCGATATCAGGTATCACGGATTTACAAATCACCTTAGATACAAACGCAACGAACGCAAGTAATTACATATTATCGACGAGCAACCTCATATCGAAAAGAATAACCGATTTAAGGACGGATATGATAACCGAGAACATCGATGCTTCAAATAAGTTTATCGTTAATAATCTTTATAACGATGATTTAACCCTTAACGGCTCTTTAACTATCAATTCGAACTTAATCGTCCTCGGAGATACTACGCAACTCGACACAATCGTATATACTACTGAGAGGTTAGAAATAGTGAATGCGAATAACACTTCGACGGCTTTGATGGTTCAGCAGAATACAAATGACAGAGACATCTTTGTTGCTTCCAATATGAATACGGCGGTTTTTAAGATTGCCAACAATGGAGACGTTCTTATCAATGGAGATGGTGTTTATAAAAGAAATAATAGAGATGTTATTCTTGATACAAGCAACTACGTCTTGACTACAAGCAATAACCTAATCAACTATGTCCTCACTTCGAGTAATACTTTGATAAACAAAGCAAACTTCAATGATACCAATATGAGTAATTACGTCTTCACTACGAGCAACAACCTAATCAACTACGTTCTCGCTTCAAGTAATACTTTGATTAACAAAGCGAACTTTAATGATACCAATATGAGTAATTATGTCTTCACTACAAGCAACAACTTAATCAACTACGTCCTCGCTTCGAGTAATACTCTGATAAACAAGGCAAACTTCAATGACGCCAATATGAGTAATTACGTTCTGACTACGAGCAATAACTTAATAAATTATGTTCTGGCTTCGAGTAATACGTTGATAGACAATGCAAACTTCAATGATACCAATATGAGTAATTATGTCTTCACTACAAGCAATAACTTAATAAATTATGTTCTGGCTTCGAGTAATACGTTGATAGACAAGGCAAACTTCAATGACGCAAATATGAGTAATTACGTTATGGCTTCAAGTAATACTTTGATAGACAAAGCGAACTTTAATGATACAAATATGAGTAATTATGTCTTCACTACAAGCAATAACCTAATCAACTATGTTCTGGCTTCAAGTAATACTTTGATAAACAAAGCAAACTTCAATGATGCCAATATGAGTAATTACATTATGGCTTCAAGTAATACTTTGATAAACAAAGCAAACTTTAATGATACCAATATGAGTAATTACGTTTTCACTACAAGCAATAACTTAATCAACTATGTTATGACTTCAAGTAATACTTTGATAAACAAAGCAAACTTTAATGATACCAATATGAGTAATTACGTTTTCACTACAAGCAATAACTTAATCAACTATGTTATGACTTCAAGTAATACTTTGATAAACAAGGCAAACTTCAATGATGCCAATATGAGTAATTACGTTTTCACTACAAGCAACAACCTAATCAACTATGTTATGGCTTCAAGTAATACTTTGATAAACAAAGCAAACTTTAATGATACCAATATGAGTAATTACGTTTTCACTACAAGTAATAACCTAATCAACTATGTTATGGCTTCAAGTAATACTTTGATAAACAAAGCAAACTTTAATGATACCAATATGAGTAATTACGTTTTCACTACAAGCAACAACCTAATCAACTATGTTATGGCTTCGAGTAATACTTTGATAAACAAGGCAAACTTCAATGATACTAATATGAGTAATTACGTCTTTATTACAAGCAATATAATCTCTAAAAGAATTTCTGATTTAACTACGGATATGATTACAGAGAAACTTGATGCTTCAAATAAGTTTATAGTAAATAATAAATATAACAATGATTTAACCCTTAATGGCACTTTAACTATCAACTCTAACTTGATAGTTCTTGGAGATAGCACTCGTCTCGATACAATCGTTTATACTACTGAGAGGTTAGAAATAGTGAATGCTAATAATACTTCGACGGCTTTGATGGTACAACAAAATACAGCAGACAGAGACATCTTTGTTGCTTCAAATATGAATACAGCAGTCTTTAAGATTGCTAACAATGGAGATGTTCTTATCAATGGAGATGGCGTTTATAAAAGAAATAATAGAGATGTTATTCTTGATACGAGCAATTACGTTCTGACTACGAGCAACAACCTAATCAACTATGTTATGGCTTCAAGTAATACTTTGATAAACAAGGCAAACTTCAATGATACTAATATGAGTAATTACGTCTTCACTACGAGCAACAACCTAATCAACTATGTTATGGCTTCAAGTAATACTTTGATAAACAAGGCAAACTTCAATGATACTAATATGAGTAATTACGTATTCTCTACAAGCAACAACCTAATCAACTATGTTATGACTTCGAGTAATACCCTGATTAACAAAGCAAACTTCAATGATACCAATATGAGTAATTATGTCTTCACTACAAGCAATAACCTAATCAACTACGTCTTGGCATCAAGTAATACCCTGATTAACAAAGCAAACTTCAATGATACCAATATGAGTAATTATGTCTTCACTACAAGCAACAACCTAATCAACTATGTTCTGGCTTCAAGTAATACTTTGATAAACAAAGCAAACTTTAATGATACTAATATGAGTAATTACGTCTTCTCTACAAGCAACAACCTAATCAACTATGTTATGACTTCGAGTAATACCCTGATTAACAAAGCGAACTTTAATGATACCAATATGAGTAATTACGTCTTCACTACAAGCAACAACCTAATCAACTATGTTATGACTTCGAGTAATACCCTGATTAACAAAGCGAACTTTAATGATACCAATATGAGTAATTACGTTTTCACTACAAGCAATAACCTAATCAACTATGTTATGGCTTCAAGTAATACTTTGATAAACAAAGCGAACTTCAATGATAGAAATATGAGTAATTATGTCTTTATTACAAGCAATATAATCTCTAAAAGAATTTCTGATTTAACTACGGATATGATTACAGAGAAACTTGATGCTTCAAATAAGTTTATAGTAAATAATAAATATAACAATGATTTAACTCTTAACGGCACTTTAACAATCAATTCTAACTTGATAGTTCTTGGAGATAGCACTCGTCTCGATACAATCGTTTATACTACTGAGAGGTTAGAGATAGTAAATGCCAATAATACTTCAACGGCTTTGATGGTACAACAAAATACAACTGACAGAGACATATTTGTTGCTTCAAATGTGAATACAGCGGTTTTTAAAATTGCGAATAATGGTGATGTTTTTATTAAAGGCGATGTAGGAATAGGCACAACGCAACCACGTTCAAAATTAGATGTCATAGGTAATATGACAATAAGCGGGGATGTAATCCCAAGTAGCAATACCTTTTATAATTTAGGGTCGCCTTCAAGGAAATGGAAGGATTTGTATTTATCAGGTAATAGTATCTTTTTAAATAATACGGTATTATCGAGTGATGATGGTGCTGATTTAAGTATCAAGGATACATCAGGCACTTTTAAAAATATGAATATAAACTCTATACAGGTAAGCGGAGATGTGCAAATTATAGGAACTGGTATTTATAAGATTAACGATAGAGATGTTTTTCTTGATACAAGCAACTATATCCAAACTACAAGTAATAACTTGATAGAACATACTAACGAAATAGATGCGAATACATCCAAAAAGATTACTTTACTATCGAATACTATATTAACAATTGGATATTTTAATGATACCAATATGAGTAATTACGTTCTGACTACAAGCAATAACCTAATTAACTACGTCCTCACTTCGAGTAATACTCTGATAAACAAAGCAAACTTTAATGATACCAATATGAGTAATTACGTCTTCGCTACAAGTAATAACCTAATAAACTACGTCCTCACTTCAAGTAATACTTTGATAAACAAAGCAAACTTCAATGATACCAATATGAGTAATTACGTTCTGACTACAAGCAATAACTTAATCAACTATGTTCTGGCTTCAAGTAATACTTTGATAAACAAAGCAAACTTCAATGATACCAATATGAGTAATTACGTTCTGACTACAAGCAATAACCTAATTAACTACGTCCTCACTTCAAGTAATACTTTGATAAA